ATGCGAGTACAACAGGTTCCGAACTCACCCTATTTCATCCATTACGACGATGAGGGCTTTTGCTGTATATCCAAAAGCAGAGAAAGCCAAGAACCTATCCCGGAATCTGAGATGCAAGCGTTCCTTGATGCAGTAGCCAATGGCCTGCTTTATATCGAAAAGGAACGAAAGAGCAGATACCAGCGCATCGACGAGGCCGAAAAAGCAGCTTTTGCCAAGGGTGAAGCGGAAGGTCGAGAAGATAAGCTGCTCGCCACAGTCAAGGAGCTGAAGGAAGAACAAGCGTCAAGAGCAGAGTATGAGCGCAAGCTGCAATATGAAGTATATGCTCATCATACTTCGCACACCACGAAAACCGAGTGGGTTCGCCTTGGTCGTGGAGGATGGTGATTGACATGATGGGAAGCATTCCGATTCCGAATACAAGATTTTATCTGACCAGCATCGATGGCAAAAAGTGGTTCGTAACAGAATACTACAGAACCGCACCATTTAACCCCGACAAAGAGACCTATGACTTGTACAAGGCGTTTGCGGAAGCATTCAGAAAGAACGAAATGGAAGAGCAGGAGTTTCAAGAGGAGCTCAAAAAGGCCGTCAATAAAGCTTACGGAAACGGCTTATACGCCGGACGGCATAGTGTTGATTTCGGCTGAACCGAACAAGAAAAGAAAAACGGCACAGGAAAGCGGCAGAACGAATATGAGCATAGCAAAAATCGAAACTGCATCAGGCGTAACGCTGGTTCTCAACGGCAACACGGTCTTTGCCTCTGACGATACATCCTACTGGCTGCAAGGGGCAAAAGTCATTGGTGACGATGGGCATGTCTATGGGCATGCCGAGACTATTCGAGACGCCCTGTGCATAGTCTTGGCAAAGTACGGCGGGCTAAAGGGAAACAGCGCAAAAGAAACAAAACCAGTAAAGGCGGTGAGAGCATGGTAGTATATACGAAATCAGGCGTGACGGTGAATTGCTGCGGTAATCTCTTCATTGCATCGGACGGCAAAACCTACAACCTCTGCGGCAGGATGCTGACCTGCAGCGGCAAGGTCATTAGCTACAACTGTCAGTCGAAAGACGAAGCACTGGGTACGGTCGTGGGACTGTACGGCGGTCGAAGGTTCTAGGAGGTACAATATGCAAACGGTCATGACAAACAGAGACGTAGAGCTACGTGTGGAAAGCAGCATCATTTACACAACCGATTCGAAGGCGTTCTGGCGCAGCGGCAACATGCTGGTCGGAAACGGCACGGTCGTCAGCTACCAGTGCCACTCGATGGATGAGGCGGTCGATATGGTCGCCGCCTTGTACAATGGCAGAAAAACAGAAGCAGCGCAAGCATAACCATCCTGCAAAAATATATGCCGTTCATCTTTTTGGGTGGACGGCTTTTTGTTTTGTGAATACAGCGATTCAGTGGCGAAGCGAGCCGATTTTTCCAGCAGTTTGATACTCTGTGGGCAGTTGCACAGCCGTGCAAATTGCATGCAATGGGAATTGGAGAACAAAAAAAGCGATGCAAGGATGTATTTGTAATAAATATGGCGGCTGTTTTTGGTATTCGCGAAACAACACGAAATTAAACGAAACGCGAAGAGGATACAAAAAAAGACGAATGAAATCCGGCTGAGGCGGATAATACTTGTGCCGAGTAGTTTAAAGTCCGGACAATGGGACAGCTAAAGTGGTAGAATGAAACAAGGAATACCTAAAACCAGATTTAACCGAAAAAACAAAAACCATGAATGAATAATTGGTTGCTAAAAAGTAACCGCTCGCTTTTATACCCAAACCAACAAATGACCCAAATCTGTTTAGGAAGGATAGGCACAAAATGGCAAGAAGGAAAACAAACGACTTGGAAAATCAGATGTCGCTCATGGACATGATGGCATCGGAAAGCCCCGAATATACCGAAGAAGGCCCGGAAGAACTCTTGGACCCCGGCGAGGACATGGGGGACAGTGAAGGGCAGACGGATAAGCCCTTCAAACTCGTGGCGAACAAGACCACGAAGGCAAAGGTGAACATCTCCACGCAGGCGCTGAATGTTGTGAAGGCGGTATATGCTGATACGGTCGAAACGAATTGGGAAGAGTTGTTTGACGGGTTCGACAGACTCTATGCTATCACTTTTTCGTCCGGTATCGAGTTCGTAAATAAGGTCATCAACAAGTTCTCGTATGCGGAAGTCGTGTTCGGATGCGAGAAAATCATCGCCAACGACATTGCTACCATCATGTCGGTGCAAATCGACAGCGTGCAGCGGCTCGCTAAGTCTAAGTCGGCAGGGAACCTTGCGAACCGCCTCGATGACGGGTCCTTGCAGCTGTATGTATCGCGAGACACGAAATCGCACGAGAAAATCTTTATCTTGGAGAGCGCTGACCATAAGCGTGTCCGAGTCATCACCGGCAGTGCGAATATGTCGGCATCGGCGTTTTGCGGCATTCAGCGAGAGAATATCGTCTGCTTCGATGACGAAGCGGCATTTTCGCATTACAAGGTTCTGTTCGAGACCTTCAAGGAGACCTGCTCCGACAATGTCTCCTATAAGGCAGTCGTGAACACCATGAACCAGGAAGATTATCTGAAAGAGAACATCAAAGAAGTGCCCGTCTTTCAGTCTATTGAAAAGCAGAAGCTTGTCTTTCTGGAACAGGCACAGCCTGAGGATGAGGTCGAATACGAGATAGTTGCCGATGTCAAGAAAATGCAGGAACTCGTCAAGCCAATCATGCCTAAGATGCCGGTACAGGCGAATCGTATTGTAGTGGCAGCGGAACCGATGCGCGTTTTCGGGAAACGATATACCGAGGTGCGGCGTGTGGCAGCTGAGGCAGTTAAGCAGCTCCCGAAATTACATATCGACTATGATGCCGGGACCATGACCTTCAACGACGAGAATATCGACCTCAATCCGAATCTCAGCGAGGTGGCAAAGAACATCAAGAGTATCCAGAAGTTCTTCTCAGGCATTGACTACTTTTACGGCGATGTCGAACAGGCCAAGAAGGACTACTTCAAGTACATGACCTGGTATCTGGCTACTCCGTTCATGGCGTATCTGAGGTATTTCGCATCGAGGAACAACTACGATACGAAGCTGTTCCCGATGTACGGCGTTATATACGGCGACTCAAACGGCGGCAAGACGACCTTTATAAAATTTCTTGTCAAACTCATGTGCGGTGAGACCGTTAAGATGAACACGACGGAGGATTTCACAGCCACAAGAATCGACGGCCTCAAACGAGTTTGTGAGGGACTGCCGCTGAACATCGACGACCTCGCCAAGACCCAGTTTCAGAACCATTCAGAACGGGTAATTAAGAACGATGAATGGGGTATCTCGGACAGGCTCGTGAACTATCCTGCTGTATCTATCACATCGAATAAAATTACCTCGCTGACAAAAGACCTCTCGAAACGCGCTATCATCTGTCGAATTGGTGCTAAAATCGACAACGAGCGCGGTGCCAAGAACTCGAAGCGTGTGAATGAGAGTATGTCGGAGCTGACAACCGCGTTCTATGGCGAATATGTCCGCCGAATGCTTGTTTGCATCGATGAGATGACGACGGAAATGCGTGAAAATGCGAATGGCAAGGAATACTTCCCGGATATCTTCCACGCTTCGTCTAGCGTCATTGCAGATATCTTCGAGGCATGCGGAATCGATTTGCCGGACTATGTGCGTATCCTGTACTATAACGACTATATGGGTGATGAGAGCATCGGTCGTGCTGCAATTGAGAAAATCGAACTGGCATGGCAGGCTGACCCGAGCAAGTTCCGGGTTGATAAGAAGCAGAACAGGCTCATTTACTCCTATCCGCCGGATGGACCGTGGTACGAACTGAAATACATTGCAGATGAGCTGCCGAACTCCCTTGAAGCAGAGATTTCTGGCGGCAACCAGCTTATCATGAACTACGAGCAGGCACAGGAATTGTTCGGCATCAAGTTTCGGCGCTGGCTGGGCATCTTTAACCTCTAATATGCATGGCAGGTTCCTTTCGGAGCCTGCCTTCTTATTTCGCAAAAATAGTTGCCCATTTGTGCGAATTGCAGACAATCAGAAATAAAGCGTAAAGCAAAGGAGCTGAGTACCATCTCAAAATTTGCAAGCAAAAAGTTGATTGAGCGAAATTGCAATATCATGAAAGACTACGGCAACGGCTATTCCATTGAGGAGCTTGCCGCAAAATACAGGTTGAGCGTCCGTACATGCTATCGAGCGTTAGACGACGCGAAACAGGAGGCCAGAATTCAGTTGGCGCAGGTAGAGGATGCTAGAAAGGCCGAAATTCTTGCGGCATACAAGAACAGTGTCCCTCTCAAGGAAATGATTGCGAAATTTAACGTGGCAGAAGGATATTGCAGCATGGTTGCCAACGATGCGGGCCTGACTGAAAACCGTAGAAATGAGCGCATCAAAATTCGGCAAAAACCCCGCAATGAGAATATCTTTCGAGAATACGAGAGTGGCGTGCCGGTGCAGAAACTATCCGAAAAATATCAGCTCTCGGTTCCGGGCATTTACAAAGTGATTCAAAGAGTCAGAAAGCAGAAGGAGGCGATGGAGTTTTGCAATGGATTGTGAAGCAAACCAAATCGAAAGGATATGAGTTCACCTTCGATATCGTGAAAGGCAAGGCCGTTATCGGGCAGGCACACTATATCCCGAAATTGCTACGGCAGGGTTATGGCATCCGGCTGAATGATTCCAAGTTCCTGCTGCAATACATGCCAGCTGCTGACGCAAGGGCGTACATGCGCGGCATCAACACGAAAGATATTCTGAGATACCCTTTTGCTATCCGTGAGAACAACTGCACGGTAGGCGAGATTTCCGTCATCCATACAAAAACCGGATTCCTCCAAGGATACAATTCTATCGCCATGCAGCTGTATGGCGAGGAATACCAGAGCTACAAAATCGGCTTTGGAAAAGAAGGAGTATGCTGCCCTGTATTCCTTTACGGACAGCAAATCGCCCAAATCAATAAGAGCGCGGTGGTCAAGGACAATCTGGATGAATACCTGATTTACGCGGTCAATGAAATGGCTCTGCTGCCGTCCGTTATGTTCGCCATTTACATTGACGGGATATACTACGCAAACCGAGGCGTGTATGTGGATGACGCAACGACTATCAACTGCGAATACAGCTTGAACGAGGAAGTCCTGTCCCACTACGACCCGAATTTTGTCAAGGGACTATGACTCCGATAACTGGTATTCACAGACAATATCATGTTGCGAAACTGTGCGAATCGCAGACAATTAAAAACAGATGAATTACAAAAGCTGAGGTTACACAATGAGCTACGAACCTTTCATAACACCTGGCAATAACTTCTTTCTTGTCTCGACGGAGTACAAAGAGAGCTGCTCTGCCTGGTGCCGCAAGCAAATTAGAGCGACACTGAGGACCTGTCAGGGACGAGTCATCATCATTGATGCAACGGGCGAGTACGCGGACTTGGCGCTTGAACATGACAGATTGATTCGAGAGAAAATCCCGTCCATCATTTATCGGTATAAGCTGGTGGACGGGAAACCGTATATTGCTCATGTCATTGAAGTTGATACGGAAGCAAATAAAGCACCGCACCTGATTGTATACGATATCAGCCGGACCATAATCACCAGCTGGAAGGTCGGCGTAGAGGCAATTGATAAAATCCTGCAATCCTATGCCGTGATGCAGGACAGTGAAATCGCGTGGTTGTATGTTCCGCTGGACTTATATACCAATGTCAAGCCCGAAAGCGAATCCTGGAACATTTTGGAACGAACCATCAAGGGCAATGAAGGAAAGCTCATGACAGTACTGACGACTCGCAAATTCACCATTGGGATGGTCCAGCGCTGTTTGCATATGACAAAAAATAAACTTTTGGAGGATAGCAAATGACCAATGAACAGCTGAGAATCGCATTGACGGCGAATGCCGTTACCAAACAAACCCGAAACCATTTTGGATTCAGTGACCCGTGTGGAAAAACGCTGGAAGAATACAACAAGTCCGCGATGCTGTGCTGCATGACAGCGGCGCAGAGAATGAACACGCCGGGTTTTGAGCGTGTTTTGGCTGCGCAGATTTTTCCCTGCTTTACCATTGGCTGCTGGAATCAGACGAAGACGGTCTATGATTTTGACTACGAGTTTCAGAAAATGCTGATGGATACGGATGACGTGGCAATTCATCAGGATATCCTGCAGCGACTCCCGGTTCGTGATTTCTTTATCCCGGTGTATGACAGCTACGACTACAACGGTATGTTCGTGCATGTGGAATTCGACGAAAAAGAGAAAACCACAGCTTTCGGTATCGTTCTTGTCGGCCCCACTAAGGGTAGCCACGATGATTTCACGTTCCTGACTCTGCCTGCCTGGGCCAAGGAAAATCAGAGTTTGACGGAAGCAACCCGGAGTACGAAAGAATATCTGGAAAAGGCAGCAGGACAGCGGCAAGTGAACGGTATCAGTGTTCCGGCCGTAATGGAAGAAGTGCCTTCGGTCTTTGACGACGGAACGCCTTATGTCCGGCTGGCAATCCTGTGCGCCAACTATCTTGCCAGCAAGAACCCTGATGTCCGCTTGGAAACTTCCAAAAAGCGTGACCGCCCGGTATTCGTGTTTCAGGGAAAGGCACAGCGAATCAACATTAAACCGTATACCGTTGGTGAGAATGCGGCCAAAGAATACAAAAAGAATGGGGAAGGCAAAACCCCCCGCTGGCGGCATTACTGGTGCGGCAATGGCCGGGAACGCCGGGAATGCAAGTTTATTTACTGATGGCGGTGAGGGTGAATCATGGCTCCCCATACTTATCAGGACCCGATTGGGTTCTATGAATGGTTCGATGACCTTCCTTATGCTATCCAGGATAGTATTCTGAAACACCTGCCGCATATCGAAGGCGAGGAATGGCTCATTGTCATTATCCTTGCAGCTCTTCTTCTGATGATTCTGGTTTCAGCGTATCTGGGCTTTGCAAGACATAATGTCAAAAAAACGAGTGAACGACTCAACGCTTTGAAAGAGCTGAACAACACGACTGAATTCATGCCGGTCGAGGCGCAGTACCGCTACTATCTACGTTCTGATACGAAGCTGGAATACGAGGAGTTCTCGCTCCCGAAATTCTTCCGCCGCGAAGTGAGAGAAAACTTTAAGCTGTTCAACACTCTTCTTGGCAATGCTCGGGCAAACACGGTATTGTATGAAACATACGGCCGCGAAATCCAGGAACTCCCGGATTGGACAGAATCGGATGACGATTGCGGGCGGCATATCCCGTTCTTTCTCTACCACAACATCGAGAAAGAGTTGTACGATGAAACTGTCCTGGACTGCCCTGTAACGAGCCCTGAGTTTGTCTGTACGAAAAGCTATCTGCCCAAAGATGCCAAAGAGCCGATTGAGACGGAAGAGACCTATACACTGGAGGAACTGGAAGAGTACATACGCCGCTTGAAGGTTGCAGCCGATGTCAAGAAGAACAGCCAGAACGCAGGCTGAAAAAAGTCAGCAGCCATAAGCAAGAGGCAGGGCCCTGTGTTTCATGGTTCCAGAACGTCTTCCCACCTTAATTTTACCAGTACTTTGATATTTTGTGGCCATTGACAAACGGCGCAAAAGGTGCTTGGGTTAAAAGCCCTTGCAAAAAAGTGCAATATCCATATAATAAGAAATCCAAAAGGGAGATACACATTATGAGTGAACAGAAAGAAAATGCTCAGCTCGAAGCTTATCGGAAGCTCGTTGAAGATTTCAAGCGCTTCGTCAGTTCTGAAATTCGGGCAGAAGAGAACAGCTACAGGATTGTGGACATGACTTCCGAAGATGCCGAAATCGATGACCCGAGCGTTCCGGTGACTCAACTGGAGGACGAAAAAGCAGAGAAGCTTGCCGGTATTTGCATGGACCTGTCCAATGCCACGCTGTGGCTCTACTACAACCGTGACAAATTTGCAAACGTCGAGTTTATGCCCCTGACTGATGAAACTCTGAAAGAATACCAGAAGCAGGCTCAGAATGCTCTGAATGAACCGAAGAGCCCTCTGTATCTGAAATCCTGGTATCAGCTCATTGAAATGTTGAGTCAGGAATGTATCCCGCAGCGCTACGAGGACGACGGTCAGCGATATACAGACGTCTATGTGAACACCTATATGCTCATGTACCTGACCATGACCCGACTCAAGAACGGCGGAACCTTTACACGCCTTGCAAACGGGCAGGGAAGCGATGCTGTGAAAATCACGACCATCGCAATGTACTACTTCTCCAGCCTTTTGACGGTTCTCTGCACTGAATATTAAGAAATTTTTTCCCGTGTGAGCAGCGACGCTCATGCGGGAATTTTTTTGTAATTTTCTATTGTCAATCTGTGCGAATTACGTACAATGAAAAATATAAACCAAAAATATATCTTATCGTTGTCCCGCATGAGTTGTTTGTGCGGGACTTTTTTGTTTGCGGAAAGGAAATGCACTATGTACGGTTTATCAGAAGAAAGCTTAACGATTGTTGGTATTATTTTGATTGTGGTTGGTGTCGCTATGATTGGTTGGGGATTTGAATGGAATCAGGACATTACCAATGATAAACGGGTCGGAACCGTTGTCAGAGACATTGGCGTTATGGTTTTGGCAACCGGCATTATATTTGTGATGCAGCGGGCAATGAACTAAATTGAGAAAAAGTAAGGCAGGCTCATTTCGGGCCTGCTTGTTTTTTGGGTGAAATATGATTACAACAAAGAAGATTGACCCACGGCCATATCAGCAGAAAGCTGCTGCGGCGATTCATAGAGAGTGGGATGCCGGGAATAAGAAAACGCTGGTTGTGATGCCGACCGGAACCGGCAAAACTATTGTGTTTGCAAGCATCGTGAACGACCAGGTGGCAAAGGGTGAACACGTTTTGATTCTTGCGCACCGGGAAGAGCTTTTACAGCAGGCAAGCGACAAGCTCAAGATGGTGACGGGGCTAGAGACCGCGTTAGAGAAAGCGCAAAGCTCGGCGCTCGATTCCGATAAGATGGTCGTGGTTGCCAGTGTTCAGACTCTCTCTAAGCAGAATCGGTTAATGAAGTATCCGCGTGATTATTTCGGGACTATCATCATTGATGAAGCGCATCACACGGCAGCCAAAACTTACAAGGGAATTCTCGAGCATTTCATCGATGCCAAAGTGTTGGGCGTGACCGCAACACCCGACCGAAGCGACATGAAATCCCTATCTGATATCTTTGATAGTCTTGCATTTGAATATAAGCTCCCGGATGCAATTCGGGAAGGATATCTCTGCAAAATTAACACGAAGACAATTCCGGTCGAGGTAGACATCAGCAAGGTTCATATCAATGCCGGTGATTTCAGTGCTCAGGACCTCGGCAATGTTCTTGACCTGTATCTGGACACGATTGCGGATGCCATTGTGCGAGAATGCCAGAACCGAAAGACTGTCATCTTTACGCCTCTGGTACGAATCAGCAAAAGACTGTGCAATATCCTCAATAAGCGAAACTTCAAGACCGCAGAAGTCAATGGCGCGTCTGCGGACCGGAAGGACGTTCTGAAAGGGTTTGACAATGGCGAGTACAAGGCGCTGACGAACGCAATGCTCCTGACGGAAGGATGGGATTGCCCGACCGTTGACTGTATCATCTGCTTGCGTCCTACCAAGAGCCGTAGCCTGTATGCGCAGATTGTGGGACGCGGAACACGCCTATGTGAAGGGAAAAAGAATCTTCTCGTGCTGGATTTCCTGTGGCTGACAAAGAAACATAGTCTTTGCCATCCTGCTGATATTTTCTGTGAAGACCCGGAAGTGGCACAAAAAACCACCGATATGCTGGCGGATGCGGCACTCACCGGTTCGAATAGCCAGGAAAATTTCGGGAGTCCCGAATTGGGGCTGATTGAGGCAATCGAGGAAGCACAGACTGAGCTGGACGAAGAAAAGCGAAAAGCGCTGTGTGAGCTCGAAAAGCAGGATACGATTCAGCGCAAACTCCAGGCGCAACGTCAAAAGCCGAGAGGATTGGTTGACCCTCTGCAGTATATCTTCAGCATCGAAGCGCCGGAACTCAACGACTATCAGCCGATGTTTGAGAGTGAGAGGCAGGAGCCTTCCGATGACATCATCGATAGTATTTCGTGCTACGGCGTAAAAGGGGATGCCATCAAATCTCAGGGCCTTGCCGCTGCGATTCTCAAACGACTCATCGCTCGCAGGGCCAGCGGAATGGCTACCCCGAAACAGATTCGGTGCCTTGAGAGTTTCGGATTTGTTCATGTAGGGCGCTGGACAATGCAGTATGCAAGCAGTTTCCTGAACGTCATCAGCTCTCATGACTGGGAGCTTCCAAATGGGTTCGACGCATCTACGCTGGACCCGGAAAAGAACACAGTGGACGACCTCGCCAAGCTGTACCCGGATTACAAGGAGGATGAGACGAAGAAAACTCCGCGTGGGGATTCTTTCATCTGCTGCTACTACGATGCAAGCTACAATTTAGCACGCAAGAAAGTCTGCAGCAGTGAAAAAGAGATGTTGAATCTGTATTATTCGCTTTTCAACAATTGCGAAGCAAAGTACTTCTATTATACGAAGGAAGCTGATGCCTGGATGGCAGAAAAGCAGAATCTAATTGCCAGAAAGACCGGAACACCGATTCCTGCCACGCAGGCGACAAAGACAGTGCCAACGGCACCACCTCCCTTTGTCCCGGCAGCTCCCGCCAAGAGCCACGAATATTATTGCTGCCTTGCACGCTGGGACGGGTCTTATATCGGCTATGAAACTTACAAGAGTGAGCAGGCGGCACAGAATGCCCGAAAGCAGATTGCCCGGCGCGGTGAGACGGCAGTGTATGCCACGGTAGAGGAAGCCGAAGCGTGGGTCGAACGGCAAAAGGCAGCGAGAACCAGGAGGTAATCATATGCGTACCAATAAGACAGTAAGCCATATTTACTACGAACTCGACCATGATGTGCAGGAATATGCGAAACGGCTTTTGGCTAAAAAGATTCTGCACGCGGCACAGCAGGACAATGCCGTTCCGTTTCCTGATGAAACGGCAAAGAGAATTGCCGAGACGGCGGTGTTTCTGACCGAACGCCTCACGCTTTTGTATGAGGTCAGTTCTGGCTTTCGAGGCATTCGGTTCAGCGATTCCGGGAAACAACCCGCTGTTTATACTACCATGGTTCAGCGCAATGCTCCTTTGTACGATGAGCCGATGCTTGGGCGGGCCTACAACCTCGCCAGCTTCCTTGCCGCTGAAAGTCCCGATATCAGAGAAGTGGTTTTGATGAAGCATGGGGTTTTGGCGGCAATTTATAATGCTGCTGCGCACATGAAAGAGCGGACTCCGGAGCCGGGAAAAATCTCGGTTCAAAGCCAGCTGTTTGTGTCTACGGCAGTTGAGTTGTTTGATGGTCTTTTGAGTACAGCAGTAGAGAAAAAGAACAGCGGCAATAAAACCGCCGCATGAGATAGAGAATAGGAGATTCGTATGATTCGATTCAGAAAAGATACCCCTCGCTACTGGTTTATGAGTAACTATTATTCTTGCGAATTTGTGATGAATGGGATTCGTTACAAGAATGCCGAAGCAGCGTTTCAGAGCCACAAGGTTCCGCTGGAAGAGCGCAAACAATTTTCAGACATGCCTCCGGCAACGGCTAAGCATTTTGGCCGTCATGTGGCTTTCCCTGCCAACTGGGACGAAACCCGGGACGATGTAATGCGCCGCGTGGTGATGGCTAAATTCGAACAGAATAAAGACCTCAAGCAGCGTCTCCTCGAAACGGGAACGCAGCCAATCGAGGAAGATACCACCAGTTGGCACGATAACTACTGGGGGAACTGCCATTGCCCGAAATGCCGGAACATCCCGGGTCAGAACCGGCTTGGGATTATTCTGATGGAAACGAGGGACAAGCTAAAAAAACAAACGAGTAAATAATATTTGCGAGTCATTTCCTTTTTTAAGACAAAAGGCTGCCGCCCATCACGGGTAGCAGCCTTCTTTTTTTGTTTAGTGGGTGTCGTGGCACACATGCTCGAAATCGACGAGCAGCTCATTTGCTGCCTTTTGCACACATGCTATGGCCGGTTCATCCTTGACTTTTTCAGGTAAAAGGATAAGGCACGGACGGTTAATATCAGTTGAGCTGCTATAGTGGCAGGAGAGCAACTCTTCTCCAAATTCGTGATTAAGGGCGGAGGCAAGACATTTACCGAGCAAAGCACAATCCTCATCTTTCGCCAAAAGCCTATCCGCCTCATCGTAGTTAATGCGGCCGTTATCGAGACATATACGGTCAAGAAATGCACGAACAGAAGCAGATGCGCTCATGGCATCTATAGTCTGACGATGATTCTCAAGAAAAATGCAAAATATCGGCTTTTCGATTTCATCCAAGTAAAAGCCAAGGCCGGTAATACGGGTATTGGTATCGGTTTGTGTCATAGGAAACACCTCATCCATTATGGCAGCGAATCACCTTGCCGCATTCAGAACAACTCACTGAACAACTTCGCCAAGGTCATTTGCGTATTTCGGGTCACACATCATGAAATAGTTGACGGGGCCGTACTCCAGACCGAGCTCCTGCGCGTATGCCTTGATGACTTCCAGAACGTCCTCTTTCTTGAGGCCAAACTTGGAATGCAGACGGGCAAACTCTTTGTCAGAGACAGAAACGCAAGAGCAATTTTCTGCATCGGTTTCTTTGCTGCCCAGCATCCCGTCAAAGATGTCCTGTCCTGCACAGAGAACCGTCTCATTGTTCATCGCATAGGCGATAACGGAAGCCTTACAGTCAAAGTCGCTGTCTTCCACAAGGAAATCCTCAGGGCGGCCGTGACGTTCAACAACGTTTTCATAGATGTCCCGGAGTTCGATAGGAGCAGAAGGAGCGGTCAGCGCTGCTTTATGAAGGCGCATGAATTCCACAAACTTTTCATCCGAGAGGGTATCAGTATAAAAGCCGATGCCGGAAACGCGAACCTTCACTTCGCTGGCAAAGTAATCGTCAATTTTGGAGACGATTTTCTGCTGGACCCGCTTGTATGCTTCCTGAACATTGGAAGCCGTGTAAAATACCGGGAACTTCATGATGTCGATTCCCTCCGGCAGACTCGCGTCATAGGCCGCATCAATGCCGCCTCGCAGCGCCGGAACCGCGTCATGCAGCTCTTTCACAGAAGAAATGTATCCGGTAATGTACAGCTCATCGTTTTTGCTGTAATGCCCGATAAGTCCTACATAGAGAGTCTGCATCAGCATCCGCTTGAAGCTGAACCAACAAAGACGAATGGGTAGAATGACATTAGCAGCCGTACCTTCCGCACGATAGGTGCCGGGGGCAGAGACCTTTTCCAGCAGAATCTGGTCGTTCTTGTCACCGTATTTTTCCTTGAAAAGAGCTTGAAGAATTTCAGTGGACGAAAGAGGAGTGGACATTGGAATCGTTTCATTCAGAAAAGAGAGGAATGCATCCACGTTGTCTTTCTGCCATGCGTCATCAGACATGCTTGCACGCTGCATAGAGAGCTTGTCTTTCCCGTCGTCAGGCAAGGGCTCATACCCACAGGCGATACGAAGCTCGTTCTCCGTGACAGCATCCGTTGCGCTTGCAATTTTCTTGATGGTATTCTCGGTCGGCTGAGCTTTCGCGTTGCCGTTCGCAAGGTTACTGATATATCCACGAGTCAGCCCCGCTTGAAACGCAAACTTACCCTGTGTGCGGGTTCCGATGGCTTTTTTGACCAGCGATGCCAGCCTTTGAAAGTCGGGCTCTTTGGGAAAGGTGGCCTCTGTATCCTTATTGCTGTTCTTTTCAAGTACCGACTTGTCCCAACCGGTGACAAGAGAATACCCAATATCCTTCAAGGATTGATAGGCAACCCCGTTCTGGTCAAGAGCCGGGGAGTATGTACCGCTGTTATCTTCCAGCTGCTCTACTGCGTCACGCACCATCCTTGCTTCGTTCATCAGGATGACGTCCGGGGCTTCAAGCCGGGCAAGACTCTTGTACCGATTATTGAGGCGCTCGACTCGTGCGGCCAATGCAGTGATGTTGGCAACTTGGTCTTCCGTTGCATGGGCAGAGATATCTGCACCAAGTTCAAAATGGTTCAGTGCAGGAATATCCACGCCTTTGCTCTTGGCGAATTCCACAATGGCTTCCGCGCCATAGAAACGCTTCTCATGGGCTGCGACAACTTTCGTTATCGTGTCGGCCGAGTTGTCCAGCTCAAGCACTTCACCTTTTCCGGCATCCTCGACATAACACCTGGCGTTGGTGAGAAAGCCTTTCAAAAAATCAGCATCCACATCCAGCTTCTTAGCGATGCCGGGCAGCTGCTTATAGAAAATCACGGGCGTGGCGAGGTTAACAGAAATCATGGTGTACTCCTTTCAGATGTGTCATTTGCTGTATAATAATGTCATCTTCTGTAATTATAATAGCACATCTCACGCCAAAAAGCAAGCATGAATTTACAATAAATGACAATAAAACACACAAGATGACATATTTGAGCAAAGCAATTGATTCTTGAGCTTTCCGGCTTGGTGACGGAACAAGCTCTATGCGCCTTGTCTTTACCACAGTTTTGCCTTGTGCATCCGTGCAAATTAAATACAATTAAAGATGTCGAAAGATAAAGCACAACACACAAAAAAGGAAATTTCACTATGAACACCAGTATTTTGAAACTCAAAGCCACTGTAATCCGCCCCAAAGACGATGATGAACTTGACGGCCTTGCCGCATCCATCAGCTTTCCCGTCGAATGCGATGATGAAGCAATTGGCGAGGCTCTGGGCGACCATGACCTGATGGCCTATGTTGTCGGAGAGCTACACGACCTCGTTGTCCGAATGCGTCCCGAATGGCTGGATAATGAGGATACTAGCCTGACCATCAAGGCATTCCTGGACGAAGCTGAGTACCAGACGTTCAAGGGCCTTGTCGCGATGAAAGAAGACAGCTACACCTTTGTTATTGAGGGCTAAACACCACAGAGCAAAAAGCAAACCAAGCCTGCAGTAAAATGCGGGTAGGACTTTTTTGTTTGCGTAGCTGCATCCTTTTGTCCGCAGAAACCGTAGGTGCCAGGATGCGTAGCTGCCGATGTGTCTTGACCCGGCGTGCGAATCTCATACAATCAAATCTGTACGAAAGATACTATGCACACAATAGAATTCACACTAAGCTGCTCAGTGGCCTTATGGCTATTGGGTAGCTTTTTCTTTTGTGCGAACTGCGTACAATAAAAATCAGACGGAGGAACAACTATGAAAAAATTTATTGGGACTGCTCTGGTGCTGTGCTGCCTGGCTCTACCTTTGGCTGGCTGTGAGGACGCAATCAGCACTGTGACAAGTACCACAATGTCTGAACTCGAAGATATCCCGAACCAGATATTGGCCACACCGGAAAGTGCTGAAACGGAACCGGAATACAATTACATTCATTTTCGTTACGACAACATCTGGACTGTATCTGCCCTCGTGAACTACGAAATCGTAGACAACGGCCAAAACATAAAATTTGAAATCAACGATAGTCGTTATCGAGACAAGGTTTTTTATACCAGCATGTCGAATGTAGAGCTCGTATACCGAGACGATAGCGTTGATTATCGCACGGGCTATGCGGTTTATCCGGGGGATGCCTCGAAGCTTGGAAAAGGTGGTAAGTGAGATGAGCGTAAATTTTGTCGATGGCAATATTTTTTCACGACTGTCAACGAACAAGACGACATATATCTGCCAACAAGTGAATTGTAAAGGTGCAATGGGAGCTGGACTTGCCATGCAAATTTGCATCCAATGGCCGGTGGTATATCAGCGCTATCTGGAGTTTTGCTATGGAAACGACGGCAACAAGCTCGGTACTTACCAGGAGGTTCTGGTAGAACCGAAGCTGTATGTCGTGAATCTGTTCGGGCAGAATGGTTATAGCCGAGGTGAAAGGCAGACGAATTATGCTGCACTGGCGGCTGCGCTGTTCTCGTTTTTTAGAGACTGCGCTCAAAAGTATCAGGACGTAACTATCCGGTTGCCATATGGTTTAGGCTGCGGACTTGCCGGAGGTGACTGGAATACGGTTCTGGACATCATCAGCGATGCAGCAAAAGCCTGGAATCTGAATGTTGAGATTTGGGAACTCCAACAGTAATAGCAGAAAGACCCTTACCGAAAATCGGTAGGGGTCTTTCTTTTCTGTAGGGATGCAAATATGTACAGATTGCAAACAAATAGCACCTGCCGTTGCAGAAAAAGCACGATAGTGGGATAATATTAGTAAAGAAACAACAACATCATCAGTAAAGTAAGTGAAAAAGCCTATGACAAACGCAGAACTGAAAGCAGTCCTCTGGCGTGAGGAATACGATTTCCTGCACACCAACAAACACTTGGGGAGCAACATTTTATTCCTAACGCTTAGCGGCAGTCATGCCTACGAAACCAACGTCGAAGGCTCCGATATCGACATCCGTGGCGTGGCAGGTTCACCTGAAATCTTGGGGTTTAACCGCTTCGAGCAGGCCATTGACAACCGAACAGATACAGTCATCTACGCTGTGAACAAGTTTGTCGGCTTGCTTGCGCAGGGTAATCCCAACATCATCGAACTTCTCGGCAATGACCCAGAGCTATATGTGGATATGACGCCGGAAGGCCAAATGCTGCTTGACAATAGGGAACTGTTCTTGACTCGGCGCATTGCCTACAGCTATGGCGGCTTTGCAAACGACCAGCTCAGACGTTTGCAGATGGGACTCCTTCGTAATGGGGCCTCGCCGGAAGCATTCAAGAACAAATTCGAGAAGAGAAGCCTGGAACGGTCGATTACCGGATGGGGCAAGGATGACATTTTTGAAATCTCCATCAGTGAGGATACAGATGAAGAAGGCAAACATCCGCTCCTGATTTCTGGCAGCTTGAACGATTATCCAGTCACCTCTCTAAAGTCGCTGCTAAAGAGTCTGACTACGACCATCGACCAGTATGAGCAGCCGCAGCATCCGAAAGCACAAAAAGATGCTGCCCACATCAACAAACACGCGATGCACATTGTGCGGTTGTACTACACGGCGTTCGATATTCTGGAAAAAGGCGAGATTATCACTCACCGAGACAAGGAACGCGAGGAACTGTTGGCGATTCGCAACGGCAAGTACCTGCGTGAAGACGGGTCGTACGCACCCGAATTCTTTGAGTTTGTTGATGCGCTTGAAAAGAGATTTCAGGATGACGTGAGGAAAACCTCTCTTCCTGCTAAGCCTGACTTTGGAAAAATTGAGGAGCTTCTGGTGGAAATCAACAAGGAATATTTGCGGCGCGTCATGTAATTGACATGCTATCAGCAACAAAATACTGCTCGTCCATTTGAATATGGGCAGCAATTTTTGTTGCAAAACCGTGCGAATTGAAGATAATGAAAATGAAGTTAACGGAAGCAAAGGTGATGCCGATGCAGTAAAAAATATAAATAGTGCAAGATTGAAATGTCACAAAGGACGGCCGACCTGTTACCGGCTACCGGTTGAAATAGCAGTCCTTGAGGCTGCGTAAGATTATAAAGAACTCCTATTACTTTTTTGAGTAGTGGGGGTTCTTTTTTCCTCTAAAAACGAAAGCATACGCCAAGGTCAATATCTGCAGCCTTAGAAACATGAAACTGTACACCGACTGCGGCTTGATGTTTAACGATATATCATAAAGTAATGCTATCTTTCTGCCGGAGGGGGAGTCAAGCAATTAAAATTATAATAAACACTTGCCAACTTGTGCGATTCGCATACAATCAAGGATAGAGACAGATAAAAGCAAATAACAACCATCCGGCAACATAGATGACAAGTGGAGACGTAAAATGATTGAGCAGAAAGACAGTGAAATTTTGGAGCTCGCGGGGTTTGCAGACCGGAACAGAAAGGCCAGGGAGGTTCATTCAGAGCCTATTTTCGTACAGGTGAACAGCAAGCTGGCAGCCTACACGATACCAGGAATGCGTTCGGAAGGAACGACCTATGATGTTCCGACTTACTCGGCACTGAAAGGTGCAATGGATTCCATCTACAAACATGTCGGTATGGAAGCGATTCCGACGGCGGTGTACATTCACTCTCCTATAAAAAAGACACGTATCCTGCTGCGAAATATTGAGAACATCGAAGGAATGCGCTCCCGCGAATGCTTAACGGATGTTTGCTACACGGTCGTTGTACGAATCGTAAGAATGGATAACATGGCTTTAGAAAGCGACCTCACAGTGCAGTACAGGAATTTCTTAGAGTATGCTTCCGACAGCTGTGGGATGGGATATCCGTATCTTGGCGTGATGGAAACACCCATGTATTTCCATCCTGTAACGGAAGCTGAAATCCTTCCGACGCTGCCCATCACATCTGATTTGTGCAACATGCCTCTGACGCCGGATTATACGAACAAATTTGAACCGGATTTGGTTTGCAGGCATCTTCGCATCGAGAATGGTGTCATCGATTTTACGAAGGGGGAGTATTTTCGCTGCTATGGATATTCTGAATGCGCTGGTTAAGCACTATGATGCGATGGCAGCAGCTGGAAATGCAACGCCTTTCGGCTGGACACACAAGTTTGCTCAATATGCCGTCGAACTAAACGATGACGGAGAAATCGATAGGATTTTCGCTCTCGGTGATTTATCCGATAAAAAGAACAAAGGCGAGGAATTCGAGATGCCAACACGCAGGCCACGGTCTGGCAAGCTGCCGATTCCGTATGTGTTCTGTGATGATGCGGAACATCTTCTCGGCAAAGTCGGTGAAGCAAGCAATCTTGTTCGATACACTATGATGCGCGACGCAGTCTTTATGCTGCGTGACCTGTTGGGACATTCTAAAGCCTTAGATGTCGTCTACAAGTTCTACGAAACGTGGGACCCAGAAAAGGCGCTTGACAATAAATGTGTCAGCGACGTAATGGAGGCGAAAGGCCAGGAAAAGAAAACCTTTATCCTGTTCTACAATGGCGTTCCAGTTTTTGATGATGAGACATTTCGCAAAAGCTATGCGGCGATTGTCAATAAATATGGGGAAATGCCGATTGATACACTCAAGGGCGGTGAAATTGCTCTGTTGCCGGAACCTATCAAGATTCGAAGCATGATAAGCGGCAATATCGGGTTTAAGGCTCGCTTGTTTCGAGCCATCACGGCATGGGGAAACAAAAAGAATGGCCCTGTCACAAACACTCTTTTGTCCAACAACAAAGCAAACACCGAGTATTTCGGACGTCAGCAGGGCAACGCCATCCCCATCACAATGCAAGATGAACATAAGATTTACGAAGCGGCTACAGATTTGCTCGGCTCCAAACATCGGTTTCCGGTTCCGGCTACTTCACAGTCTCTTTATTCAAAGAATCAAATTATCTGGTCGGATGATATGCCAACAAAGCTGGAAGACGCGGTCATTGACCTATGCTGTTGCCGCAGTGATAAAGCTAAAACTATCTCTCAGGCAAATGAATCAGGTTCTGAAACCACTATCAGAATCCTTGAAAAAACAAAACTCTATCAGGGACGAATCACGGTTCTTTCGGACATTGAAAAGAACTTAGTCGTCAACGTCTGGAATCTTGATATGAATAATAAGGGATGTTCTGCATCCAGCTTTACGCAGATGACGCTTGACGAGCTGCTTGGAAACTTTGCCAAGCATTACACTGACGTCAACAACCCCGCCTAAACCGGCTCGCCGGTTATAGACGGGGCTTGCGGGGCAACCCGTAAGCCCGGTTGATTAGCCTAAGTCTGCTGCTCCGGCGGCAGGAAACTACGTTGTGTACTAATAATATAGGCACCTTACTCATGCTCCACAAGTGGTGAGCTCTGCGGATGTTTGTTAAAAATCTCTGAGGGTAGGAGACGTGCAAACATCATACCGAAAGGTAAAACAGTACAACAACATTGGCGATGTGGGCCACGGGGCGCAAGCCCTGACTTATCGATTCATTATTTACGAAAGGAGTACCTTGCATGAGCACTTGCGTTTGTGTTCTCAGCAACAGTGGTGAACGCTTAATGCCTACCTTCCGTCTTGGCAAGGTACGCCGACTCTTGAAAGACGGAAAAGCAAAAATCGTTAAACACCACCCATTTACTATTCAACTTCTGTATGACAGCAAAACAAACACTCAACCCATCGAAATCTGCGAAGACGTGGGCTACAACTACATCGGCATCAGTGTGAAAAGTCAATCTCACGAGTATGTATCTGCGCAGTATGATACATTACAGGATGAGAAAGCCTGCCACGACAGTTGTCGTAAGTTGCGCCGCACCCGCAGAAACAGACTGCGTTACCGTAAACCGCGTTTCGATAATCGCAAACGCGGCGAGGGTTGGCTTGCTCCTTCTTTGAGGCATAAGAAAGAACTCAATGTCAACGTTGTCAAGATGCATTGTGCGGTAATGCCCATTACTCATGCAACGGTTGAAGTTGGTTCTTTTGACACAATGTTGCTGCAAGCCATCCAGAAAGGCGAATCAAAACCGGAAGGTGTAGACTACCAGAAAGGTCCCCGCTACAACTTGGCAACCTTGCGTGAGGCAGTGTTCTACCGTGATAATTACACCTGCCAAGTTTGTGGACGCAAAATCGCGGATGGTGCCATTTTACATATGCACCACATGTTCTACTGGAAAGGAAGACACGGCTACCAGCTTGATGAGTTGGTTACAGCGTGTGAAAAATGCCACACGCCAGCAAATCATCAAAAAGGTGGCAAGCTCTACGGATTTGGTGAAGATATAAAGTTCGCCAATCTTTCTGGTGCGGCATTCATGAACACCGTGCGCTGGCAAATCGTTAATGTACTTTACGCTGCTTTTGGCAAGCCGTTCGTCACATTCACTTATGGTGCGATGACCAAAGAAAAGCGGATTGCTCTTCATCTTGAAAAGAGTCATAACAACGATGCGTATGCAATGGGCAGCTTTCATCCAGTTAACCGCTGCGCGTTTGAACATTATGAAAAGGTGAAACGCAACAACCGCATTCTCGAAAAGTTTTATGACTCGCAGTACATTGACACTCGCACTGGTGAACTGGCTAACGGCAAAAGCTTATTCAACGGTAGAATCAGCCGCAGCCATAAAAAGGATTCCGAGAACCTGCACAAGTACCGTGGAAAGAGGATTTGTAAAGGGCACCGCGCTCTACGCCGAAAAAAGTTGGCCCTCAATCCCGGAGATTTAGTTTCTCTCAACGGAGAAATTCTTGTTGTCCATGGCACTCATACCAAAAAGAATGGTTCTGTAAACGTGGAATTCAAAACTCCATCGAGAGGTGGTAAAAAATCCGCAAGCCTTAAAAAGCTGAAAATTGTTAAAACGTCAAATTCCATGCACTCTGCATGGAAGAAGGTCTCTTAAATAACCAAAGAAAGGAGTAGCAGGGCGTTTGCGTTAACTAAGTTTACCTCAAATCAACTCTTGGTTAGCGCATTCCTCACCGCCTAAGTCGCAAGCGACTATAGACGGTGTACCCTGCGCACAAATTTTATGGAAGTATTCACTATCGTCGCCAATGAGGTCATTGGCTTATCCGCAACGGAATGCACACTGATGCAATTCAGCTACAATCCGGAGCAAATCCATGACCCGGAAAGCGTCCTGCGCAATGCTGTCATGGACTATCTCAAGACGGATGAAGGCAAACGACGGCTGGAAATCAACTGTGGTTGCTGGAACTGGGGCGATGTCGATGACATTCCCGGCTCGTTCTTCTTGAACTATGGTCTGACTAAAATCGCTCCGCCGGATGTGAATGTTGTCGTCGACCGCAACGAGAACTTCATGGACGACTACGAGGATTGCGAGGAAGAATAACAGAAAGGGCATGAAAAAATGCGTATTTATAGCGCAAACAACGTATTCATAGAAGTTACGCGCCGATGCAATATGTGCTGTGCGCACTGCCTGCGCGGAGATGCCGAAAGCATCGATATTCAGGAGAAGTACATCGATGCTTTTCTCGACAACTTTGAGAAGGGAGCTTATATCAGCTCTCTTACCTTTACCGGTGGGGAAATCTCTCTGAATATACCGGCAATTCGATACACCTTGAAAGCTGTCAAAGAGCGCGGTATCGCCGTTGGAAGCTTTTACATGGTCACTAACGGAAAAGCTGTCGATAAGATGGCTGACCTTGCTATGGCGAGTCTGGAGTGGTGGGCCTACTGCGATGAAAAAGATGACTATATGTGCGGTCTTTGCATCAGCAGTGATAACTTCCACGAAGTAATCCCGTATGAAAGTAAAAGTATCCTTAGTGGCTTGAAATATAACCGTAACGATAATGTAACGGACTTTCATCTGGCTTATTTACTGAACGAAGGGCGTGCTAAGAATCTCGATTCGAATATCTATAAGAAGCGTGAACCTCATGTAGACAAGCTCGAATACGAATTCAACAAAACCGGCGATATTGACTTTTACAGCGGCGAGCTGTACTTGAACGCCATCGGTGATGTCGTTTCCGGCTGCGATTGGTCCTACAAGTCGCAGAAGAAATATCGTTTTGGTAATGTAATGAACAAAAACTGGCTGGAAAACATTTCCAACAGCGAGTTGTACATTGCAAGCTAAACCATATCACAAAATCCGCGCCAAGGAAACCCACTGCGTGAGCGGTGGGAGGAATTGGCGCATGAGTTTTCAAGAATGATGAATGTGTACAATCTGTAAATAAGAAAGCTACTTGATTTCTTTTTGCATCAAAAAATATTATAATACCGATATAATCAATCAAAGAAAGGAGGGCTATTATGGCTTTCGGAAACAAGAATAGCACGCCATCGTTTGCGTTGACTCTTCCCATGAAGGTCAGCAAACAGGATGAAATTTTTCTTTCAAAAAAGTTTCGCATCGGATGTACGGTTTACAACCAAATGGTTACGAAAACCACAAAAATGTGGCATCAGCTGCGCAAAACACGTGAATATAAAAACCTTATAAAAGCCATAAAAGTCGCTCCCGCCAACAGAGATGAACGGAAAGCACTTTTGGTGCAGCGTTCCAATCTGATTAAGCAAGCAAGCTTTTCAGAGGGAGCGTTCCATAAGCTGGTCGTGCCTTACCAGAAAGCGTACAACGTAAATTGCGATGTCGCTCAAAAAGTGGCATCCGCTGTCTGGAAAGCGTGGGATGACTTCTTTTATGGAAAGGGAAAAACCGTACACTATAAAAAGTTGAACGATTTTGTAACCCTTTCCGGGAAGAAAAATAACAGCGGTATATTCTTTCGTCCAGCAAATCATACGGTGAGTTCTTTGGAATCCGCTAAGCGAAAGGCGAAAAACTCTATCGAGAAAAGATACTTCGACGCATATAGAAAGCCAGATGCCAAAGAAGGTGAAGAGGTAGTTCTTCCCGATGAGGTGAAAGCGCAAATGGACAAAGAGGTTGCCGATGCCACGGCGAAAATCAAACCGTATATCGGAGAAGGTAATCTGCGTATCATTTACGAGAAACACGAATTCCTTGTCAAAGTGCGCAACCCCGATACTCAAACTGGATGGTATCAACAGGAAGCGCTCAAATGCGGTGTGAAGTATTGCCGGATTGTTCGCTCATGGGTCGGCACCAAATGGAAGTATTACGCTCAACTTGTTTTGGAAGGCTATCCGCCCATCAAATGCGACAGTAACGGGGTCATAAAACACCCTGTTAAGCAGGGCCGCATTGGTATAGATATCGGCACGCAGACCATCGCGTTTTGCGGTAAAGGTGTTTGCGACCTTCGTGTACTTGCACCGTCTGCCATAGCGGAAGCTCGCAATGGTCTTACCAAGGAAATCGCTCGCATTATGCGGCAAATGGACCGTTCGCGCCGTGCGATGAATCCGCAATACTTTAACAAAAACGGAACCATCAAACGGCTAAAACGCAAGAACGGATATAAGCAAATTCGTCATTGGAACTATAGCAAAAACTATTATCGGCTGCTGTACAGGCTGCGGAATTTGAACCGCAAGCTTGCTGCCGTACGCAAGGCGGAGCATTATATTCTCGCCAACGAATTGCTGACATACGGCAACGAATTCGTAGTTGAAGATATGAACTACAAAGCCTTGCAGAAGCGCAGCAAGAAAACGAAAACCAACCCCAAAACCGGTAGAGCGCATTCCAAAAAGCGGTTTGGCAAAACTATAGGACGCTGCGCTCCAGCTTTGTTTATCACCATTTTGGGGCAAAAAGCAAGTCGTTGCGGAGGCAGTGTTATCAAGGTCAGTACCTTTGAAACAAAAGCTTCGCAGTTTGACCATACCGACGATAGTTTTACCAAGAAAAAATTGTCCCAGCGTTTTGCTAAACTTTCTGACGGAACCGTTGTCCAAAGAGATTTGTATTCCGCATTCCTTTTATTACATCTTAGGAAGAACCTTCAATCCTATAACAAGAAAACCATTAAAAAAGATTTCCCGCAGTTTAAGAAGCTGCACAACGAAACAAAAGAACGCTTGCAAAACAGCCACGAGTGGCTGCCTTGTAGCGTTGGCTTCTAAAGCACCTATAATTTAAGGGGTTTCGACGTAGCCCCATTGATTGCCTTGAAGTGCCGCTTTCAGTAGCACTTGATAGGTGAAACCCTTGTCAAGGGGATATCTACACTTTTTATGCTGGCTCTTCGGGCATTTTGCCCTGCCTTTAAGCTTCGCTTTGGGTAGTAAGTACACTGGTCTATCGAAAGATAGTGTATCTGGCAGCTTTACGCTGTTGGAAAACCCTGTAACTGCATTGCGTCAGCATAGAATCCCACTCCGTGAGGGGTGGGAGTACGTCAATTATACATTGCCACTGTTTTCTTACAGAAACGGTGGCTTTCTTAGAAAAGGAGACCACAAATGACTGAAACAAAAGACATGTTTGAACAAATCAGCGCCATCTTAACCGATAAGAAAGATAAGCCGTTTTCCTATGAGGAGCTTGCAGCAATGCTCAAAACTGACCCTGATGCCCTCAAAACCTTTGATGAGGTCTATAAGACACAGGTTCTTGAAAGCGGAGAGCTGCATGAAAATATGCTCCAGTGGGATACAGCTACAGTCAAAGCAATTCTCGACAAAAAGGTCTACTTCCCACCGGAACTCAATTCGCTCATTGACCGCATCGTCACAGAACTGGTGCTTGAAACGCGTCTGTACATCTACAACGCGGAACGCGGTGGCTATTATGTGACATACTCTGCCAACCGCGACTTTATGACAGAGGTTACAAACGAGGAGTTGAAACGCTACCCCGAAGAACTCCGTCCGCAGCTCACCGGAAAGTTGATGAAGATTGACATTTCTGAGCCGTCGTACAAGGAATTGCTTCAAAACTACGCAGGCTACAAGAATGCAAAGAACGACAGCACAAAAATGTTCTACTACAACATGTTCCGTCAAGGTCTTGACATCCTCGACCTTGATGACTTCACTTATCAGATGCTTGAGATGAACCCCAACTCTATGGGCTTCTGGTTTCCTCCTCTGGTAGAGGGATTGTACGGCAGCGCATTTTTCAAGGTTCCGGACACAAAAATTCTTCGCGTCCCTATCACCATGCTGCAGCTTACCCGCCTTGGTTTCGAGACGTTGAATCCCGTTACAAAGGAAATCGTGAACCGTTATTGCCAGAAAGTCTTCCATCTTGATGGATACGAAGACTATTTTATCAAAACGGGCACGTATTCTTCCAAATACGAATTCCGCAACGCTCATATCCATAACCCGAAGGAAATCAATGAGATGGGCGAGTATTTCTTGTTTTTGAATCATCTGACATGCTCGATGGCATCCCCTCTGAACAATCGCTGCTTCTACGGCGCGAACACCACGAACGAGTGGGTCGTCAGAGAATACATCAAGGACAAAGAAAATAACCCCACCATCTACAACGGTTTGCCGCTGCACACTGAATATCGCGTGTTTGTGGATTTTGATACAAAGGAAATCCTTGGCGCAAGTCCTTATTGGCGCAGCGATGTTATGAAGAACGAATTCAAAAAAGTCAGCAGCCCACAGGAACGCCATGATTATGTTGTCTACAAGATGCATGAAGACATTCTGAACCAGCGTTACCACGAAAGCGTTCAAACTGTTCTGGCTGAGCTGAAGAAGGTTATTCCTCGCATTGAGTTGACAGGGCAGTGGAGCGTCGATGTAATGCGCAACGGCAATGATTACTACATCATTGATATGGCGCTTGCTGAACACTCCGCTCTGAACGACTGCGTACCAAAGAACCTGCTTCGAGCTTATCCGCAGCAGTGGCTGCCGGGGGAATCGAACAACTAATACTCCTAGAACGAAACTTTGATTCGGGTTCTTTCAGCAAAAAGCGTAGGAACCAAAATCATACGAAATGATTGTGTTGACACATAAAAACAAGTATAATATATGCAAGGAAGTGATAATAATGGTTCTGTATCATGGCAGCGATGTAATAGTCCGCAACCCTGAGGTCAGAAAAACAAGGTACGCCAAAGATTTTTCATGGGGATTCTATTGCACTAGCAACTACGAACAAGCCGCTCGCTGGTCAAAAAAAGGCAGGTCTCGTGGTATTGTCAACGTGTTTGAATATACAGAATCTCCCATGCTAAATATTAAGAAATTCCCCGAAATGAGTGATGAGTGGCTTGATTTTATTGCTATATGTCGCTCGGGCAAACATCATGACTATGATATTGTGGAAGGACCCATGGCGGATGACACCATTTGGAACTACGTCAACGACTTTCTAAGCGGTGATATTAGCCGTGAAGCTTTTTGGGCGTTGGCAAAATTCAAGCATCCCACGCATCAAATCAGCTTTCACACGGAAGTCGCTTTGAAATGTCTCTCTTTTAAGGAGGCGATTGAAGTATGACTGAAACTGCAACCTACAGCAAAAACGATGTCTTTTATACCTGCAGCCTGATTGAATATATCGGCCGCGTTACGAAGAATCATCGCAAGGATGTGGTTTCTGCTCTTGGCACAAACGGAGTCAAGGCAATTCTCGACTCAGCGGATGTGTTTCACTGCCAGAGCTTTGAGCAATCTGCCGATGAAATTTGTGAGCTTTTTCCTGTGCCGGAAGGAACGTATGATACGGTGTCTAACTGCCACTACAAGGTTCCATCTTATACAGATATCGGAAAAGTGTACCAGCGCATCATCTTTGACTGTACTAGCACTCCTGGTGTCCAGGATGTAATTGATGTATTTTCCTCGTTCATTAGCGATGACATCTCAGATTTTAATACTGCAACTTACTATTGTAATCCGAGCTATTTGTACCACTCATACAAGGCCGGAAAACTACTGGATTGATTTTCAAAAGCAATAGCAATCGAGACCACTACCCCAAAAAGGGTGGTGGTCTAATTTTTTTTTGCGCATCACATACCATAAATTACCAGAAAGAAAAACATTGTGCATCTGTGCGAATTGCATATAATACAAAATATAGAACGAAAGGCATCAAAAAACATCGTTGGTCGGGCAAAATCCGACCGAAAGGCTAGGGCGGGCTCAGTTTTGAACCTGCTCTTTCTTTTTATCGGAGGCTTTATGTCAAACAAAGAAGAACGCATGAACCGCAATAAAAGCATCATTGAAGATTACAAAAACGGAAAGTCGATTTTAGAAATCTCGTTGAAATATAATCTCTCAGAAACAATGTGCTACAAGATTCTAAAAGGTACGCAGGAGCCGCCTCGTTATTTTGAAAAAAAGAGGAAGAGACTTACCACTCGAAATGAGCAAATTGTTAAACAGTATAAAGGCGGTATGACGGCCAGAGAATTGGGCAAGATGTACGGCATTTCCATGCAGCGTATTTATGCAATCTTGCATTCGAGCGGAGAGTACGAAAGCCAAAAATACAATCATATTGAAACGACTCTCAAAAAAGAGAAAAAGATGCGGAACCAAACTTTTCTTGATGCTTACAAGAAAAATCCTCGAAAATCGATTATCGAGTTGAGCAGGGAGGTAAATATCAGCCCTTCACTAGGTTACCTTATCCTTCATCAAAATGGGATTTACCAGTATAACGTAAAAGCCAGAGCTAAGGAGAATAGCGAAAATGCCGATTAACAAGATTACCCACGTGTGTCTAACTCATGACAAAGTCAGGGCACGAAATGAAAAGATGCTGGAGGATGCCAAGAACGGTATGTCCCAGGAACAGCTGGCCGAAAAGTATCAAATTTGTGTTTCTACTGTCCGATATAGTCTGAAGGACTTTTACAAAGAACAGGCCCGGCAGAGGAAAGCAAAGAAGAAAGCCTGGCAAACCCAGATGATTCATGAATATGAGATGGGCGCAAAATCTCCGGAGCTCCAGGAAAAATACGGCATCAGTGGAACGCTCTTTTATCGGATTCTTCATACGCACGGAAAGAATGGCCGACAAATCCACAGCCAAAACCGTATCGAGACTGGCAAGAAAAGAAACGCCGAGATGGTCAGGAAATACAAAAACGGCGTTTCTGTCAAAGAGCTTGCGGAAGAATACGGGCTCAAAAAGGGAAGCGTATATCGCGCCATGAAGCGGTATAGTCCAGGCCCAGGGAAAAGTAAAAGTTGTCAAAGTGAGGAATAATTGCATGGCTGCATCAAAGAAAGATGTCGCGAAGCAGCAGGTCAAAGAAGACCGCGAAAAGGTTCGGGAAATGTATCTTTCTGGCAAAACTGTCAAGGAAATCGCCAAGGAAACGTATTTTTCAAGCTCTTATTGCTATGCCATGGTGAGAGACCTAGCAAAAGAAAAGAATCTTGCAAAGAAAGCAAAAAGAGCACCTCTCAACGAAGCTATGATTCAAGATGCGAAAGCCGGGATGACGGTTGCTGAAATCGCAAAGAAGCATGGCGTGACTTATCAGCAGTGCTACTATACTGTTTCTGAATACGCTCAAGCTACGATTAAGAAGAACAAGAAAAAGCAGTCTGCTGCCACGAAAGTTCGCAATGCGGCTATGTTGGAAGATGCGAAAGCCGGAATGACTGATAAGGAAATCGCCAAAAAATACTTTTTGTCTCGAAGCAGTGTCCGTACCGTCCTTGCAGGGCATTTACATACAAATTCCAAAAAGTTGGATGAAAGGCGCAAGGCGATTTTTGCGGATTATGAGGCAGGAACGTCCTCAAAAGACATCTGTGAGAAATACGGTATTTCAAAATCCACTCTTTACAAGGACATGCGCCAAATTGGAAAAAACTGTCAGGAATACTATCACAAGGCGCTGAAAGACAAGACCAATCAAAGGAATTCCGATATTCGAAGCAAAATCGAAAGAGGGGTCTCGGTCAGCACTATTGCCAAGGAATACGGAATCTCTAAAACGGCGATTTATGAAACGTTTCATCAGGAAAATGTCAGAGCTGGAATTTTACAGAAACGCGGCCGTCCGCGAAAAAACACGGAACGTAATGCACTGATTGCTAAACGCCACAGGGAAGGCGAGAAGGTGCAGGCGCTTGCCACTGAATATAATCTCTCTGTTTCGACGGTAAACACTATTTGCAGTAGAAACAAAAATCAGAATATAACCTCATATTAACGGGCTGCCATTTGGCGGCCTATTTCTTTTTTAGGAGAAAATGAAATGACAGACGACGTACGTAATTTAATTCGATTTGTGGTGGATGGCGATATTCGAAACGCGCAGACTCAGTGCCGAATCATGCTTGAAAAGAATGTACCCGAAAAGGACGCCAGGTTCAAAGAAAACGAACTCAGAAAGTTGAATCTTCTGAAACCGGAACTGATTCAGCTGCCCGCCAACCTGGAAAACCTCTTGATTGCGGAGGATGCCACGAATTTCCCTGAGAGCCGGTTCCTGCTCCGCGAGGAGGAAGAAACAGTCATCAACAAGCTCCTGGCCACCAGAAAAGCAGCTTTAGCCATCAAGGAGCTTGGCATCCACTATACTTGCTCTTTGCTTTTGACGGGCCTTCCTGGTGTTGGTAAGACTGAATTGGCCCGCTACATTGCACACAAGGCGAATTTACCGTTTGTTTTCCTGAAATTCTCTGGCCTTGTCAATTCTGCTCTTGGCCGGACGCAGCAGAACATCGGCAGAGTGTTCGATTACGCAAAGCGCACGCCTTGTGTTCTTTGTGTTGATGAAATTGATGCCATCGGAATGTGCCGTGGCAGCCGCGATGATGTCGCTGAAATGAGCCGCGTCACCATCGCATTGATGCAGGAACTTGACCGGCTCCCGAATGACGTCATTCTCATTGGCACTACAAACCGCGTCGATAACCTTGACGAAGCCCTCATTCGCCGATTCACTTTCAAACACCGCGTCAAGCCTTTAGGCGACGATGACATGAAAGAACTGTGCAAGAAGTTCCTTGCTTCGGCAGACTATCCCTTCACGGAATCCGAACTCGACGGACTCTGCCATTCGCTGCGTGAACAGCGGACTGCCAGCGCCGTTGTCAATGCCTGTACAGAACGTATCGTTGCACATATCGTATCGCAGCTGCCTGAAAATTCGGCAGATGCCGTGTAAAAGTATGATAGCCTGGGAAGAAAGCCCTCGTCAGTTTAAGATGTCAAAGCAGCTTGATGAGGGAAAATTCGGAGAAGACTTGGCTCGCAAATTCCTTAACGACCCGATTATCAAAGTGAATCATGGCATTAGCCATTACGATGACGTGACTCAGGATAAATCATATCAAGACAAAGATACCGATTTCATTGTCTGGAAGAAAAATGGCAAGACCTTTGGTCTGGAAGCGAAAGTGGACAGTCACAATACCGGAAATTTCTACCTGGAAACCTCGGTGGACTACTTCTCCATGGTGCCTGACGCTCTGAACGAACAACGGGTGGCGCGGAGGTATCGGGATGGCATCGACCCTTTATGGCACACCCCGGGCTGGGTATACAGGAGTGGTGCGGACCAGATTCTCTATTATTTCAGAACCACGCAGCTGCTTTACATTTTCTCCCGCGTTGATGTCTGGTTCTATGCTGAAAAGCTGATGCGCGGTGGAATCCATCTTGACCCCGAAATCAGAAAACCGAAGATGTATTCGGCTGAAAACACCAGCGAACGAGATGGCTCAACTCTCTTCTTTGCTAACGGCTTATGTGTGAACGCCGAGCAGACATACAAGGCTTTAGGAGCGCAAAAAAGAGTCATTAAATACCAGGTTGAGAACCCGGATTCAGACGTCCCAACGTTCAGCTTTTGCCCTTTCAAATTGTGAATTTTTCGCTAACAATCGTCAAAAAATCACATTTCAGTTCAGCGGAAGAGTATAATTGTAGTAGAAAGAGAGGAAAAAAGCATGAACCAAATACGACCAGTGGGAAAAGAAGTGGATGAGTTAATCATGAAGCACAAAATCTCGGAAACCGGCGCTCGGATGCTTAAATATCAAGAGCAGCTTGCCCGCGAATACAAATACAAGCCTATTCCGCGTACCTTTTTTAAGGATGTACGAGCGGAGGTCGAAGAAGCGCTGCCGGAATGGTGCAATATGTCCGGCGATACGACCAAACTCGAAACCAGAAGCGGCACGGTCATTGCCAGCGGGTATAACCGAATCGTGATTGGCGACTACGGCGCATTCGTTGAGTTTTCGCGTACCCAAGCAAATGCACATCATTTGAAAATCAAAGAGGGGCAGAGCTATCGTATCGAAGACCCGCGCTATGCTGAGCACGTCAAGTATCTTTGGCTCACGGCGGACGATGACTCAGACGTGAAAGTATACGACCAAAAACGCTCGGTTGAGTACGCTGACTACAAGCCGGGGATGCTGTATGTCAGCGTGTACGAGGTGTTTCCGGCAGAAGCGGATAAATAGCGCACTTTTTTGAAAAGGAATCGTTATGAGCAAGCATAAAAACAAAAATCGCACGCCGAAAAAGACGTTTCTTGACGCGATGCGGGAAATTGAACCTTCACTGACGGAGGATAATCTTTTCAGCGAAATATACGATAACGCTCTGGAAATCGAAGATGTTGGCTATGAGGACATCAATGCAGCGTACGCAGATGTTGACAGCGACATGATGACCAGTGATACGGTCATTTTCTCCAAAATCGGCAATAAATACCTGGTGCTGTTTGACCGAGACGACTATACCTCTGCGGAAGCGGATGTCGAAAGCATCGAATTCTCAATATTTGATGATGAAAGCGATGCCGCGAAAAAGTTTAAGGAAAAGATTTTCGAAAAGAAAGCTGAAAACCTTCCCGACTATGAAACTGCAATCAGCAACTTCGAAAAAGCCGTCAAAGAACGAACGGGGGAAGATGTTTGTGTAGAGGATATAGGCGGTACAGGCAGTTTCCCCGCATGGTCTATCAAGCATGGTCGAAACCTTATCGTCGAATACTTTAACGATTTCGATAATCCGGAATCCATCAAGGTGTATCTCCAAAGAGAGAAAGAATTTGCCGATGTGTTCAGAGTTTTCGGCTACGACTTTAGGGAGGTATACAAAGCTTACCGCGACTGGGGTGATAACACCCGTAAATATGTATTTTCGTTCGGATTCAAAATTCCCTGCACGGACGAGTATGTGAGCGAGGATTGCTACCTGCCGATACCATCCGTATGGCAACACAGACAGCGTTGTCCGTTCGAACTCGTAAATATAGAGAGAATGCGGGCAGAACTCGAAAAAGCTAAGGCAGATTATGTCGCAGACCAAGAGGAATGATTATGACCAATCCGGTTTTACAAGAAACTATTATTCGTACCATGGAGGATGTTCCGGAACGGCTTAGCAATGTCTACAGCAAAGAAATCCTCAAGGCGTTTTTTGAGAAAGGTAACTATCTCATCATGCGCATCGTACCTTCCGGCGATACGCGGTTTTATCTCGATAGCGGCAAGCGCGTTACCTCCGCCATGGATTTCCTGAAGCCTCTCCAAAAGCAGGGAGTATATTTCGAGGGATATAGCGTAAACGGGGGCAAGAAATCCAAAATCAAGCCGCCGCCTCCCGTCCCGGAAATCGTATCCACCATGACAGAGGAAGTCTGCACATTGTTCGGCAAGGAATTGATGACGGATTTTTATGCTGCCGGATTTCATTTGACCGTTAAGGGCGTGTCAAAGAAAAAGAAAGCCCGGCAATGGTATCTGCCGAACGGCAAACACATCAGCAGTAAAAACGACATCGTGGGTTTCATGGTAGAGAAGCTGCGTCCTCGGTTTACGCAGGAGTTTTACGACAAGCTGATGGATGATGCGGCAGCAGCGATTCCCGGTATTACACGGGAGAAAGTATCGGTATCTTCCGGCAACGATGAAAAGAACGCATACCTCATTCTCACCATTGACGGTGCTACGACCCGAGAGCAGATTTCGCCGCATGTATCGTATAAGGGCGCTGTCAACAAGCAATTGTTCGATTCGCTTTATATGAAGAGCACGACCCTCCAAAGACGCAATGCGAAAACATTTGCTGACAGCCACGATTTGGCAGCTTTAGAGAACATCGCAAAAGAGATTCTCGGCAATGCGCAAAACGAGTCGGTTTTAACGATAGGGAAGTATCAGATACCTTCTGTCATCATCACGGATATCAAGGTTCGCACGGAGCCGACAAAAGTACAGAAGGCTACGCTTTATAGTGCCGTTGCCTTCAATGACGGCAGCAGACGGACCTTTGCACTGGAAGTTCCTTTTGGTCTCACGGATTCTGAGCTGCAGGAGCGATACAGGGATGATATGCAGAAAAATGTCACCCCTGCTATCGCGGAACAGAAGCGCTATGCTGTCATACCGGGGTCGCCTATTCATGATTTCGTATCCAATGTCTGCTTGGCAAAAGAGCCGGTAACAAAGACCTATACGAAAGACGGCATTACGCTGAACGGCAGTATCTTGACCAGCTATAAGGCGTTGGATGAAGCACTTGCATATACCGTCTCCAATCCGATTTTTACTGGCGAGAACAAGGAAATTGCCTACTTTGAAGTAGCTGACCTTGTGACCATCTGCATCAATGCAGACGGAAAACTGTCCGAGTGTGTTTATCTTACATATTCGCCGTTAACCGAATTTCTCGATATTTCCGCTGGATGGATGCTCGATAAACTCTACGGGCACGACAACAGCGCAAAATGCAGTATCGATTACCGCATCGTGTTCGATTCCGAGAACCGAGGCAAGGATAGTCTGCGTTGCGATGCGAAACTCATCGATGCAAATACCGGCGCTGAAATTGCAAAGGTATATCGGTGCCTCGATAAGAGGCTCAAGACTGATATCGAGACCAGCAAAACGCGAATTCCTCTATCATGCAGCACGATGCTTTACAGCGCAGGCTCGGATGATATTGCGTATTATTTGACAGTCAATGGTGCCGATAACATCCATGCCGTCTACGAGCAAATTAAGGCACAGTTTGGCGCTCTCGGCTATCAGTTCTGTAACTTCTTCGGCAATCTCACCGATTACCGTTATTCCCGCACCGATTTGTATACAAAATTCGGAGAGTCCTACAGCACCGATTACAAGAAAGGTGCAGTACAGGAAAAACTCGACAGCTTTCTCAAAATGCGGCTGAATCTCGCTGACGATGCCTGCGTTTCGCTTTTCAGGACGGACACAGTTAAGAACTACTATGGTTATTTCGAGGTATTCTGGCCGTCATCCCCGTATCTGATGAGAGTCATCGCCGCAATGTACAAAAATGACTCCGCAGATGCTATGCAGCCGTCCTTGGAAGATTTTAAGTACCTGACGAAAGATGCCCAGTATCGGATACTGACCGAGAAATGCAAGACCGCCAAAACGGAAGATGACGCATTTGCAGTCATCTCGTGCCTCGAAACCCAGCCGCAGACTGTGCGAAAACTGCTGTTCGCGAAAGAATATTTCCGTGATGCCTATATGCTGCTCAATGACGCAGACCGGATGTTTGCCGACATCCTTATCAGCGACTGTGCGGGTTGTGTGAAACTGTTAAAGTCGCTCCAAAAAGAAGTTGAGGAGAAAGCGTAATGTATACTTATACTGCTAACGATATAGAAACAATGCTTTCCGAAAACGGGTATTTCCCGAACCGGAAAATCGCCTATGCCATCCTGAACGCATTGCGTGACGATTCGTCCCCGCTGCTCATTGAGGGTGACCCTGGTGTGGGTAAGACGAGCCTTGCTAAAGCTGTCTCCGCCATGCTGAACATCCCTCTGATTCGCGTTTCCTGCCATGAAGGCATTACGGCAGATAAAATTCTGTATGACTACGACTACCAGCGTCAGCTTCTGGTCGTGTCTGCGATTCGGGATAAACTCAACGAGAGCCTCAAAGACCTGTCTGTGAACGAGAGCATCAAGGCTGTAGCACAGAACACCGAGTTCTATGGTCCTGATTTTCTTCTGAAACGCCCTGTCATTGAAGCATTGACGATGAAAGGTCGGAAAGTTCTCCTCATCGATGAAATCGATAAGACAGAACCCGAAATCGAGCATGCGCTCCTTGAAATGCTCTCGGATTTTGCTATCACCATCCCGGAATACGGCACAATTCAGTGTGCGCAGGAAGACCGTCCTATTGTATTCCTTACCTCGAACAATTATCGGGAACTCTCTCAACCCATGCTGCGCCGGTGTTCATACTTGTACATCGAGCACAAGACCTTAGAGGAAATCAAGAAAATCATCTGCGCGAATGTCTCGGCATCGGATGAGTTCGTGAATACGGTTGCGTCTGTCATCGACCGGCTCCAGAAAACCGATTTACGTCACGCCATCTCTATCAGCGAGGGCATTGAATGGGCAAACTGCCTGATTCAGACCTTCGGCTGCAAGACGGCAAAAGATGTGACGGATGCCATCCCGTATTCCATCGGCTCGCTGGTCAAGGACCACGCGGATGAGAAAACCGCAATGCGTGCATTGCAGAATATCTGACGGAGACCTGTATGTCCAATACAATGTCTAATCCCGTAGCTTCGTATGTCGGGATGTATACGCCGTTCTTTAATGAACTTTTGAAGGAATACGGATTCACTTTCTCGATGGCAGAAGCCATGAACGGTATCAAGCATATCTCTGACCCCTTGGATGTCGAGGATGTTCTGTATACGATGCAGGGGGCTTTATGCCACACGAAAGAGGAATGCGATGTCTTTGAGGCAGTATTCTGCAAGCGGTTTCTGCACTATACGAGTATACCGGCTATACCGAAAACGCCTAAGAAGCCGAACAAAAGCATTGCCTCGTTTCTGAATATGACGGACGACGCTCTGGATGAGTTTCTTCGCAAGACCCGCACGAGCCGTGAACGGGCGGCACAGGAAGTCGAGAAGCAGCGCAATTCAAAGCCCAGCAGTGACGAAATTCGCAAGCAGGAACAGCTTGTTTCCGATATTGTGGATGATGTACAGGGCAAGCGTTTGGCGACTCTGGATGCCGATATCCGGTATCAGGCGGCTGTGACGGAAGCAGTCCTTTCCGGTAATCTGGATTTAATTCAGGAATTTGAAAAGTTGCTCAAGCAATGCAAAGCCCTCGCAGACGGCGACATCGCCTGTTACGGTATTTCCGAACAGAAACTGCATGATTTGGTTCGTGAAGCCACAACGCAATCTATCACAGTGGCGCAAAAATCTGTCATGTCTGCGGCTGTCTTGGCGCGAAAAGCCAAAGAGCCCGACTTGTACAAGGCTTTTATCTCCCTTGCACAGGTATTTCAGGCATTGAGCAAGTCTGTCAAGCGTACACAATCGGGCATTGAGGACGATGAACGGGTCAGAAAGGCGAAGGAAGCCGTCAAGAAAACCAAGCAGCAATACCGCGATGCGTGCCGCGAATACGACAAGGAAAGTAATAAGCTGAACCAGATGCACGATAAAGTGTCCCAGTATGAGCGGGAACTGCGCGAGTGTCAGAAAAAGGTCTCGGCGTACGATGATATCTTATCGGATGCACAAAAGGCGATAGAGGAGAAGCAGCGGCAAAGCATTCTCAAAAACCAGTCGGTGAATCATCGGGATGTCTTCAAGGGCGGTCACAACGCTGTCAGGACCAAGAACGCCACCGACAAACTTCTTAACGAGGATGTCACCCAGTTGTCCCGCGTCGATATCGAGAAGGTCCTCACTTATATCCGCACGAACGCCAAGACTTTCCGCCAAAAGCTTCGTAAGCTGTACATAACCCAGCAAAAGAAGCAAATCGACGTCAAAAAGACGATTGAGAAATCCGTCCAGTGTGATGGCGAGATTGCACGACTGTACTACAAAAAGCCGATAAAGTCCAAAGCAAATGTCGTGATGCTGGCAGATATATCCGGGTCTTGCCGCGCTATGACTTCTCTCGCTCTGACATATATGGGTTTGATGCGGGAAGTTTTTCCCGGAGGCTGCCACCTGTTCGTTTTTGTGAATCACTTAGTTCCTGTTGACCGTTATTTTTCAAACGAGAATGTAACGGCTGCTGTGGAAAGTATCAACAAGAATGTCCCCAGCCGAGGTATCTACTCAAACTACGGTGTGCCTCTCAAAGAACTGCGCTACGATAATACCGGAATCATCAACAAGGATACTACTATCGTTATGCTGGGTGACTGTCGAAACAACAGGAACTATTCCAGTGTGGAAGATGTAGAATGGCTTTCTAAGCGAGCATCCAACTTCTTCGTTCTGAACCCCGAACCACGGGACGAATGGGGACAGGGCGATTCCATTGCTGACCTATACGCAAAGAGCGGCGCAGTGGTTTCACAGGTCAGCTCGGCCAAAGATTTGCTGAATTTCCTGCAATCTGCCGGAACCACAAGGCATTTGTGATGCGCTTGCCCCAACCACTAGATATAGTGGTATCTTAATGTTTGTTTACAATTTAGACACTATATATTGTGTCTTTTCATTGACCGGATACCACATATATGGTATAATACAATTGTTCTCAGGAAGAGGAACGGCTCCTGAGACATCAAGGTTTTCCTTTCCCCAATCTTGGTCGCATGGCTTCATTTGAGCTGACACAGGTGAAGCGTGAAAATCATCCGTTTCATAGTAATATTCCTTCCTTTCTTTGGCGCGGGTAACTCCGCGCCAGCCGTCCAAGTAAACAGCCTCCACGCGGCGGACGGTGGACAACAGATGTTTCCGTGTTCCGGGCATCTGGCTAATGTTTGTATTTGCTGGTTTAGCTCAGCTGGTAGAGCAACTGATTTGTAATCAGTCGGTCATCGGTTCAAGTCCGATTTCCAGCTCCAGACGCTATCCGTTGGATGTATCGAAATCACATGATACGATGCTATACACAACATCTGGCGGACAGCATGCCACCCATTAAGGCGGCCTCCTCGTGGCGGGTGGCGGACAGCGGCTCTTGCGGCTGCTGACGAATGTCTTAGAAGCATGCAAACGTACGAGCATCCCCGTCAAGTCGGGGCGCATCCAGACGCGACACAGCCGTAAAGGCGAGATTGCTGCACGGCAACTGGTAAGTTTCGCCGCAGTCTCACACACAGCCCAACGACAACCGTTAACCCGATTTGACAGGGAATCAACGACAGGGCTCAAAATTTGAAGTTGACCAACACCCAAGCGCTTTCTTGGATTCTCGCGTATCGTCAACGATGAGGTTCGCAAGATTGTCAGGTGGTGTGAAGATGACATCCGGGGATGACGACCTACTAAACGGATGTCATGGCGGGGCTAATTGAGGGTTCACCCGCAATCTTATGCAGGTATCGTATAACGGCTAATACTCCGCCCCTCCAAGGCGGAGACGCGGGTTCGACCCCCGCTACTTGCTCCACACGTCGCAGTCACCGTACGCCACGACGTTAAACTTGGTGAGCATGGTCCACTTGTGGTCCGCTGTCCGAATGTCGATGAGACAGCCTCAAAAATAATAGACAAACAGGTGCTGTGCCTGAAAGTATTCGAAAGTCCCGGTGTTAGTCGCGAATAAGACCGGAAAACGGTGAAGAGGGTACAATACAGAATCTATCGGCGTGGCTGCCGAATGGTGCTGGATGCGAGTTGGCTTCTCGCTCAAGGGGTGACCAGCATAAAACACCCTATCGTGCTCGATTAGCTCAGTTGGTAGAGCAGCGCATTCGTAACGCGCAGGTCGGCAGTTCGAACCTGCCATCAAGCCCCATCACCAAATTAAGCGATAATAGGAAGGAGATGAATTCTATGGAACAGGCAATTATCAATGTCGAAGGTACAACTACCATTGAAACCGCTGCAGCAGCAAAAAAGCTGATTGAAATGTTTGGCAACCAGAACATCCGCGCCATCGCTGTCAACCGTGTAAACGACAAGAGCGACGAGGTCATTGTTGAGCTCGATTTCGTTCCCGGTTTGGCACCGCATCTGCACGGCTTCACGCTTCAGGTTAATGGCTTGACCTGTGGTTATGCTGGTACTGGTCCTTCCAATCTGTATGAAGTCCTGCAGGCGGCTGGCGTGAGTGAAGCTCAGGTAGCACGCGAGGACATCACTCAGAAGAGCACAAAAACCATTCCTCTGCGCCTGGAACGCGCCGTGACTCAGTACGGCGACTTCCAGTTTGCGTAACGCTATTTGGCGGGCTTGACCCGCCATCATGGAGGGATAGCTTAGCTGGATAAAGCACCTGCCGCAAAGCAGGGTATCGATGGTTCGAGGCCATCTCCCTTCTCCATCCAGACACCCTTTCGCTTCCTTTCGCCAAAGGTATCTGGGGTATTGTACTGCATTGCGTGTAGTACGGCCAATCAGGCGCGGAACTCCGAAACCATACCACGAAGAATTTTATCCTCTCCGCGCAGCATGGACATGCGATTTTACGGGGATAAATTCAAACCGAAATTGTGTCGAGTGGCGAAGACGGTTGCGACACTGGCGAAGCACATATCTGCTTCGTCAACCATCCATGAGAAAGCCTCCACGTGGCAGATGGTGGGCAACGCAGCAAAGCTGCGGCTGATTTCTTTCAAACCGGTATCTGAATAAATGCAGATAAATAGACGAAAAAATCAAAAAAGCAAAGGAGTACACAGCATGAGTAATCAGAAAATCATCAAAGCAATCGCAGGGATTGCAGCAGCCGGTATGATGGCAACTTGTCTGCCTGTCGCAGCATTCGCAGCCACCGGCGACACCTATCATTTCTCTTTCAGCAACGGTTCTTCCCAGGACCTGGCTCCGGGCGGCTCTATGACGTTCCCGGCGAGCCAGTATGACTACGGTTACTGGATTACCCTGCAGGGCCACGGCGGCTACACCTACAACTACTATCCCGGCGACACTCTGCCGTACGATGCAGTTGACCAGTGGTTCACCGCTGACGGCATCACTTCCTGCTATGCGGCTGAGGGCAATCCGCGTTCCATCACCATCAACTACCAGATTGACGGCAACACGGTGCTGACCGAAACTGACACCGCCACTTTCCCCGGCAGCGTTGATGGTCAGAGCGTTGAAGCCTGGACCACGGATTCCGGTGATACTTACACCGCATCCAGCAAGAGCCTGAACCATGACCGCCTGTTCTACTACCTGGGCGACGACATCCACGACAACGTCCTGACCCTGAAAGCCACTTCTGCATCCACTCCCGACGACGGCAAGGATGACAACAAGGGCGATGACAAGGGTGATGTTACCAAACCCGACGATAAGGGCGACAATACCGGCGACAGTGGCACCACCACTCCCGATGACAAGGGCGACGTAGTGGCCCCCGATAAGGACAACACCGGTAAGGACAACACTTCTACCGGCTCCAACAAGGGCAACGGTACTACCACCACTACTCCGACCGCTCCTCGCAAGAACGTTGAAGTCTCTGAGCACGGTGAAATTGCCGCCGCTATTGCCAATGGCACCTGGGGCAATGAGTACACCGTCTGCACCAGCTGTGGCTATCACAACTGGACCCGCAAGGGTAACGTTTACGTCTGTGACCATTGTGGTCACGAAGTTCTGACTGTCAAGGGCGCTGATGGCGTCAAGGGTTATGCTGGCACTCTGGCTGGCAATGAACCCCAGTACGCTTCTACCTCTGAAGCTCAGGCTGCTGCTGAAAAGCGTGAAGCCGCTTATGCCGCTTCCATCGCTGCTCTGCAGGCACAGGTTGCCGCTCGTGAAGCTGCTTATGCCGCTTCCCTGGGCATCCACTAATTTGCCATCCTCTAACTAACGGTAATCGATAGTTTTTTCTCCTTGCTGTGGGGCGGGATTTCGGTCCCGCCCCATCCTTTTGTGGTCAGATGTCCGAGTGGTTTAAGGAACTGGTCTTGAAAACCAGCGACGCCGCAAACGTCCGTGGGTTCGAATCCCACTCTGGCCGCCATGTTTGCCGGGACTTCCCGGCTTTTTTGTTTTTGAGTGCAAGAGCTATTTTTATCGCCAATCCGGACTTGAAGAAGCAACTTTGGGGCGGGCATCTTTGGAACCCAAGCTACTTTATTGCAACCGTCAGTGATAACACGCGCAAACAAGTACAAGAATACATTGCATCTCAAAAAACAAGAAACTGATGAAAGGGGGCTTCGCAGTGAAAATCACTTCCAGCTATGCTGTGGAAATCAAAAAGCAGAAAATGTTCGACAATACTATAAAGATTTATCGCGAAGCCGTTTCTTTCTTGATTGGTTGTTTTAACAAAGAATGGGATTCTATTCAAAAAGTAGAGGGTGCCAAATCTCGAAAGAGTTTTGCCGAGAAGTTAATTCATACTACAAAATACAGCACTGCTAAATATGATTTCGATGCCAAGTTTTATAAGTTCCCTAGTTACCTGCGCAGAGCGGCTATTCAAGCAGCACTCGGCTCTGTAAGCAGTTACCGTAGCAACTACAAGAACTGGGAAGCTAACGGCAAAGTTGGCAATGAGCCAAAACTCCAATGCGATAGATTCTGTTTCCCAACTTTCTATAAAACCGTTATGTTTTCTGAAAGCACCGAACCCAACCAGTGCTACTTAAAGCTGTACAGTAAAAACGATTGGGTTTGGGTTCCTATCGCAATGCGTGCCACCGATGTGAAGTACATCACGAAATACTGGTCACATTGCCAGAAGAGTGCTCCTGCACTCGAAAAGAAGTACGGGAAGTATTTCCTACGCTTTGCCTTCGAGGAAGAGGTAAAACTCTCCGATACTGAAATTCAGGATAGGCGTATCTGCGCTGTAGACCTTGGTCTCAATACTGACGCTGTGTGTAGCATCATGACTGCTGATGGAGCTGTCATTGCAAGAAAATTTATCAATTTTGCAAGTGAAAAAGACCATCTGTATCATGTGCTCAACCGTATTAAGCGTAAGCAAAGAGAACATGGGCCTAAGAGTGCTGCTGCTATGTGGCGTTACGTCAAAGCCTTGAATGATGATGTAGCGAAAAAAGTTGCCGCCGCCATTACTGAATTCGCAGTGCTTTATTCTGTAGATGTGATTGTTTTTGAACATTTGTCATTTACAGGCAAAAAGCACGGCGGCAGTAAAGCACAAAAGCTGACAATGTGGAAACGTAATTCCATACAGGATTATGTGACACAGAAGGCACACCGCTGCGGTATCCGGATTTCGCGTATCTGCGCTTGGGGCACAAGCAAACTCGCCTTTGATGGCAGTGGTGCTCTTGAGCGTGATGAAACCAATCGTGCCCTTGCAACGTTTGCAAGCGGCAAACAATACAACTGTGACCTAAGTGCGAGCTACAATATTGGCGCTCGCTACTTTGTCAGAGAGTTGCTAAAACCCTTGCCAGCGATGGTAAGGTCTCAGCTTTCGGCTAATGTTCCGGATGTTGAGCGTAGAATCCAAGTTACACTTGCCACGCTTAAAGTTCTGTATCCTGAGCTTAAAAAACTCAGTACACAAGCAGCGTAAGATGTACAGATGCTAACTGAGTTATTAGTTTTCTTGCGGTGATGGCTTCCGTCTGGACGCCTGAGCTGAGGGATTACCGTATCTTTCGTTAGAACGCCGCCACCCATAAAAGGAGCGGGAAGCCCGCGACTTTAGTCGTGGGAGGATTCACCCTGACAACGGTTGTTCGACTCGACCATTCTCGGCCAACGCTCACTTTCATGCGCATCGGAAGTGAGATTCTTCAAAGCTGTGTTCCCATAAGCAAGGCACGGAAGATGCGCGACAAGTGCTCGTAACTCAATCGGTAGAGTACCCGACTTTTAATCGGGGTGTTCGGGATTCGATTTCCCGCGAGCGCACCATGCCCGGCAGAGCATTATCTGCCACTTTTGTGGGTGTATAGCTCAGTAGGCAGAGCGGCGGACCGTTAATCCGTTTGTCGCAGGTTCAAATCCTGCTACGCCCGCCATAAGCTCCTCTGGTGAAATTGGCAGACACAGTGCGTTCAAACCGCACCGTTTTGAGGGTTCGAATCCCTCGGGGAGTACCATGTCCGGCAGTACAACAACTGCCATTTATGGGTTGTTAGCTCAGTTGGCAGAGCAACAGACCGTTAAACCGTGGGCCGCAGGTTCGAATCCTGCACAACCCGCCATATGCTCCAGTGGCGAAACTGGCAAACGCGGCGGCTTTAAGTCCCGTTTTACTCTGGGTTCGACTCCCAGCTGGAGTATCTATATAGGGGTGTAGCTCAAGTGGTAGAGCAGCGGTCTCCAAAACCGCTTGTTGCATGTTCGAGTCGTGTTACCCCTGCCACAATAAGAAAAGCCGTCCTCACATAAGAGGCGGCTTTTTGTTTTGGAGAGTACACAGACCAAAAAACTAAACCACAAGTTGATTGCGAACTTGCGAAAACATGGTATAATAATATCAGAACGAAACGAAAGGAGATACCCCAAAATGCTGTGCAACACTGTTAATGTCATGTCGTATGAGTATAGTTACGAATATTCTGAGTTCATGTCCTTTGAACGCAGTTTTATTTCTCATACTCCTCGACAGGCAAAAACAGACCATGTACAGATGCGGTGCGTCTTCTAAGCGATAACTGCATGTCATAGCTGCTTGTCGAGATTTCGGCAGGCAGCTTTTTTGTTGCCTGCAATACAGAAAGGCAGCAAGAAAAATGAACGTTCCTACTATTGATATCCAGCAGACAGGTGCCAATATCAAGGCCCTGCGAAAGGCAGCAGGCATCAAGGTGAAGGATGTGGCAGACATGCTCGGTGTGTCTCCGCAGGCGGTTGCTAAATGGCAAGCCGGAACAGCGCTTCCCACCATCGATAACCTTGTGATATTAGCAGCAATGCTCGATACGAAAATTGATGACATCCTTGTCATCGCATAAACCCTCGCCGCAGGATTGCGGCTATATATGGCCCGTTGGACGAATTGGTAGAGTTGCCGCCCTTTCACGGCGGAGGTTATTGTGGGTTCGAAACCCACACGGGTCACCATGCTTCTGTAGCTCAGTTGGTAGAGCAGCGGTCTGAAGAACCGCGTGTCGCTGGTTCGATTCCAGCCGGGAGCACCATATGTGTCGGTATGCAAGAGGTTAAAGCAAACGGTCTGTAAAACCGCTCCGTTACGGTTCACTGGTTCGAATCCAGTCCGACACACCATAAGGCCCCTTCGACAAGTTGGTCCAAGTCGCCAGCCTCTCAAACTGGAGTCGGCAGTTCGAGTCTGCCAGGGGTCATACAAGCACCTATGTTATGTCAAAAAGTGTTTTTATTAAACAATAAACTTGACGCAACACCTAATGTTGCGTCAAGTTTTATTTATTTTTGTAAAACTATAAACTTTACTATTGCCTTGTTCCGCTTTTTTGATATAATAATTGTAGAACTATAAACTTTACCAATTGCGAGGCACCACCTATGAGCATCTATCATGTTACCGAAGAAAGAAAAATGAGAGATAAACGGGGTAAGGGTACTGGTGCCGATTATAAACCTTGGATTTATGTCCGAGAAATAAAAAGTGATGGTACTTCGTCAGAACCGATAGACTGGACCAATGGAAGAACCTGCCAACTATTGTCACAAGGAGAAAAATACCTTTGGTATTATTTGAGATGGGATGATTCTGTTAAAAACATCTACGAACAGTATCCACTAAATTTAGATGCAACTAATAGTATTGCTTTCAATTCTGGCATCAAGCCCATGCTAAACGGGAAAAAGCATATGACTACCGATTTTTATGTCGAGTATCAAGATGGTCATTTCGAAGCTTTTTCCATTAAAGATTCCCGCCAGACTTTTGAAAATAAACGAAATATAGAACTTCAATTTGTGGAAATGCAGTATTGGGAGCAAATGGGCATTCCTTGGCATTTGACTTATAAAGAAGATTATAATCCCATATACATACAAAATATAGAAATAGTAACGACTTTTTATGATATAGCCAGTGTTTATGATGTGTTTTCATATATCAAACATTTAATAGCGCATAAAATCGTTAAAGTTGATTTGCAAACCAAATTACTTAACCTCAATGAGATTTATAAAAGTAATAAGGAGTTTATCGATGAATACTATAGCCATACATGCAGGGGATATATTGAGTGACCAAGAAAGTAAAGTTGAATATGGCATTGTTTTTATAAATGCTAACAGCAATTTACTTATTGCTTGTGAAAGAAACACAACCAAATTACTTCTGTCTACATTTCCATTAGATATTGTTTATAAGAAGGTTGTAAGCGGCGCATTTACTATTGTAGAAAAAGAAGAAGTTGTTTATGATGAGGACAATATGTCCGCATCGGCAATAGAAGCAAATAAAAAGCGTGCGGATTTTATTAAAGATGTTGCCAATAAATATGGCCCTGATTATTCAGCACTTCTAAAAAAGAACTATGATTCATATATCAAGCATGAATTGACGAAAAAATATGGAATATCGCATACTACCGCCTATAATTTAATAAGAAAATACTTACAATCAGGATGCGACATCAACTCTGTTTACGACAAAAAAACTTTAGGTGTGAATGGTAAGGCTAAATCTAACTATAAAATAAAAACAGGGAAAAAGCCTGATTTGGGTTCTCAAGGTATCATAATCACCGATGATGTTAAAGCTATTTTCGACAAGGTTCTTAACTATTATGCATCCGGGAGAAGCAAAAGCTATAAATTCGTTTATAACTTGATGATTGCCGAGTATTTTTGTGACCAAAGAGAAATAGATGGCGGCATTCAATATGTTCCGTTTCCTATTAACGAAAGACCTACTTACGCACAGTTTTATTATTATGCAAAAAAGAAGTTTTCTGTGGAAGAAATCGGCGTTATTAAAACTTCTCGTATGGAGTATAGGAATAACATGCGGCTTATACGGTCTGATGTTCAAAAAGCTGCAATCGCTCCAGCGTATATAACTGAAATGGATGAGCTAGAGTCTGACTTGGAGCTTGTGGATTCTCAAACAAGAACAATGAACATTGGTAGAGCCATTGTTTATTGTCTGATTGATGTTTGCACAAGATTGATTATGGCTGTATCTGTGAGTTTAGAGAATAATAGTGTCAGGGGATTTACTAACTGTTTCATGTTTCTCGCGGATGATAAGCGTAAAATTGCCAATCGATATGGACTTGATTTCGATGATACAATGTGGCCTTCTGGTTACTTACCCAAAATCATCAGGACGGACCGTGGTTCTGAATATATGAGTGGAGAAGTCGGAAGAATTTGCAATGAACTGGGTATTACCCTTGAACCTGTTCCTGCTGGGACAGGTTCATTAAAAGGCGTTGTAGAACAGAGTTTCCATCAATTACACTGCTCTATAAATCCTTTAACTGAAAGACGTGGCCTTATCACCAAAAGGAACGACTCCAACCACCATAAGCAGGCAAAACTCACAATTACAGAATTCACGAAAATAGTATTAAATTGTGCTCTGGCACACAATACAAGCACTATTGAAAAGTTCAAATTATCCGCAAGGCAAACTAAAGACGGCGTTTACCCAATTCCAATTGTATTATGGCAAGATGGCTGCAATCACGGCTTAGAGCCGAAGAAAATTATCAATAAGGAACAATTCGCATGGACCTTGATGACAAAAGAATCCGGTAAAATTTCAAGAAATGGGCTTACCGTAAACGGAATCAATTATTTACCTGTCAATGATGCAGATTTGGAAAATCATATGGCAAAGGCAGGCAATAAAAGTGTACCGTTTGAATGTCGTATGGATAGGCGAATCGTAGACAGAGTTTACTATTTGAAAGACAATAAACTTCGATATTGCGAACTCAACGCTGAATCTACTGACAACGCAGAATTCAAAGGCTTAATGTTTGAGGATGCTATGGCATTGAAAAAAGCAAGACGGTTATTGATTGCTAAAAGTAAGCGCGAAACAGATGACACAAATGTTTTTACCGTAATGACCAATAAACAGACAGTCGAAAATGCCGTCCGCGAAACGAATACAGCTTTAAAAAATGCTTCCAATACAGGCAGTCCGAAGAAAGAAGTAGATACAACAAATATCAAGAAGAATAGAGCTGCAGAACGCAGAACTGTTATGGAGGAGCATTATATTGGTAACAGGTTACTGGGCGACAATCAAAGTGGTGCATTTACATCCACAAAAAGCTCCGATACAAACTACACTTCACCTGACGTAAGTGACGATTTTGATGCTTTCTTTAGTGATGATGAAACTGATTGGAGCAAGGCAATTAAAGACGAACGGAAAGAGGAATGATATATGTCTGTACTTATATGGGATTATGAATATGCAGACCTTCAAGATGGCGAAGGCCAATATGATAATATCAATCTTCATAATGTGAATTCTGTAAAAGCTGTATACATTCCTGCCGAGTTTGAAATGGACAAAGGCAATCCATTTATAGAAGCCCTTCCTTTACCGCGTGAGGGAGTTGACGTAAGGCGCTCATATAACAAGCAGATAAATGGTTATGATGCAGATAAAGTCTCTGATATGAGCGACTATCAGCGTATAAGAGCCATTTCGCAGCTCCGTGAACTCCGTTTTCCTTTACCATTCGACGAAAGATTGGAAACGACCATTTACAACACATTAGTAACATCATACAGAAATCGAAAACTTCGTGGCAACATTGACGCTCCAATTTCATATGATGCTGGCGATGAAAAACAGGAAACTTCCTGCTGGTTCCCATCATGATGCGATGTTCGTACACATCGAGTTTGATGCTTCCCATGGGCCGAACGATGTGGATACGCTCTTCCTGATTGTCCCTTTCAAGGCAAACCCCAATTTTGACAGTATCGAGCTCTGTCAATGTATGCAGTGGTGCCTCAACGGTAAGAAGCTAATTGAGTCCTATCGGCGCAACAATGATGCTCGCGAGCAGGCATTTCAGAACGGAACTGATTCCGCCACTGTCAATGACGCCACGATTTCAAATGTACCCGGTGCCGTTCTCAGTGAAGAAGAGCTGGAAAAGCAGCGGGAATTCAACGCCGGCATTGAGCCGTATCTTCGTGTTGCGGTTTCTGCAGCTTATTACCTTGCATCCAAGAATGCTGAAATCAAAGAGGTAAAAATCCCGAAAGAGAAGCGGCCTATCCTTGTTTCCAAACCTGGTGCAACACCTAAGAAAGTTAATATCAGGACCTACAATGTAGGCTTTGTCATCGGAAAGAGCTTTGAAAAGCAGCTGGCTTCTGGCACGGAATATCAGAAGTCCACAGCAACCGGCACGGGCCGTACGGTCAGACCACATGTCCGCCGTGCTCATTGGCACCACTACTGGGTTGGAGAAGGTCGAACTCGCTTAGAGGTCCGCTGGATTGAGCCGACTTTTGTGTTGCCGGAAGGAAAACGTGAGGTAAAAATTGCAACAGTAAGACGCGTCATGGGCACTTAAAGGAGATTCATATGAAAGCAAACTACAAAGTAATCGCAAACAAGCAGAAAATTCTTGAAAAAGAAATTGAAAATTTCGAGCCAACATCAACAATGTCAGTGCTTCTGATGCGCTACAGCATCATACAAGGGCTACTCCAGGTTAAACTGAACGAAAAAGACGCGAATGGTAACCCTAACATCAGCCCTTCCGATATGGCATACGATATGACTACATTTTTTAGCGATGCCGTCAATACTGCGGCCGATGATTTCACAGATGATGATGACGACCGCACAATAAAATTTGATGGCACCGTTGATGAATTCCGGCAAGAACTGGCTAATCGGGTTCTGATAACACTCAGCCTGGCGTTTGAACATGAATTCATAAATTTTACAGAGCAAACCGGGATTTCCCGCGCACAGTATGAAATTCTTGCGGCTGAATATATTGCTCATGCGGAAGACGATGGCAGTAAAGTATCCGAAATGTTCAAAGGCGACAGCTCTGAAAAGCACAAATCTAAGGGTTGGACTAGCACCATGCCCAAAAACAAACGAAGTTAAAAATTCACTCGCACGAATGTGCGAACCGACTAAAATAATAATTGCCTGACCTATCTCCGGGCAAGCCCGGGAGGTTCTGGAAGTGGCTGCACAAAAAGCGTTACTTCGATTGCTCGTTTCAGGCTTTAAGCATCGGCATCGCTAGAACCAGAACCGTGAATCAAGCTCCCCATTGGGAACATTAGCGATTCACTTTGTCTGTTTAGACGGGACCGTGGTCAACAGGCCCCCAAAAAATCTTAGATACCAGAATTGCAGACTTTATGTCCGCTGGCTTTTATATCGGAAATGCACTTATCATGTGCTTTTTTGAAAGTTTCGTATTTTGAAATGCAAATATCTTGGTTGATGGTCTTGAAATCGTCGTTATGACAAAGAAGCAAAAAGGCAGAATAAATATCGCGCTGTACTTTTGTACCGTCATCAAAGCTGTGCCACCTCTGGCTCAGCTTCTTTTTGTTGTATGTGTTGCTTTTGTGGTCGTATTGGCTTGCGCGGTACATATTATCAACCACATGAAAGTGGCTGTCGCCAAACTTTGAATGGAGTTGTGCGTAAAGATACCCTGGACACCTATGAAGAATGGAATGCCCAAAACGCTTTCTGCGCTTTTGTTTCTTTCCTTGTTCAGGAATAGAAGGTTTAGCTTTCTTCTGAAGTGCTTTTACGTTACTTTTTTCAATGGTCACATCATCGCCCATGGCTCGAATCCGGTTTGCCAATTCATTGTTGGCATACTTGCGGCTCAAGGCATTTTTTCGGCGAAGCTCTTTTAAGTAAGCTTCTTTTATCCTATATTGCTTTGATTTCTTCCAAGGCTTGCGAATGCCCTTTTTGACTGTACCGTTCTCATTAAAGCGGTCTTTGTTGTTTGCTCTTCTGCTGCGGTCAAGAGCTCTTAAAAGGAGTCGTTCTTTGCGCTCGTGCTGCTTGGTTGATTTGCCGTTCCGCTCAGCAAGGTTCTCCAGGATTACAGAAGTTTCCGATACAGCTGCAACACTTTGGGGGCCAAGGTCCACGCCAACAAGTCCCTTGCCACAAGGGTGTTTTAAGCTGCCTGACTTTGTATATTTAGGAACCGGGTCTCCTTCAACGGTGATGTGAGCGTAAACCCTCAATCTGCCGCGAATCGTCACGCATTTGAGAGCAATGAAGCAAGGTCTATATGTATTTTGCGGGATACCGGTCTTCGAAAAAATGGCAACAGCCTTTTTCTCGGTTTCAGGGTCAGAAACAAATGCCTCAATGCAAGCCAGCTCGTTCTTTGCAAACGAATCATTTTTCTTTACCACCAATGTAAACGCATCGATGCCGCCCATTTTGCATCGTGGAGCACCATCAACAAACGATAGTGTAATTCCACGCTCAATTTGTTTGGCTCGAATCAGGGGAAGCTCTCCACGCTTTGCATAGTTGAGATGCTTACCATCTCGATACAAAACTGATTGAACAGCTGTCCAAACATTTTCTGTCTCAGATAGCAAAAACACAGTGTTGATTTTGCTGCTCTTCGAAATTTTCGCCATATCGTGGCGCAAATTTTCCATTGTCAGCTTGTATTTGGCTTGAAGCTTTTCAAGCACATCAGCAGCACTATTTGCTTTTTTCTTGATATCATTGTATTTTGTTGTGCCTTCATCCAAAGAAGAAAGCGCAAACATTGCACTATGATACTGCTTCAAGGCTTCCCGATACGCCTTTGTACGAAACAATTGAGATACTCGCTTTTGTGCAATGTTCGTAAGGTGGTTTCCATAAACTCTTAAATCATTCGCAATATGAAACAGCTTGCGCTTATCATCTTCCTTGATTTGTGCTTCCAGAACCAAAACATGCCGACTTGTCGCAGCGCGATGCCTTTTGCGTTCGTCCTCATAAGGAGTTCTGATATGCTTTTTGCGAGCCGTCATGTTTTCACCACCTAGCTTTTTTGCTCTTCTATATATTTTTTCACTGTTTCAGCACTAATGTGACCAACAGAAGCAATGTAATATCCACGGCTCCATAAAACGCCGCATTTTGCATAAAAGGATTTGAGTTCTGGAAATGCCGCAAACAATTGAATTGCAGAACGGCTTTTCAGTGTCCGTGCGATGTCGCAAGGCGCTACTGTCTGTGGAGCTGAAAGAAAAATGTGTATATGGTCGGGCGTGACCTCCAGTGCTTTAATTTCATAATGATATGTTTCACATATAGAAACCAATATGTCTTTAAGCACATCAGCAACCGGCCCGTCCAACGCTGAAAAGCGAAATTTGGGGCACCAAATAATATGATACTGTAAGTTGTATTTGCAATGAGCTGCTGTATCATATTTGGGTTTCATCTTTTGGCTCCTCAAGCTGATATTTTTCCTGGATGCCACGACGCATCAAATCAAGAAAAGTGATTGTCTTTCCTTCTTCCACGGAATATATACGCGCTAAATTTTCTAAAGACTGTTTCCATTCGAAAGGAATCGTGATGTTCACTTGTACATTTGATTTCTTTGCCAACTGTATCACCTCATACATATATTATATATGTATTCTATGTTACTGGTCAAGCTACCGAACCTATGATTCATTAAAAATTAAAAAAGGAGATGAAGCCATTCATCCCGCAGGCAAATCTGCAGGTTTTCTGGCTCTCAATTATAACAATAACAATAAGCCGTTGCCTATGCTGGGGGCAGCGGTTTTTTCTTTTCTCTTGCAATACTGTGCGAACGGCATATCATAAAAATTGTACGATAGATAACAGACTGTTGGTCCATTGCGTACAATTCATATTCTGCAGTTAAATTAGCAGACTCTCTTTTGAGGGCCTGCTTCTTTTTTTGTATGTATTGATTAGAAACAAAAATATTTCAGAAAGGATGAATACTATGACCACAAATACCAAGAACAGTTTTACCAGGTTCGCGGCTGCCGCAAAAGATTGCTTCTATGTGAATTCTTTTCGCGCAGACTTAGTTCAGTGCGACAGGGCCTTGAAAATGGACGGCGAGATGCACGTCGAAGCGGAATGCTGGATGAACATTTTGGATGCCCTGGACGATAACGACATCAAGATGTATGTCGATAACGAATACCGTCCCGGACTTCTGAACCCGTTCCATAAATGGTGACGCTCCAAAAACAAGTCAATAACCCACGACTAAAGTCGCAGGCTTGCTCCGGCAAGTCTGCACTTTAGAAGTGTCCGTAAGGATATGTTGACTACCATAAGTGCTTCGAGCACTCCGTTATAAGCGAATAGATAGTTACCGTGTGGCGTTAATCCTAACTGCACGCTCTAAGACAACACATCACGTAAAGCTGAGGCAAAGCCGACAGGTGTGGCTGTATTAAACCGTTTATGACCTTGGGGAAGGATTTTTACCCTCTTCGGAGGAGTGAGCAGCTTCTTTTTAGCTGCCAGAGCGCCTCTATTCGTAGTGGTGCTTTCATAGTCGCTATGGTCTTTGTTGCCATACAAAATATATTTTATTTTCAAAGAAAGGAATTGCCCTGATTGATGAGACGAACAATGGTCGTAAGCGTATTTGCGGGCTGCGGAAAAACATGGCTCGCGAATCACCAAAACAAATATGGCTATTCAATGCGGGATAGTGATAGTTCTACTTATGAAAAAACTGCCGGATGGGAAAAAGAATACATAAATAGCTTCATGAAAGAGGCAAAATCAGGAAAATATGATTTTATCTTCGTTTGCCAAACGGAATCCGTCATAGACGAAATGGATAGGCAGAAGATTCCCTATGTAATTGTCGAACCTGACAATATCGTATGGAATGAACAAGAATCCAAAGAGCGAGCAAAGGAAAGACAAATCATTAAGCAGCAATGGTTCGGCAGGTTTATACTTCGAGATAATTCCCATATCAAAAATTTTTCAAAGTGGCTGAACCACATGAAAGATATTTACGATGAACGAACGGGACTTGGTTTCATCGTAAAGCATAATCCGGTATCGTTTTTCGTCTTAAAGCAAAACCAGTACCTTTCGGATATCATCGATGACCTGTACTGGAAAAAGCAGCATTGTGATGCATACATAGTTTAAGAAATGGTGGTCTTATAAAAGATGACCTTACACTGGCAGACAGAAGTTGGACATGCAGTGGCTGCGGTACAACACATAACCGCGACCACAATGCCGCTATAAACATACGTAATGTTGGATTGTTGGGATTATATCCCGCATAAATCCAATTTCCTCACTCCCGCTATGCCGCCCGCAACAGCGGTGAAAGCTCATAGATACTTGGTCGCACGGACGGAACCGTGCTGTAAAAATCCATTGAGTGAGAATTATTGGAATCCTGCGGGATTTTAAGCCCCTCCTTCAGGTGGAGGTTGTTGACATATGAATAAAGCCCTTGAAATTAACTCGAATAAAGCCGTTCTTCTCAGCATCAAGAAGCAATGGCTTGAAAAAATTCTGAGCGGAGAAAAGACTATTGAGGTCCGAAAAACTATGCCGTGGGAAATTAGCTATCCTTTTGTAGTATTTTGCTACGAAACCAAAGCTAACGGTGGTGCTGGAAAAGTGACTGCCGCATTTGTTTGCCGTGACATCAATACACTCGATTGCCTGCGTGAGCTTCCGGCATATGCTATTGGTACGGAAGTGACCGCAAAGACCGCTCAATTCGTGAAGGACAGCTGCCTTACCGCAAATGAGCTGATTGCATACGGCAATAAGTCCGGCACTCTTTATTGCTGGAACGTTTCTGATGTCCAATCTATGGATATGTCGCTGCGAGAGCTCGGCGTTAAGCGAGCACCACAGTCCTGGATGTATCTGCTAGTTCCTGACGACAAGACGTTCTGAACGATGTCTGTTTGGGCTGGCTACGTGTACAAGCCAAACAAAATATCAACTACACGATAAAAACACACTCGAATGAATGATTCATCGTGCGAACAACGCAGACTCTCGATTCTTGAGGGCCTGCTATTTTTTTATTTCAGGAGGAAACATCAATGATTCTTTATCATATCATGGCAGACACCGGATGCCTGCCGGACGATGTTGTTCCGCAGATACCAACGAATCGGATGAAAGGGGAGGACCAGGAAATCCCAAGAATTTGTCTTGGGCATACCCTTGACGACTGCCTGACCAGCATCGGCATTGCGCATTTTGTCTCAAAATTCCTGCTCGCTGAGCTGCGTCAGAACAAAAAATACTCCAAGGACATGCCGTTACCGTTCATTGTCCGAATGTACAACATTAAGGACGATGACCCGAATCTCTTAACTGAGGAAGAAACGCAGAAATATGTGGCGGATTCTGTCGTGACCAGTGAATGCTGGCTCACAAGATACGAGAAACCCGTCAAAATCCAGAAACTTTGGCTTGTGGGTGGTGAAGTTGTTCTTTGGCCCTATATCGTTGACGGCGTCGTGTATGATTACCCAATCGTCCGAAATTCAATTTGGACAGACAGCAAAACCTTGCCGGACCCGGAATTTCAGAATCAAATCATGGATATCACTCAGAAATGGCTTAACGAAGCCTGAAAAAGAAGCACATCAAAAGCTCTTGCACATCCTTGCGAATTCCATAGTATTAAAGTTGTACGACAGATAACATCTACTTTGCACACCGCGTGCTCGTACAATTCATAATTCTGTTCTCATTCAAGGCAGACTCATCTTCATGATGGGCCTGCCTTTTTTTGTTTACAGAAAAAGGAGGAATTCAAAACAAACCACAAATCTCAAATCACAATCTTCCGCTACAAGGAAAAGACACAAAAAAGGAGTCACAAAATGAAAGTCGAAAAGAATAATAACAGCATTTTTCGGAACAAGCATGTCCTGGTTGTCGTCGCGGTGATGTGTATTTTTACCATCATCGCCTGCATGGGTTTTATGCTTTCTGTTCCTGCACACGCAGAGGAAAACATAGCTCCCAAAACCGAACCTATCGCTTTTTCCACTCCCATTGAAACGGTGAATGAGCTCGATAAAGCGTTCCCGATAACGGAAACTTCCGAAGAAGCACAGGAGGAAATTACAACTGCTGAGGTCGAATCTTCCGATGCTGCAGAACCGGAACCACGGATTGAGACCGCAGAAGCAGCCATCGAAGAAGCTGAACCGAAACCCGAAACAATTCCAGATAATCTCAACGACAATGAGCTTGAAATCTACACAGCTCTGCGGTCCGCTGGCCTTTCAAAGGCCGGTACTGCCGCAGTGATGGGCTGCATGTCGATGGAAAGCGGTCTTAAAGCCTCGGCCGAAAACCCTTCGGATGGCGGCTATGGACTCCTGCAATGGACTTATAGCCGAAAGACAGACCTTTTCAACTGGTGTTATGGCAATGGCTATGACCCCAACACCGTTACGGGACAGGTGATGTTCTTCGTGTATGAGCTCAATAGCACATACAGCAAAGCCGCCAAATACTCATATCCGGTGTACGAAACTCTCACTACAAGCGACAGCCTGGAAGATTGCCTTTCGATGTTCTTCTCCCATATGGAAGCAGGAACCAACGTGATAATCTCTTCCCGCAAAGTCTATGCAGGAGGGCTGACCACGTTAGACCTGTACCGCAAACGCTTAACTGCCGCTTACAAATACTTCATTTGAATTAGGAGGAAGTCACAATGAAAGCAACCGTTTATCTGTCCCGAAAACTCTTGAACCAGTTAAAGGTAAAAGAAACCGAAAGCAAAGACCTTATGCTAACCCATAACCTACACAACATCATCATCAACGGTAAGCGTGTTGGCTGCTCTGGCCACATTCAGAACGTTCTCAACAATAAGTGCGTTTACGTCAGCACTGAAAAGAGTTGCTATCAGCCCTTGTCTGACAAGAACATGGTTCGCTATGCCGCCAGTATGAAAGATTACTCCTCTGTATCGCTCGGCGCAAAAGGACGTAATCAGTTCGTGACCAATGATGAGTTGGTTGGAAAAATCATTGATATGCTCCGATAAGGGCATAAACAGAAAGAGAAAAAGCTCATGAAAACCGGCATCAAAAGTCAGATAGTAATAGTATCTGCTGTGGCAGCTGTTCTGCTCATTGTTATGAGCGTCTGTGCAATTGCGGAGAGCATTACCTTTGAGAAGGTTGCTGCTCTCGCTGCAAGCGCACTTGCCTTGAACAAATGCTGCGGCATCCTGTTAAACTAAGGAGAAAAAATCATGAAGAATAAATACAAAGTTGTTGCCTTGGTTCCTTTGGAGTTCTCTGTTGAGGGAAGCTCCGATTCCAAAGAGGCAATCGAATCCGTCAAAAACATTTTCGAAGCGTGTCGGAATGATAACGACTACGCGGACATCGTTTTTGATGGCATCGAAGAGTCACTTCGTCACGACAGTATCGAGTACAAAGTTGAAGCCGCCCAGCCTGAACCTGAGGTGAAGGCAAATTCCGATATCCGTTCTGTTGCCTCCGATATCTGCGACGTCTTCGAGAACTATCTCGACGAAAACGGTGTCTATATTGTGTGTGACGATGCAGACGAAGAGCAAGACCGAAAAGCAAACGAAAGCGGCGCGATGTTGTATGGCATGGAATATTGGCATCTTGTCGAAGATGTCGAGTTCCGTGTGAATCATATAAATGCACAATACAAGCTGTTCACCGTCTTTGATATTATGGAGGCATTTGATAAACTTCTCATTTCCAAAAAGCTTGGTGACTTTGTACCGAGCGGCGAAAATCGTTACCGTTTGTATGCAAAAATCCTGAGCTGTCTGCGTTCTATCAGGGAGAAATTGTAATGAAAGGCTGGAACAGTTCTAAGCACCCCATTCTCACCGCAAACCAGATGCCTGCGCCGATTCATTGGAACCCAATGAACGAGGATTGGAAAATGCGGCTTACCAAAAGCCAGATTTACAACACCTCTTCTGGTTTCGATACTCAAACGCTCGATGCTATGAAGAAGCTGCATGACAAAATCCTCACATTTGGCGGGGATGAAGTCTGCATGACGATGTTCGATGAAGATGCACCAAAAATCCTTGAACGCGGCCGGTTCTTTTATGGCAGCAGCTATATGAGGAAAGGCCAGGATTGCCAGTGCCATTACAATTCTGCACGGCTTTGGTATAAAAACAAAGACCGGTGCTTTATTGCAACGGGCTATGCTCTTTCCGAAGACGGGCTCTGGCGCTGTCATTCCTGGGTCGTTCAGCCAATGGCACGCACCGTTCGCGTGTGGGAAACCACCGTCAAGCGTGTTGCCTATTTCGGCGTGGTTTTGACCAGCGAGGAATGCGAAGACTTTGTCGAGAACAACACATAACAATTGGGGAGGTTACCCAACATGGGTGAACAACTACATTTCAGTATGGATGGTGAGTTCCTCACCGCCATTGCACGTGACTGGTTCTGGAATATGGACAAGCCGTATAAAAAGTGTGAGGAGCTGCTGCTCTCCTGCATGATGGGTGGCAACGAGGAAGAAAAAAGGCATGTTTGCCAGGACATTATCGAAGGCCGGAAAAGACTTGTTGGTGTCAATGAGTTTGAACTTGTCGATGACAATGTTCATGTTCGTTCCCTCGGGCAGAAGGTTGAGGAGCTTCAACACAGGATGCTGGTCAATCAAATTCGTGAGGATATGATTGCACATCCGCTCAATTATGTTGACCGCTTTGCTATGACTGATAGCTATGAAACGCTCTGCACCAATGCAAAACATCATTATATCGATTGCAGCTATGACGGTATCAAGTGCTTCCTCTATGGGAAAACGGGTTATTCTGATGCATTCAACAACGGTGCATGGCTTTTTACCCACCCAGACCTTGTTGCAGAATTCAATGGAGAACCGCTTCCTGAGCAGGAATCCAACCCGGAATTCTACAAAACCGATTTTTGGACCAAGCTTGCCTCTTGGATTGAAGCAAACATGAAAGGCACATCCGTTGAACGCCGTCAGCGACTGTACAACAGCTATATCAGTGATAGACCCATTCAGCATCAGCTGACCGAATATGGTCTGATTGCTCCCGATGGCACCTGGTATGCCTGCGAGTTTGGCGAGCACGCTGCCCTGGCTGGCCGCATCATCATGCGCAATCGAGAAACGTTTGGTCTTTCTGACCATGAAGTTCTCAATATGGCGTATGACTGGAGCGGCAAGGGCCTCGATTTCCTATATAAACGCGGTTGGATTGCCATTCGTAATCCTTCGATGGGAAATCCGTTCCTCGATATGGATGAGACCAAAACCGCAACAAAAGCTCAAGTAAATACCATTTTTGACTATATTTCTAAATTCAACCGCTATGACATGAATGTTTCCAAGGTCATGGCTGACTAAAAAAGGAGATTTTTATTATGACTTCCAATATGACTATGACCGCTATTTCCATCTGTAATTTTCTGAAACTCATCGTGAAAAGCACGGTTGAGCATTACACCGAGGATTTCAAGCTGGACATAAAGATTTTTAAGCGCTATGCAAAAGAAGCGCAGGAAACTGGAAAGCCCGTATCGATGCTCTGGTTCTGCCGCTCTTGTGGAACGTATCTCTGCCCTGAGGAAGATGCGTACAAGAAAGATACTCCCATGTTCATCACGTTCAAATACTATGATGAGCAGGAAGAGGAAGAAGCCCGGACCATTAAGGCTTTTCTGGTCACTGTGACAGGGATGGAAGGACAAAAGCCAGTTGGCTATATCACTCCCATCAACTATGCGGATGAATGTGACCGCATTCGCCGTTACGCAGTACCTGCCGAAAAGGTCGAGCTTGTCTATGATAAAGGTTCCCTTGTCCAGAACAATGGCAACTATACGATTCTGAAGCATCCCAAGCTTGGTACACTTCAGAAAACGAAATTCTTGGCCGATGACCCTGACGCGCTTGATTATGCGCTGCATATGGCTCGCAATGAGAGAAAGGCAGGGTGACAGCCATGAAAACGATGGTTACATTGACTCACGAAGAAGCCCAAAGCTATTTGGCGTACGCTCTGATTTGCGAAACGATGGAAGGAGCCTTTTGGAATTCCGGACGCCGTCGCAGACTATACAGCAAGACGTTTACCGAAGCCGAACAGAGGCAGATTCCCCGCATCAAAGCCACTGCTCACAAATGGTGTTTGGTTACTGGTGTTCCTGAAAAGGTACGCATGAGATACAGCACCTATTTGCTGTGGCAGAAACTCGCGATGTTCTGCGCTGAAATTTAATTTTTCATTACCGCTGCCCATTTGGGTGGCGGTTTTTTGTTGCGGATTTATGCGAACGGCCTATAATCAAAAATGTACGATAGATAACAGTTATCGAAAAGGCACCCTGCCCTTCGCACACTTAACAATGCGCTTTAGGCGAACTTCCCATTTGGGTGGTTCGCCTTTTTGCGTATAAAAGAAAGGAAATAATCAAAATGAATGAGTACGAAGCAGCAATACAAATCAACCCAACCGACGATATCAAGTTCATACTTGAGGAGCCCGACTGCTATGAGTCTGAAATTGAAATGATGAAGGCCGGTGGCACCTATGATGCGTTTGTCAAGCGTGTCTATGATGCCATCGACTGGTCTCATCTGTTTGAGCATATTGCTCAGATGGAAAACGAAGCCATCACGGCAGCTATCGACAAATTGTCTGATAGCATGATTTGATTGTTAGGAGGTAAATACTATGTACATTCTCATTAAAAACCAGGAAGGCGAAAACATGAATCTGCTTTCCCAGAACACCGATTTCAACGCCCTGCTGGTAGCCATGAAAGCTGACATTGAGGCAGAGTACGAAAAGGCAACAGGCTCTGCGATTAACCTGGATGAAGATTCCGGAAGCGATTATGAAGTCGGTATCAACGTTGAGGACAGTGCTGCTGAAGGCTTCTGCCTCGCATCCGGGTATATGTACGGCGCAGACAGCAATTTTGACTGGGGTATTTTCAAAGTAAAGTCTCAGAAAAGCAATACCGCAGCAAAACCCTACATTGGCCTGGATATGAACAAGTTCTTTCGGCAGAAAATGCTGCTGATTGACCTCTCGGCAAAAGTAAAGGACCTCGGCTATGACCATCTGGCCGATGAGCTTTGGGGCACAATCGGTGTCTTCGACGCTGTACAGGATTCAGCTGAAGGAGACGGTGTTTTCACTGCTCCGGAAGCGGATGAAGAAACCGGTCTGTTCCTTGACGATTTTTATAACGACGTTCTGGAAAAGATTCTGAACGCCGACAAGAAAAAGGAGGAAAAGTAAGCCATGAAACTCTACATCCAAGGCGAACACGGTAAGCTCCTGACTTTTACAAAATGAAGGCTGGGAAAGCCCACGGTTTCAACCGTGGGGTGAAAGGCCAACACTAAAGAAACATTCTGAGGGTAACAATCAGAATTGACACATTCATGTTGTAATGATTCATATGTGCTTAACGCATTTGTATCGCTATAAAAGTTAGCCAGAAGCTCTACGACTTTAGTCGTGGGGTGAAAGGTGTCTAAGTAAAAAAATAGTTGCTGTCTATCTTCGGATAGGCAGCTTTTGTTTGCCTGTGCTTGCGAATTGCCTATCATGAATAGTAGAGCTCAAATGAAAGGAGGACGCTATTTATGCGCATGGTTGTTAAAACTTACAAGTACAAGCTGTACAACAGTGCAAAACGCACGAGTATCGTGCTTTGATTATTCCGGCACCTGTTATTCATCTTTATGGTGAGCAGGGCCAGGATGAATCGGATTGGTTTGCGTCAACAACCCCGCCTTAACCAGTCCGCTGGTTATAGATGGGGCTTGCAGGGCAACCCGTAAGCCCGGTTGATTAGCCTAAGTCTGCTGCTCCAGCGGCAGGAAACTACGTTGTGTACTAATAATATAGGCACCTTACTCATGCTCCACAAGTGGTAAGCACTGCGGACGGCTCGTTAAACATCTCTAAGGGTAGGAGAAGTGCGAACGTCATGTCGAAAGGCTAAAACGGTATAACAACATTGGCGATGTGGACCACAGGGCGCAAGCCCTGACTTATCGATTTACAACTATTATACGAAAGGAGTACCTTGCATGAGCACTTGCGCTTGTGTTCTCAGTAAGAATGGCGAACGCCTGATGCCGACTATCCGTCTTGGCAAGGTACGCCATCTTCTGAAAGACGGAAAAGCAAAAATCATTAAGCATCATCCATTTACTATTCAGTTACTGTATGACAGCGAAACGAATATTCAACCCATTGAAATCTGTGAGGACGTCGGTTACAACTACATCGGCATCAGTGTGAAAAGCCAATCTCACGAGTATGTATCTGCACAGTATGATACATTGCAAGACGAGAAAAGCTGTCACGATGCTTGCCGTAGAATGCGCCGAACTCGCAGAAACAGGCTACGTTACCGCCAAAAGCGCTTTGACAACCGCAAACGTGACAAAGGCTGGCTTGCACCCTCTCTTAAACATAAGAAAGAACTCAACGTCAATGTCATTAAAATGTATTGCGAAGTTGTGCCTATTACGCATGCAACCGTTGAAGTTGGTTCTTTCGACACAATGCTTGTAAAAGCAATCGAGGAAGGTAAAGCTACACCAGAAGGCGCAGATTATCAAAAAGGCCCTCGCTACAATTTAGCAACCTTGCGGGAAGCAGTATTCTACCGTGATAACTACACCTGCCAAGTTTGTGGGCGCGAAGCCAGTGAAGGTGCAATTTTGCACGTGCATCACATGTTTTATTGGAAAGGTCGCCATGACAATAGTCTCAGCGAGCTTATAACAGTATGCGAGAAGTGCCATACACCAGCTAACCATCAAAAAGGCGGCAAGCTCTATGGATTCGGTGAAGATATAAAGTTTGCCAACCTTTCTGGTGCAGCATTTATGAACACTGTACGCTGGCAAATCGTTAATGAACTTTACGCTGCTTTTGGAAAGCCGTTCGTCACATTCACTTATGGCGCGATGACCAAGGAAAAGCGAATTGCCCTTCATCTTGAAAAGAGTCATAACAACGATGCGTATGCAATGGGCGAGTTTCATCCAAACTGCCGCTGTACGTTTGAACATTATGAAAAGGTAAGGCGTAATAATCGCATCCTTGAAAAGTTTTATGATTCTCGCTACATTGACATTCGTACAGGAGAAATAGCTACTGGAAAAGAGCTCTTCAACGGTAGAATCAACCGCAGCCATAAAAAGGATTCTGAAAATTTGCACAAATACCGTGGAAAAAGGATTCGTAAAGGCTATCGTGCGCTACGTCGCAAGAAAGTGGCCCTCAATCCCGGTGATTTGGTTTCTCTCAACGGGGAAATTCTTACTGTCCATGGCACTCATACCAAAAAGAATGGTTCTGTAAACGTAGAATTCAAAACGCCATCAAAAAGCGGTAAAAAATCCACAAGCCTTAAAAAGCTGAAAATTATTAAAACGATAAGCCCCATGCGCTCTGCGTGGGATAAAGTATCTTAAAAACTCAAGAAAGGAGACATAGGGTATTTGCATTTACTGAGTGTACCTCAAATATACTCTTAGTCAGCGCATTCCTCGCCGCCTAAGTCGCAAGCGACTATAGACGGTGTACCCTGCGCACAAAATTTATGGATTTTGGCAATGCGTTTGCGACCACAGACGTTTTTGTGAATCCGCGCAAGGGAATTCCTTTCGTGCAGTGTTCCACTGAGAATCAACTTTCTGATTTCAGGAGAGCCGATTCCCATGAATAATATCTGACTCGTATCTTTGCGGTCGTTCCTTTTGGAGCGGCCGCTTTTTTTGTTTTCAGTTTCCTTGCGCAAATGTGCGACTCTCATAAAATGAAAATTAGGGAGGTGCTGTTTTGAAAATTCAGAGAATCATGCCTGCAACTACTCATTCCATGAAAGACGCGTTACCGCTTGGGACTATCCTGACGGTGAAAAATGTTGCAGACCAGAAATATATTGTGGTCGGCTATGACACAAGTTCTTTTCCGCACAACTACTATGCGGTTCCCTGGCCGCAAGGGTATATGGGTGAAGAAAATATGTACCTGGTAAGATTTGATGATATTGCGAAAGTTCTGTGTCGCGGCGGAATCAATGAGGAATCCAGAGTTTTCTTGCAGGCACTGGATGATGTGTTGAACGGGAGGTGACACGGTGACGGTAAAAGAGCTGAAGCATATGCTTGAGAACGCGGACGACAATGCTATCGTCGTTGTGCGAAATAACTGGGCTCCGGCGGAATTCCTGAATACCTCTGCTCGGAAGATGGTGCTTGTGAAAACAAATGGCAAGCTCATGACGCCGAAATGGGCCGAGGCGAGCGGGTATATCTGCGAAGGCCCTGCTATGTCGGCAATTTTATTCGATTGAGGTGAAAAAAATCATGCCCGATAAAAAAGTGGCCACGCAGGCATCTGATGGACCCTGGGAACGCGAAACCATCATCACATTCAATGACGCGGAGAAGAAAGCATCCTACTACACCTGCAACAAAGCTCGTATGGAACAGCTAAAAGAGCTTGCCAAAGAGTACCCTGATGCTGTTAAAATCACGCGGGATGAGGACTGGTGTATGGAGGCAGATATGCCCAAGAAATGGGTCAAAATCAAGCCGCCTCGCAAGCTGACCGGAGAGCAATATGCGGAACTGGTCAGACGCGGCAAAGAACTTGCAGAGCGGCAGCGACAGGCAAAGAACTTAGTGAAGGAATCATCCGGCTTCATATGCCGGAAGAGGAGAATATAAAATGTACAATTCTTACAGCGCATTGAATCTTTTGGGCGGTATGCTCTATACGATGATTCTTCTGGTGGTAGCGTATTTTGTGCTCAAAATCGTCGCCAATTGGAAAATTTTTGAGAAGGCCGGGCAGCCTGGCTGGGCATCCATCGTCCCGTTCTACAGCAACTACATCGAATTCAACATTTACTGGGGGAACGGCTGGTTGTTTCTGATTCCGGTCTTGCTGAGCCTTTTGTCTGGCATCCCGCTGCTCGGCAATCTGTTCCTGGTTGTTGCCCTCATCATCGGTGCTATTACCAACTACAAGAAAGCCGTTGCGTTCGGTGAAGGTATTGGTTTCACGATTGGTCTTTGCCTTCTGAATCCGGTGTTCAACATGATTCTTGCTTTCGGCCATTATGAGTATCACGGTATCCCGCAGGATGGCTATTCCTATTCTCAGCTCAAGACCAAATATGAGGAAAAGAAAGCCGAACAGCAGAACAACCCCAGTACTGTTCAGTACCAGGCCCCCGAAACTCCCAAAGAGCCGAGCCAGAATGTTCAGTATCAGACTCCGAATGCTCCTGCTGAAGTCAAGACCCAGCCGACTCAGCAAAATCAAAATCAGGACAATGGCTGATATTATTTGGGTCGTTGTGTTTCTCTGCGTTCTCATCGCGTCCTGCTTTGGAATGTACTATTTCCAGGGTGAGAACAAACAAAAATTTGTGTTTTGCTTTTTGCTGGTAGCATTATCTTTTGGAGTTCTTGCGTTTCGACTCCTGGATATTGCCTACACAATGATAAACGCAGCTGTCAAAGCCGCACAATGACCTTTTTGCAATTCTCAAGCTGTTCTTTTGGCAGACCTTCCAATCGAGGGCCTGCCTTTTTTAATGTCGTCAGGAGGAAAAAACTATGAAAATTCGATTCTATACAACCAACAAGGAAGCTATTGTATTCGACCTTGAGGATATTTTGAAGCAGCTCAACATTGAAGAGCAGGTAGCCACTGTCGGCCTTGTCATTGAAAAAGATGAGGCCGAGGTTGAGGCAATCGCTCAGACAATACAAGACGATTATCCGAACATGTATCTCCAGGCAAAAGAATACGGACGGAATCTGACCTTAGCTTGTGCGGAGCTTCCGAACCCCACTAACCCGGATATTGTAACCTACCTCTATGCGGGCGATGATGCTACGGAAACTGACAGTTGGATTGCGAAAGTGAACAACACAATTCGTGCGCAAGGGGATAACAGTGAACGGCTCATCCATATTGACTCGAATCTCGCTGCCGTGGTAGAAGCAAACGAAACGGAACAAGGATACTATGCTTCCACCGTGTCGCAGCATGACAAGGCCACAAACGAAATGCTGAGTTTTCGACAGATTGCAGAGTCGTTGGAAGCTGTTGGGGATAACTTCAAGTACCAGAGCGCAAGCAACATTCTGACTGCAAGAACCAAAGCAGAGCGGAACTATATTGTCCGGCTTATCAAGATGTATTGCGACGATACCAAATACCTTTCCGGTGCTATGCCGCAAAGTGAGTACCCGTTCTGTGTCCAGAACGTTGACGCTCTGAACCAGCGTGATGCGCAGTGGTCCGAAATCAAAGAGTATCTTGCGCAGGACGAAAATCGCAACAAACTGGATGTGATTCTTGGCTTCGTGCCGGATGAGGAGAGCGACAAGACTCTAATTCTGCACAGCATTGAAGAAAAAGGGAAGGCCATGTCTGATTCTGAAATCGAAAAAGCATATAATTTGCTGTTTGGTGACTGTAGCAATGAATGAATAATCTTGCGCTTTCGTGCGAGACCCGTATAATTTAGCTTGTACGATAGATACCATCTACTAAGCACACTGTGTGCTCGTACAATTCACACTTCGCTTTAAGGCGGACTTCCCACACCGGGAGGTTCGCCTTTTTGCGTACAAAAAAGGAGTTTAACTATGGATAACGTATGGACAAATCTTGGCAACCGACTCGAAACTGCTTGGAAAAGACCAACAAGGCCCAACTCTAAACGCCCGAAAGACGGTGAAATCATCGACGAAGAGAAATCGGTGCGCTGGAACAGGGAAGAGGTCGTTCGCCGACAAAAAGCCTGGGATGCGGAATGCTCTCGGCTGAAGAAGGCGCAGAATGCAGAAATCGAACACATCTCGGAAGCTATCGAACTTCAAATTCAGGAAGACATCAAAGCCGAAACGAAACGCAGCATTTCCAAAAAGGCTGCAACCATCCTCTGGCAAAAAGCCTACGACCGTGGCCACGCCTATGGTTTCGCTGACATCTACTGTGCCATCGAGGACTACGAGGAGCTGGTTGTTGCCGTACTCACAAACACCCGCTGAACTCAACCACAAATCACAGAAAGGAAAAAATATGAAATTAAACGAATATCTCACAGAAAACGGCGTCAAGCTGATGATTAAAGGCTCCGGAGAAAATTATCCTCCACGCCAGACAAACGACCTCGGTATGTACGATTACGCCGAAGGTCTTGAAAACGTCATCGGCAAAATGGCTTGGATTTGCGATTATCGCGCAAATGCAGACCCGACCAAAAAGCCGATTCGTAACATCAAGCCTACCCCGGTTGTTGTAACGGACGCAAAAGAAACGAGCAAAACCATCTATTATTCTCCGGTCTATTTTCGGCCGGTAAATCGGGGTAAGATTTCTTCAACCGTCATTACCCCATTGGACAACACCGGGTATCGCTGCTGCCCCGGCACTTCCGTCAACATCTTCTACACGAAAGAAGAGTGTGTGAAGTGTTATCGGGAGCAGGTTCGGCAGGCGAGTGAAGTTTACGAGAAAGAGAAAGCCCGCATCATTGCAGACTTCGATAAACGCATGGTAGAATTGGATAAGTCTCTGGAACCGTTTGAGGATATCCCTAAAAGCGACTACACCGTTGTTGCAAAAATGGATGTTACGAACGATTCTCTCGGATACAATGAGAAAAATCGGCATTTTCATCTCGAGACGACCCGAACCATGGTTCCGACTCGCTATACCATCGAAATGCTCAAGATGCAGGCACTGATTGGCCTGGTGGATGAACTCCGTGCAAACACCACCTGGCAAAAGGGCGTTCCTTTCCGTATCCTTATCAGAACAACAGTTTTTGTGGATGGTATTGAAGATGTCAGCCAGGCCACAACGGAATCTCAAACCATTACCCTTTGATGAGAACTATGAAGAGCGCACGCCCCGTCTATAGCCGTAAGGCTTAGGTGGGGAGGTTCACAAAAAACAAAACAATACATATGTGAGGTAAAATGTTATGTCTAACAACATGTCTATTTCTTCCATCAAGGAACATTATAATAATCTCTGCACCAAAGCCAAAGAATGGAGTGCCGCCTACTATGAGCAGGATGCTCCGGTTGTAACGGATGAGGAATACGATTCCGTGATGCACGAGATTCGTGATATCGAAGTGGCACATCCTGAGTTCGTGACCGCTGACAGCCCTACACAGGTTGTTGGCGGCAAGCGTGTTCTCGGTATTCCGGTTGAACACCGTGTACCGATGCTTTCTCTGCTTGATGTGTTTTCTGATGATGAGGTCCGCAGCTTTGTGGATTCGGTGAAAGCTGAATACTCCGATGTGACCTTCTCTGTGGAGCGCAAAATCGACGGTCTGAGCTTGTCTCTTGTCTACGAACGTTCTGACGATGGTCTTGCCTATCTGACCCAGGCTTCGACGCGTGGTGACGGCCATGTCGGTGAGGATGTGACCGCCAATGTTGCAGCCCTCACTTGCCTGCCTCGCAGCATCGAGCTGCCCAAGGGTATCGGCAAAATCGAACTCCGTGGCGAGTGCTATATGTCGGAAAAGGACTTTGAAGCAGCCAATGCAAAGCAGGCGGAAGCAGGGAAGAAGCTCTTTGCGAATCCCCGCAACTGCGCTGCTGGCTCGCTGCGTCAGGCTGACCCGTCTATTGCACGGGAACGCAATCTGCAGGTGTTCGTTTTCAATGTTCAGAGCGTCAACAATGGTGATGCAGCACAGTTCAGCCCGTATCATTGTGACCAGCTGAACTATCTGCGTGACATCTGCGGTTTTAAGACCACCTATTACGCTCATTGCAATGACATTGATAGCATCTTGGCAGCCATTCACGACATTGAGGAAAAACGCTATGATATCGATTACCCGATTGACGGCGCAGTCATCAAAGTCGATGAACTGAGCATTCGCCAGAAGATGGGCGAGCGCACCAAAACCCCGAAATGGGCTATTGCATACAAGTATCCCGCAGAGGAAAAGGGAACTGTCTTGCGCAACATCCAGCTGCAGACGGGTCGTACCGGCCGCGTCACTCCTGTTGCTGTCTTTGACCCTATCCAGCTTGCTGGTACACGTGTGGAGCGTGCAACGCTCAACAACGCCAACTTCATCAAGACTTTGGATATCCGTATCGGTGACACGATTGTCCTGCATAAGTCTGGCGACATCATCCCGAAAATCACAATGGTGGAGTTGGAAAAGCGTCCTGCAGACGCTGTGCCTTATGACATGGCAAAACAGGTCTGCCCCGTTTGCGGTGCGCCTATCGCACCGGTCAACGGTTCTGTGGACCTCTACTGCACCAATGACGCTTGCCCGGCAAAGACTGTGAATCGCGTTATCCACTTTGCCTCGAAGCCCTGCATGGACATCAAGGGACTTGGCCCTCAGATGATTCAGGACTTGGTTGACAGCCGGTTCATTGAGAACCCCGTTGACCTGTACTGGCTCTATGAGGAGGAAGGTGAACTGACCAACATGTATGGCGCGAAGATTGCCAAGAAGGTTCTTGCTGCCATCGAAAAGTCCAAGGAGCAGAATGCCGACCGCGTCCTCAAGGGCCTTGGCTACCGTCTCATCGGCGGTCATGTTGCTCGTGCGCTGTTTACTCAATGCAAGGCTACGAACGGCAACCTTCTGACACTGTCCACGCTCAATGTAGATACCATCAAGGAGTACAACATTCCCGGCTTTTCTGATGCTATCTATGCTGCGCTCGATGCGATGCTTTCCAGCGCTGAATTTACGCAGGAAGTCAATACCTTGCATGATGCCGGTGTCAATCTTGACTACCATGCTCCGGCAGGTGCCAATGATGAGTCTGCACCGCTCGCTGGCAAGACATTCGTTATTACCGGTACACTGCCTTCCATGAGCCGCGATGAAGCCAAGACTTATATCGAAGCGCATGGCGGCAAAGTCTCCGGAAGTGTCTCCAAGAAGACGAGCTATCTCGTTGCCGGTGAAGCTGCCGGTTCCAAGCTGGATAAGGCAAATTCGCTGGGCGTACCCGTTCTGAGTGAGGACGACCTCAAGGCCATGTGCCAGTAAGGAGGTCTTGTGGTATGTATGACTTCGACCGCATCGTAAAAGCTGCGGAGTCCTGTGACTTTCACGACGCATTTGCCTCTGACATCAAACGCTGTGAAAATGCTCTTGGCATGGGTGGCCTCATGGCAATCAATGCTGAATGTTGGCTTGATGTATTGAGCGCCATGCCGGACGCTGAAATCGCAGAGTATGTCCACACTAAGTATAAGCCCGGTCTCTTGAATCCGTTTAAGGGAACGTCCTTGTACATCAAATCTTAACCTCTTGCCGCTTGCCCTTCACAGGGTGAGCGGCTTTTGCTAATATGTGCGAATCGCGTACACTAAAATAATAGAAAGAAGGTATCAATAATGAAATCACATGAAGCTCCTGTTACCGAAAACATGCAACAATGTATCGACTATATCAAGCAGAATGAAGATGAAATCGCAGAATATGTGAATTCGCTTTTTCTTGCTCAGAAGGATGTAATTAGAGAGAAAATTTTGGAGAGTTTGGCAGCAATGCTGAACCCCATTCCCACTCATTATGAATGGCGCAGCAATGATTGCCCGTATGATTATTCTGGTGAATTGTACGAAGATGGAAAGGTATCTTTGGAGCAGACTGTTAGTGAATTTCTCGAGAGCGAATATACTGGTGCAAGCCGCGCAACCTATGTATCTCACTATGGTCTATCATATAACACATATGGGGATAGTCTCTCGGACGACACCCTTGAGATTGGCTGCTCCATTATGACCGATGGAATTAAAGATTTCGTACAGAGGAATGCAGGGATTCCGTGTGAACGATTCTCCCGTGAAGAATTTTTCGACATCAAAACCGAATGTAACGAATTTGACCCGATATACGACGAATGCCGCGCCAGCGATTTCTTTTGGGCTACTGCCGCTGTAGAATTTGCAGGCATTGACAAAATGACTTTGAAAGAAGTTCTCGCCGCAGTATAAATTGTCACGAAAGCCGTTCACCGTTTGGTGGACGGCTTTTTCTTTTTGACATTTTTTGCGATTTCCCGATAATAGTGGAAACACCCAAAACAACGTGGAAACGTGACGATGCCTTGGCTAGTATCACCTCAAACTATACGGTAAAAGCTAATCTTACTTCCGGTGATTGGAGTGGTACAGTATCTTTTGTTTGCTCTGTATCGGAGAACTAAACACAATGTTGCACGACTTTGCACGATGTTGTAACATTCTAAAAAGCCACTAACACGTGTGCAAACTTTTTTCAAAAAAGTTTATACAGCTTCTTGACGGCGTGTGCGACACCCATAAAATAGATAATGTAACAGAGATATCATTGATTTGCCATAGTTCATATACCTCCTGGAAGAAGGACAGATGCCCATATTGGGTTTCTGTCCTTTTTCTTTTTGAGGATTCCCGCAGACTTTCTGCGTTTTATATAGATTTATCCCACGGAATGTGGACTTCTGACAGCCGAAGAAAAGGCTGATTACATAGAATTGTCATGCTAATCAGCATGGCACGTATACACTGCGTCAATGTGTTTATATAAATGTTCCTGCACGCGAACGCCGCGTTAAGAGCGTATTTATATACCGTATAACAATTACAAACCTTTAAGGAGGACATTATCATGATTCGAAACATAATTTAGCGAGTAGACACCATTATCAGCAACCACGAAACCAAAGCTAAGCAATTTGCAGTTAGCTATGGTTCATTCGTTCACGGTCTAATTAAGACCTAGCTGAGCAAAGATGGTGTGATACTCGCGCTCCTGCTGGAGCAAGTGAAACTGACCGATGCCGCGAAATTTCTGCTGCTTTTGGCAGTAGTATCAATCGCTGGCGCATTTCTTGTCAAGAAAGTCTTCAAAAATTACAGCCACATCAAAGGATTGGCCGAAGACTTTCTGAAATCAGCTGACGTTTTCGGAGCTGTCAAAGAAGCGATTTCTGATATCGTCAGCGGCTCCTGCAAAACAAACAACAAAAAAGAATAATAACATCCCCGATATATGGGGCTCACATTGCTGTGGAGATAAATTCGAGAGCAGCACGGCAGCCCCACGTTACGGGGTTATATTATGGCTAAGAAGAACAACAACATCACTTTCAACGTCGGCATCACCAACCATTACTTTGACGCTATTTCGCGCCAGAAGTTACCCATGAGCGATGCCGCTTGTGAGCCGGTTGATAATGCCATCTCTAATTGCAAAGATGCCATTAACATCTTGGTCGCGATTGTGAAAGGCCATGCCAAAAACCTAATTGGTGTGGTTATTGCCGACTGGGGCAATGGTATGTCTAAGGAAAAGCTGCCGGAAAACCTACAGTTTGGCAACGGCCACAGCAATGAGGGCCCGCTGTGCATCCATGGCGTTGGCCTTAATAATTTCATTTTGGTTGCCACCCGCAACAAGTATCCCTGGTTCATCGCTTCCAAGCAGCCTGGAGAGGACAGCTATCACCGCGTTGACGGCCCGTTCGCCACGACCATGACGATGTCCGAGCAGGAAGAGATTCCTATGGCAGATGTCGTTATGCGTGAGCAGTTTAAGGCTCTTGGCGCTCCTTCTACCATCATCTATGTGGAGATGGACAAGGCTACCGCCAGCACCATGCTGACCAAGAACGGCAGCTGCGCTGAGAGCCGGGTCACCAGCCTGAACGTGCTGCGTACCTGCCTGGCTGAGCACTTTGGTGTCAAGTACCGCAATTACTTGGCACCTGACGCTACCGGCGTTGCTCCCGCCCGTATCCTGATTCCTGATTTCCATATGGCGAATGGCAAGACGTGCGATGTGCTCGTCAAGCCTATTTTCCAGCCGTATAAGGAGAAGCAGAAGGAAAAGAACTTCACTGTTGACTATGATGGGTACGAGATTCCTGTCAAGGTTGAGTGTGGTCAGCTGGATACGGATGCGACCAAAGGTGTTGTTACTGGTGGCTATGACTTGAAGCATTTCTACCAGAACAACATGCTTACGCAGGGCTTGGATATCCAGCTCGGCGAGCGTGTTATCGCCACCGCTCAGTTTGATACCATCTGGGACAAGGCTCGTCACCCGGCCTTCAACGCTTTCACCGGCGTTGTTGCTGTTGATATTTCCGGTCTGCCGCGTGGGTTCTTGAATACCCTCGCCAACAAGTCGGATATCGACCTGAGCGACAAGGGATGGCGTAAAATTTTCGACGCTATTGCCGAAAACGTGAAGCCTCTCGAAAGCGAGCCTCTCACTCTTGAGAAATATGCGCAGGATTTTGCAAATCGGCTGGTTGCAGACACCGGGAATGAAGTTGAACTCCAGTTCCCTCTGTACGCAAACCGGACTCGTATCGACGTTCTGGAACATATCGACGAGTCCCACTGCAAGATTTATGACTTCATGAGCGGCGTTGCTACTTTGAAGTCTGTAACCGAGCTGCGGACTCATTGGGATGGCATGGTTGCACAGGGCATTCAGCCTGTTTCGGCTGTGATGTTCTGCAATAAGCGCGGTCCTATGCTCAAACATACCTGCGACGAGATGAACACTCTCGTGCAGGCTATGAATGACGAGGACTTCTACATGACCCTCGAAGCTGCTGGTGGTGATGCATCTAAGATGCCGCACTACAACTTCGATGTTATTCTTGACCAGAATATCCCCGTGAAGAAATAACATCACTTGCCGTCATCCGAAAGGGTGGCGGCATTTTTTTGTTGAGCCATTGCTTAAACATCGAGATTCCTCATGTGGTGTGTAGCGTTTTGTACCGATATATGCTATAATTGGCACAAAAAGGAGGAACCGACATGGCAGAAAATAATAACAACGGTGGCAAAAACACTAATATCATCACCAAAATTAACGATACCATTTCCAAAGTCCTGGGCGATTTCCCGCCCGTTGTTCAGACAATCGCAAAAATCGTTGTCTTCGGTGGGCTCATCCTGCTTATCGCCAAAGCCATCGGCTATATTTTCCCGGTTATTGTGAACGTTCTTTTCAACCTCTTAGTCAAAATCGTTGGCTTCTGCATTCTGGCAGCCTTTCTTTACGGCTGCTGGTACGAGGTAAAACTGCAAATGACTCGCGATGAAAACTCCTTCCTGCTGAATGAACGACTCAAGTATCAGAAAAAAGAGTATGAGGAGCGCGAACGCAGGAGACAAGAGAGAGACAACAGACGCTAAAATACTACAACACACAAGCTGTCCAGCTTCGGCTGGGCAGCTTTTTTTGTTTTCCTATTGCAGGTTCTTGCGAATTGCATACCATGAAATTTGTAGAAAGGAGTTTCTCATGAAAACACTCGAATCGATTTTCAGTAGAACTGCACAGTTTGGCTTGCTCATTTATCTGACCGGCTGCTTTGGCCTGTTGATTATTTTAGGCGCTGCAGTCGCAAAATGGCTTAAACTCATCGACGTAATTCAATATATTGCCTTTGCTTTTGGACTTGGACTCCTCACTTTGCTTATCGGCGTGGTGGGTCTCTCACTCCTCGGCATTAGGGGTATTGAAGAATTTTAGTGGAATGACCCCATCCCACTAAGTTCCTTCAATATCACAGGCGGATGTACTTTTGTACATCAAGATGACGAGCTGCACTTGTACGGTTTTCCCAGCTTGCAACCATGCGAAGGCGTCATCTAGCCAAGGGAAACACAACCTCCTGCTTCGGCAGGAGAGATTTATCGTAAAGGAGGTGGCGAATATGTCCACTGTTTATGTACTTAACAAAGACGGTAAACCTTTGATGCCTACGACTCGCGGCGGACATGTGCGCCACCTGCTTAAAGAGCAGAAAGCACGAGTCGTAAGAGCAAAACCGTTTACCATCCAACTGCTGTATGAAACCAATGATGTAGTGCAGCCCCTATATTTAGGCATTGACCCTGGTAGAACCAATATCGGCGTTGCCGTTGTTAAAGCAAATGGAACGGCAGTCTTTACGGCACATCTGGAAACTCGCAACAAAGAGGTTCCAAAATTGATGCAAGACCGTAAAAAAGCCCGCCGTGCAAGACGCACAAACGGCAGACGTTGTCGCCGTCAGCGGAGAGCTAAGGCAAATGGCACCATTTCTAAGAAGTGCGTGAAGCAAGATACTGCTCAAAGTAAGAATCCTAGCAAACGTGCAAAAGAAATTGGCATCATCAAACGTCGCCTTCCGGGTTATAAGAAAGATGTACTCTGCATTGGTATTAAAAACAAAGAAGCAAAGTACACCAATCGCACAAGACCGGAAGGATGGCTTACGCCTACCGCGAATCAGTTGCTCCAAACACACATCAATTTGGTGAGAAAAATTCAAAAGTTCCTTCCTATCAGTGATGTTGTGCTTGAAGTAAACAAATTTGCGTTCATGCGGCTTGATAATCCTGACATTCAGAAATGGCAGTACCAACAAGGCCCACTCTACCAAAAAGGGAGTCTTGAAAATGCTGTTTCTGAAATGCAGGAACACCATTGCCTGTTCTGCGATAAACCCATCGACCATTACCACCATGTAGTGCCGCAATCCGAGAATGGCAGCAACACCATTGCCAATATCGTTGGTCTATGCGCGGAGCATCATAACCTTGTTCATAAAGATGCTGCCTGGCAAAAGAAACTTGCCGAAGAAAAAGTTGGACTTAACAAAAAGTACGGCGCTTTGAGTGTATTGAATCAAATCATTCCGGCACTGACGAATAAATTGAGTGTGCTATTTCCAAAGCACTTTTTTGTGACAGCAGGAAAGAGCACCCATGACTATCGTGCAGCGCACGGTGTAAGTAAAGACCATTGGCTCGACGCTTACTGCATTACTTGTTCTGTCTTGCCGAGCAATGTCTGTGATAGCAACATCAACAATCATATGCCGTATGAGCTTAAACAGTTCCGCCGTCATGATAGAAGAGTGTTAAACAATGAAAATATGAACCGCGTGTACACACTCGATAATAAGGCAGTTGCTATAAATCGGCATAAAGCAACGGAACAAGAAGCTGCCAGCCTAGAAGAATTTCGCAAAGAGCATCCGAATGATGTTTGCAAGCTTAAAGTTAAAGAGCACCATCCAACATACAGAAACATGAACCGTAACTATCCAGGAAGCATATTTCTTGTTGGAAAGCATGTTCATATAATGCAAGGAATAGCTGGCTCTAAAGACGGAAAAGCAACAACATACAAAGACTCTAACGCAAACTCAATAACGGCGAGTAAATGCAAATTTGTTGCAAAAAATTCTGGCATATTGTTTGTGTAGTATGAATTAAAAGTAATAAAACCACGAAAAATCTTCAATAGCCGCAAAACCGCAAACATAAGGAGGTAAAACGCGCATGAGTAAAAAGATTATCAATATCACCGCAGCTGCCATGGCACTCGCCGTGACACTTTCCGGCTGCGCCACAGCTGTGGTTCAGGAACGGAAAGACCAGGCGGCCGCAGCGGCAAGCGCCGAAGCAGCACAGGCTGCCGTCACAGCAACGCCGGAACCGACAGCAGAACCGACCCCGGAACCCATCAATGCCTGGTCTTTGTTGTCGAATCTCCCGGATTTCACGCCCGGCACGCTGGACAATCCTGACACTACCTGGCCGGACGGTATTCCGATGGGGCAGAGTCCTTTGTCTTACGATGACGGCAGCAAGTTCTATTCGCTGCGCAGCGTTGATACCGGCAAGACACTGGATATCACGGACGTTGCATTACAGGATGTACGGGATTTGCCTGTAAAGGGATATCTGAAATTGAACGAACTTGAAAACGGTGATACAGTCATTGGTGAAATCAATGCAGAATCCACAGGCGAAGGCGTAGAAAAGGAAATCAGTGATTTTTCCATTCACACTGCCAGCAAGGATGACGGCTGTGACTATTATCCGATTGGATATAACGGCGGCTCACTGACCTTGATGCTGGACGGTCGTGCAGCCAATGACGACGGTATCGATATTGGTGATGCGTTCCTTGACGGTCTCTATTATTCGTCTGTCACCCCGGATAAACTCGAAGGCTATCCGACCGACGGAGAGCCGGAGGAACAGTTCAACTTCCTGTATGGTTTGTTTGGCAATCCGTCCGGTCTCTACTGGACAAACAACGATTCTGTCGCTTTCAATTCCAGCAAGCAGTATCGTACCTTTGAAGATTTCCGAGATGCAGATTATGATGTTGAAATTGGCGGCAAGAACTTCTATCTGGTTTGGAACTATGACGGGTATAGTGTTGTTGCGGCGTGCAACGATACCTTTGACAGCGCTAATGTGAAGGGCACTACGATTCAGGATATCTACTTGTTCCCGAACATGACAGAAACCAAGTACCTAGTCGAAAATTCCGGCAGCCTGATTAGCGGTTATCTGGGTTATGGTGAAGTTCCCGTCATCTTGACTGGTACATACGCATCAGTCAACAGTGATTCGACTGTCGAACAGGATACAAGCGCGGAAGAAAACACCGACGCTGAATCTGGTGACAATTCCACGGCGGACGAAAACGCTGAGTCCAGTTCCGATGATAACAGCAACAGTTCGGAAAATTCCGATTCTTAATTCTAAAAAATAGTTATTGCGTATTCGTGCGAAACGCATACAATAAAAATTGTATGATAGATAACAGCACACATACGCTATAATTTCACAATTCTGAGAAGCAGACTATCCGTTTGGAGGTCTGCTTTTTTTGTTGGAATTTTGCGGTGCTTTGCTGACGTTTATCGTAACTAAACACTACAAGGAGAAATAAAAAGATGACCGTAACGAACACTGTAACAGAAACAGAACACTTAACTCCCCTGCGTTCCGCTGTAGAGCACATCAACTGGAATACTTTGTACCAGCAGAAAATGGCTCTCGAAGAAGTTTCTGACATGCTCTATGCCAAGAGAAAAGAGGATGACACGTTTGGCAAGGCTTCCGCCTGGCTCGAAAGCGTCATTGCACTCATGGAACGTTTGGGGGATGCAGCAGAAGAGGAAGGAAAGTTTGATTATCCCGAGCGGGACGAAAACGATGAACATCTGGATAACAGGTTCAATCATGTGTTGAATCAGTACCCGGATGTGGATATCTGACCAGTTCATATCAGGAGGACAATGATGCGGATTAACAGCAGTTGTGTGCTTCACAGCACCACGAGTCTCAACGCAAGAGTTCTTCCGCTCATTGGACGGGTCGGAACTCTTGAGCTGTCAAGTGGGCAGCCACTCGTATTCAAAACAACAACACCAAAACAACAAGACGTCCTGCGTACCAGCACAGTAAAAGCTATTGGCTTTGCAGGAAGCAGAATTTTTGTCAAAACCGAAAGAGGAACCCAATACACATTTGAATTTCAGTAACAACCAAGCGGCCACTAATCTCATTTTTTTATAGATTGGCGGCCGCTATTTTTTTATCAATTTGAAAGGAAGTTTTTATCATGAATTTCATCAATGCCGCCACCAAGAAAGAACGCACCCATGTAGAAGAAATTATCAAGTCTCAGCCTGTTATGCCTCATGAAGGCATAACTGCCACTGAGATTGGTATTTGCGGCAAGCAGAATCTTTTCATGGACGTTTATCGCCCGGATAACGATGCCGAAAAGCATCCGATTATCATCAATATCCATGGCGGCGGCTTGATTGCTGGCCGGAAAGAACAGAATCAGAACCTGGCAACCTGGCTCGCTAAGGAAGGCTATCTCACCTTTGTACCGGATTACCGTCTGGTCCCTGAAACCAACATCTTTGGCCAAATCACTGATGTCATCAATGCGTTTGCTACTGTAGCTGAACGTGCTGAAGATTTCGTTGGTGACTTGAATCAGGTCTTTGTAGTTGCCGACAGCGCTGGCGCATTCCTTGCCTGCATGGCAAGCTCTATTCTCCGCTATCCTGTCAAGATGCAGCCGGTAGAGGACGAACTGGAAGAGAACGTACCCGAGGCAGCCAAGAAGCTCGTCATCAACGCGATGGGCCTGCAGAGCGGTATGTATTACATCTACAAGGGCCAGGTAGGTTTGCTTCAGAACTACTATATGTCTAAGGGCTGGAAGAATCACAGTTATGCTGAGTTCATCAAGCCTGAAACCTATTCCAAACTCATCCCCCCGTGCTATATCTGCACCGGGAAAAAGGACTTTCTCAAGAAACAGACTTTTGGGTTTAAGAAATGCCTCGAAAACGAGCGCGTTCACCACGACTACGGGTTTGTTTCCAAGAGAGAAACGGTCCATGCTTTTGCAGCGCTCTATCCTGAGACTGAATCTGCAGTCGGTGTGAACCGCGAGATGATTCGATTCTTTGACACCTTCAAAAAATAACAAGGAGCATATTTTATGACTCACAACGAAATGGTTCATGGTCTCTGCACGCAGGAAACTATTACCGTACAGGACTTTGCTGAACTGATACGATTCACGCTCGATGCCAATGAAGAAGTCATCTACGACGGATGGATTAACGTCTACGTCCCTATCTGGTTTGATGCAGACAAAGCATTTGGCCTTGATTTGAACTCAGAAGAAAATGCAGATTGGATTAACATGTACATTGACTGGCATCCGGACGATACCATTCGTACATACATTTCCTACTGCAACAATTCCACCGATGACCCCGACTTCAATCTCGAAATCATCATGAGCCCTCACCACCGGGAATTGTTCAATGCGTATTTCAAAGAACAGTTTAAGGCGGTTTATCACATGAGTGTCGAAGAAGCGTGGGCTAAATTCGGCACCGAATAATATAGTGAGGAGATATATCATGGCACGTAAAGAAATCAAAATTTTCATGGACGCCAAGGAAGCTGCCAGTTTCCTGAAAACTATCGATTGGTCCTGGCTGTTCGGCTTTCTCAGTGAGCGCTATAACGTTTCGCTCAGCCCTCACAAAGAGCTGAAAGACAACGGCGCAGCAATCATCAAGGTCGAATGGCCTGATGAACTGATTGAAAAGTGCGGAATGATGGCTGATGTCTTCTCGTCAGTCAAGCTCGTCACGTTCGATTCGTATTTCAAGGAAATCGTGGAATACGATGAAGATAAGTTCAATGAAGAACGTGAAGCATGGCTTACCAATCCGACAAAGACGTTCAGCTATCTCGATTGCGAGGGCATCGTCAAGGAACGGACTCTTGCGCTGAACATCTCCCTTCGCTATACGCTGTATGACGGAGGCTACAATTTCGCAACGCTGCTCTATGCGGTTTATTCCGATGTAAACGGCTGGACTATCCAAATGGAAAAGGAGTAATGGCAATGGTTGAAATGGCATTCAAAGTAAATCCCGGTTCCGAATTCTACAAGAATTATTTTTCGACAAAGGAGGAAAAAGCGCACTTCGTTGAAATTGCGAAGCGATTCTTCGACAAATATTTTCCCGGTGAGAAATTCTCGTATGTCTTGAATGACCGGTTGACGGTCGAATTGACACCAGAGCTGCTCGCCAAATACGAATCTCAGGTCATGAAACGCCGTGACCCTCACGGTTTTGTCATCTTCAAACAACGTTCGCCCATGAACTGCCTGTGGGAAGATGAGGTCTGTAAGAACGTGAACGGCAAGAAATTCCTTGCCAACCAGTTCTGGTGGGCCGACTTCAACGGTTCTGGCCGCATCACTACGGAGCTGTGGGATGATGAGCAGGGAAATATCTACGGATATTATTCCTGCGAATATGCAACTCGCAGCACCAAGGTTCCAGACACCGTTACGCAGATTAAGCTGAGTGAATATCACGCGGCTTACGAAGCATACACGGAAGCCAAAAAAGCAACTGCTGACGCCGCTGCTACAGCTTGACGCTGCTTGCGATGCCGGTAAAATTGTGAATGTACGATAGATAGCATCTGCGCATTTCAGCGCTCGTACAATTCACAAACTGATACAACTAGGCAGACTCATCACCACGATGGGCCTGCCTTTTTTGTTTACAGAAAAAGGAGAAAAAATATGAACACAAAACGAATCAAAGAATTGGCTGCACTGACCGATGGAGAACTCGCAAGGAAACTTCTCATTCAGGAGTTTGGCAATGACTCTGAAACCCATTGGGGAAACAACGCACACGATGAACGTGTGATGGTTACTATTAGCCCAGACGGAATCGCTCAAAGAACCTGGGAAGCCGACCATTGGGTTCGCCTTGACGAATTCGACAAAGACGGTTTCTATGCCCGTGAGATTTACGAGGGAAAATGGGTCGATGAGCCATTGCCCAAAAACGTCATTGCACGAAATGTCACAATTGCTGCACCGAAACCTATTCAGCAGGAATCCAAAGACACTGAAATTCTTCGAGCGGCACAAGTCCTGTGCAAGCAGCTGACCGGAGATGACACCTTTGGATGGAATCCTGAGCTTCTTGCACAGATTGCGGATTGCACGGCAGCTTTGCTTGCCACCAACGGAATCAGCTCTCATTTTCCGAGCGCCAATACTGAACCCATCTGCTCTTGGGAAAAGCCGGTCGTCGAATATCAGCGTCCGGATTACGCCCTGGAGTATGGTACTAACTACTAAAACGAGGAGGATATCATGGCAAAAAACTATTTTGGTGTCGTTCTGACCACCAAGGAACACGATAAATATCGTCTTGTAGTATACCGCTACAAGGACCCTGGCATCCTTAATACCTGCCCGATGCGTCAGCTGCTTCGGGCCATTCACAAATTCCAGCAGGAATACACTGAAATTCACCGCGAACATTGCAGCCGTATCCCGCCTCGCAAGTGGTACGAGCTTGGCAGAGTAATGCCGAGTATCGTTCTGCGGAAATACGGCCTGGAAAAGCATTACGAGATGTCATTTGAGCCGAGTCGCGTGCCTCCAGCTTCTGCGCTGAAACTCATCCCTGGTGCGACCGCTTCTAACTGGAAGCAGTACATCTGGTACGTTGATGGTGATGTGACGATGCTTGGCTAAAGACCATTGCACATTCGTGCGAGACTCATACAATTAGAATTGTACGATAGATACCAGCAATCGAAAAGGTGCTTTGCCTTTCGTACAATTCACATTTCGCTTGAAGGCGGACTTCCAATATCTGGAGGTCCGCCTTTTTGCGTACTTACAAAAAAAGGAGTGTAAATTATGTTTATCATCACAAAAACTTTTACCGATGACGAGGGCCATCTTTTCACAAAGGTAAATCCAAAGCAGTATTCCACTCCCGGAGAAGCATACGATGCTATGCGTGAGGATTACCTCAACGAGCTCAAAAGCCGAGGTCTTGAGGACAACGGTAGTTCCAATGACGATGGCGAATCCTGCCCTGGCGGATACATCATCAGTGATGAGGCTCAAATCTACGATTTTGCCCAATACACCCCGTATGAACAGCTTCTTCCTGCTGTTTTGTTCGGAGTCCATCGGATTGGTTAAGGAGAATCGCAATGGCTAAGAAAAGTGCAAGAAAAGAAATCACAAAAATCAACCTGAAACAAGCTGCGCTCGAAGGTCTTTCGTATGAAAGAGCCTGTGAAACTGCCAAGCGTGCAGGGAAACCCTCTTATCGCTTCACGGTCGGCGACAAAGTACAGGTTGGTCACCTTCTAAACTGCGTTGTTGACGAGGCTCTGGAAGGCGGGTACATGTATCTTATCCGCAGTGGTGCAAACAGCGATAACTATTCCTGCTGGGCTTGGACAAACGTTCGCCCGCTGGATGATGACAAAGATACGCATTTTGCCAAGCGCAATTCTGCACTGTCCCGCCTGCACTACTCAAACCGCAGTATGTATTCTTTACTCAGCTTCCAATACCTATTCGGCGTTGATTTCAACCCTGATTATCAGCGTGGTTCTGTTTGGGATGATGAGGACAGGGAAAAGCTGTTGGACAGCATCTTTATGGGTCGCGAGATTGGTCGTTTCGTCTTTAAGCAGCTGCCATTCACTCGCACAAGCAACGATGGCAACTACTATGAAATCGTTGATGGCAAGCAGCGTATGTTGACCCTGCTTGCTTTTTACGAGAACCGATTCCCGTACAAAGGCGTATTTTACAACGACCTTTCCGCACAGGACAAGAACTGGTTTATGGATGCCTCCATTGGCGTTGCTGAGATTGACCAGAGCGTAACTCGCGCAGAAGTCTTGGAAATTTTCCTTGCCATGAATGAAGGCGGTAAGCCTGTCGCAAAGGAAGTCCTCGACCATGCACGCGAATTGCTAAACGAAGAGAAGGGAGAAGGATTATGATTCCTATGTTCAAACAAAAGGTCGGTATGACGAAAATTTATGCAAAAGGAATCGCAGAACTCTTTCTTATTCGCTGCAATCCCTATCATTGGGACGGCAGCGGGGAAGTGCCTGACAACATCAGTTTCGATGTGTACAAGCGCAAAATCGATGAAACATACGATGGCTGCACACTCGAAATTCAGCTTTGCAAACCTGATGGTTGTCTTTGCTATGCGGCTTCTGTTCACCTGTATGAAGGCGGATTCTGGACAGGGCACGGCATTGGCTGTTTCGACAAGACTGCGATTTGCAACGACCCTGGTTCTGTCGATGCCTTGACAAACGCCATCATGCGAGTGTGCATGATATACGAAAATCTCACAAATTTCCGCAAGGTTTTCGTCAAGTGCCTTACCATCAGCCAGAAACGAATGAACGAAATCAAGCAGTATACCGATGACGGCAAAGAGCAGGATGAGATTGAGTTCGAATCCGTTATCTTCGCCGATGGTATGCACATGGATGTTCGCTGCATCCCACGCCACAATGGACCCTCCTGGTGCGAAGCGGCTATTTATCGTGAGGATGAGGATATCGTCACGTCTGAGCCGAGTAACTCGTTCTACAGCCATTGGGTTTGCCAGACGGCAAACGCCACCTACCATCTTTATATGGGTATTGATGACGAATGAAACTTGACGCGCCTTGCGAACAGCATATCATAGAAATTGTACGATAGATACCAGCAATCGAAAGGGCGTTTTGCCTTTCGTACAATTCACAATTTCGCATGAAGAGCGGACTTCCCACATCGGGAGGTCCGCTTTTTTTTGCGTTATAACAACAAAAGGAGTGTGTTTTTATGAAAATGACAATCACAGGCCAAATTGATGGCAAATCCGTGCCGATAACTATTCCGATTGAAAAAGTTATCGAATCTTTCTGGCCTTACGCCACCAAACCTTCTGCTCTCTCTGTTTCCACTGAGCTTGACGCAGACGGCATCAGTGCTAACTTTATGCTCGGCCAGGAAACGAAGGATTCTTATCCCGGTATCTGGCTCACCAGCAAAAACAGCAATACCGGTCGTGCAGGTTTCTGGTTCTGTTTGGAGCTGCCGAACGAAACCAACGACATGGTAAAAGGCTATCTGTACGCTGGCGATGACGAAACAGAGACGGACCAACCTCTAGCTGTTATCGCTGATGGCGTTCGCAATGAGGACGACGAGTCGAAGCGCGTGCTTTGGGTGGATGGGTCGTTGACTCACGTTGAACCTCTAACCGACAACTATCTGAAACGCCAAGGCGCTGCCACCGAAAAGCAGCTCGATGAGTACGACGCTTGAACTGATACCGTAAATTTCCCCACCTAACCAAAAATAACAAATAAGGAGAGTAAAACTATGTATCTCGAAACTATTGATGAAAAAGCGTTCCGTTCTTTTCTTTCTAATCCTGCTATTTCCGTTCTGGACGGTAACGTTCTGGATAAGTACAACGGCTCGAATTTCTACCGTTTTGTCCGCGTCCCCCTTTCCGATGGCGAGCATAGTGTCGAGGCATTATTTGGGCAAATGTGCAGTAACTATCCCACCAGCATGAGCAAAAACCATTTTTATGAACAGCATAACCTTGAGTTTATGGCTTATGTTGTGGACCACGAAAAGACCTATGCTGAAAGCTATGAGTTCCTGCGATTGTTTGATGTCACCTCTGCTTACACTGGTCCCCATTCCGCAATGGGTGAGATGACGAAAACGCTGTGGGATTATCTGGAGCAGAAAACAATTCTCGACCCTGACTATCTGAACACGCCCGAATTGCAGAACGAGGCTTATGAAAACGCTGTCAAACAGTATGTCCTGCAAAAGAAAGACACCGCATTTGAAGAAAGCCTTCGTAAATTTCTTGAGCACATTGATGACACCGCGACCATCGAGTTCTTTGCTAATCCTACCGGATGGGCGGAAAGGGTAGTCAATGTCCTCGATAAGAATCTCACTTCTCGCGATGGCACACCTTTCAGCGAAAGCATCGGGAAAAAATTCGTTGCCGTCCAACGTCTTACCCAATCAAGGATGCTGGAGTTCCAGTCCAAGCCACATTGTTGGGAAAGTGAGTGCCGTAGTTTGTTTGCTGCGACTGCAAAAGCAAAAAACATTCGGCTCGTTATTGAAGCCAATGGAAAAGAAATGCAGGTGCAACATCCTGTTTCCAACCTGATTACTTTTGAAATGATTAAGAATAAGGTCATTTCTGCATGGACTATTGCACCGCGCAAGCTCAGCGATGAGGTGAAAGAATTTCTTGCGGAGAACTGCGCTGACTACAGTAAATACTGGTCTGATATTCCCATGAAGACTGTCTCTCGCATTGAAAGTGGGCGCAAAGTTCTTTGGAAGAATCCTTACTCTGAGGGAAACAGAAAATAATGATAGCCGTCAGAACAAATTGTGCCGACACTTGATTTGCTTCACCAGAGTCCTGCAGAAATGCGAGGCTCTTTTTTTATTGCCAAAATATGCGATTCGCCTAAAATAAAAGTTGTACGATAGATACCATCTACTTGGCGCATTTTTTTTTGCGTTCGTACAATTCATAATTCTGCAAGCAAAAGGCAGACTCACCATCTCGGTGGGCCTGCCTTTTTGTTTGCTCAACTACAAATAAAGGAGTGTAAAAATGAAAATCAAAGTCAAGTTCCTGAATTGCTGGCAGGAAAACTATCCCGAGGAAGGGCCGGAAGTTGTTTGTGTTTTTCTCGATGAAGTGAAACGCATAAAGAAAACAACTCCTTCGCACCTTTTGAACGACGCTTTGTTGGATTGCTATGTTCACGATGGCAAGTTTGTAACCGCATCTTATGGCTATCTGAAAGCAGGAAAGCTTGCGTCGAAGGAAGAATACCTGCCGTTGCTCACTGAGCTGTACTATGTCGGCTACAAAAAGAATGAGTTAGAAGTCTGCCAATTTGCAAGGATTTGACTTCCAAATCCTAAAACTATCACAACAAGGAGAAAAAATCATGAGTACCACAAATAATATGAATACACGTTTATTCATTGACATGGACGGCACCCTCGCTGTCTGGAAGCAGGCCGCCTGCTTTGAGGGCCTGCTTCAGCCGGGGTATTTCAGAGATTTGCCGCCCTATCAGACGGTTTTGGACGCCGTGAAGATTCTTTGCAACACAAAACCAGAACTTGATGTGTATGCACTTTCCGCCTATATGCCGGAAAACCCATATGCGGTTTCTGAAAAGAATGCCTGGCTTGACGCTTATCTTCCAGAAATTGATTCCGAACACCGCATCTTCGTTGCGTGCGGCAGCAGCAAGGCCAGAGCCGCAGCAAACCGCTTGAAGACACCGTGCATCGACAACTCTTTTGTGTTGCTTGACGACTACTCGGTGAATCTTCATGAGTGGAAAGCCAATCGTGGAAGCTGCATTAAGCTCCGCAACGGCATCAACGGCAACGGCGGGACCTGGAAAAGTGAATCTGTCACTCGATTCGATACCGCCGAAAACATCGCAGACCGTATTTGGAGTATCATCAAAAAACAAATGCAATGGTTCGGATGAGGTTGAGAAAGTCTGACAAGCAGACTTGCTCAAACGTGCGATTCCACTAAAATTGAAATTGTACGATAGATAACAGCCCTATGGCCGAAATGCGTACAATTTACAATTCTGCAAGACAATCAGCAGACTCACCATCTCGGTGGGCCTGCTTTTTGTTTTCAAACAATAAAAGGAGAAATAATTATGTATTGCATTCAGTATGACGAAATCTGCAAAAAACACAACTTCGAGTTGGAACACGACGACCATGGTGACGGCGTGAGCCTCAAATACCCAGCTGGTCTTACCCCGAAATACACTCTTCGGCTTTCTCAAAATCATCTTCCTGAGGAAGTATCGGCTATGGCTGAAAAGTACGGCAGCGACCGTTTTGCCGTGTTCATGTACAATGCTGCAGCGGCAGCAGGGAACACCATCGGTCTTGCTGAGACCCTGGAAGAAAACAAAAAGGTTTCCGCAGCTCTCTCTGATTTGGCGGACGACCTGAAACAGGCAGAGCTGGAAGCCAAGACTTGGGTTTGCACCGACCCTGATACATGCCAGTGGCGACGTCAGGTTGGCGGAACCCGATACGAGCTATACGACATTTTCGAAGCTCCAAATGGCACCTATTTTGTCGTACACGGTGAAGTAGACCCAACCGAGCTTGACCCGGATGACTACGACCAGCTGCTGGAGGCATATTCCGGTTTGCTGGACTCTGCCAACTGTGAAAGCGAACGCTGGGCATTGATTGCTGAGGCGCAGTTTGAGACCGAAGAACTCTCGATGGAGCGCGAACGCTTTTGGACTTTTGAAGAAGCCGAAAGGACAATTCGGAAAAAGGTTGGGGCTGACGTTTCAGATGAGAATTCTGAGACCGAAACCCGCCTTGATGCGATTCGGAAACTCGATAAGTTTCATCTTGCCGTCTTTCTGAACGATGTTCACAGCGGTGCAAAAGACTTTCCTTCCAACAACATGAGCTGGTGTGACTGGCTCAATAAGCCTGATGATGGTCATTTGTTGGATGTGAAGACTGCTCGATGAAACAAGTACGCGTTAAAGCTGATGATAGCCAAACCATCACTGCTATATATGAATTTCTGCACGACTTGGATAATGAGTATAGCAATTTTAGTAAATGGTACTATAGTACAGTCGTTCCCGAATTGGCAAGTGAAAATCGGATAATTTATACTGTTCTGGACGATGGAAAAATAGTTGCCGTTCTAATACTAAAAGATTCTGATGAAAAGAAAATTTGTACATTAAGAGTAGCTGAACATTACCGATGCCAAGGGATTGCTACAAAATTGCTAAAAATCGCACATCAGGCATTACAATGTACAAATCCACTCATTACCGTTTCGTCAATTCATATCAACGAATTCGAGTTTCTGCTAAAGAAAAACGGTTTTACCCTTTATAAAAAATACGAAAATTACTATAAGCAAGGAATTGTAGAATATGCTTTTAACGGCTTATTGCCTGAAAAGCAAAACAATTGCCGCATGTCGCAAAATGTGGTATAATAATGAAGAGGTGATACCATGAAAATTTACACTCTGATTGGCGGCGTGAATGGCGCAGGAAAATCCAGCTTAACCGGCTCTTTGCGTTCTGAGCGTAACGATTTCGGCATTGTGGTTGACCCCGACAAACTAACCATTCAGTGTGGCGGTGACGAATACGAAGGCGGCAAACTCGCTGTTGAGCGTATCGAGCGTGCCTTAATGGACGGTGTGAATTTCACACAAGAGACGACGCTTTCCGGTGGATATCCCAAGCGGCTTTGCAAACGTGCAAAAGAAGCTGGATATTATATTCGTCTGTACTATGTCGGTCTTGATACCGCCGAAGAAAGTATTCGACGAATTCGAAACCGTGTAGAGCGTGGGGGGCATGATATTCCCACTAAGGATGTTAACGCCCGCTTTTCTCATCGTTTTGAGGATGTCCTCAAAATTTTGCCATACTGCGATGAAGCTAAGTTTTTCGATAATGACAATGGATTTGTACTTGTTGCAGAATATCGCAACGGGCAGCTTCTTCCTATTGGAACATATCGACCAACTTGGCTCAGTCAACTTCTGAATCAAGCCCAATAACATTTTTGCCGTTCATCTTCGGATGGGCGGCATTTTTTCTTGCCAAACTATGCGAACGGCATAGAATAGTTATTGTACGATAGATATCATCTACTAAGGCGCAATCCTGCGTTCGTACAATTCATAATCTGCAAACATTCAGGCAGACTCATCTTCGGATGAGCCTGCTTTTTGTTTGTAAAAGAAAGGAACCAAACATCATGAGCTATGGTTTTGACATGGGCTTTGCGCAGGCGAACAGCTTGCAGGAAGCCATGGCGATTGCGCTGGAATACACGCAATCGCAAATGACCGAAAAAAATATCAGGCAAGCCATCAGGAATAATCGGTATTATATTCCCTCGGTTCGTACCGGATACATTGCGGATAAGGAGAGCAAAAACTGCAGAGCCGATGTACTTGCGGATACCGCTGACCGGTATTGGTTTGAGGCATTGTTTACCTTCCGTTTTCTGTATTGGGAAGAGCACAAGCTGCTCGGTATCATCATGATGCCGCCAGAAAGCGCAAGCGAGAAATGGCCGCTGAGTGTATATTTTCAGAACTCCTGCGACCAGGATTATCCGTTTTTTGAATGGAAGGAAGGCAATATCCCGTTCTTTGCGAACGCCGCCGCAAAAGCCGAAAACTATACGGCGGAAGAAATCCGCGCAAAGTTCGACTACGAAATCGAAGATGAAGACCTCGAATATTATCGGCGCAATACTTGCTACAATGATATTTTTGAGGCACTCGCCCTCGAATCGTGGCTGGACAATCATTGCACGGATGTGCCGTTCGTAACTTTTGCTTTGCAGGGAATTCAGAACGAAGCCGAGCGATACCGGTATCTACAATGGCTGAAAGCCGAAATCCAATAGCTGGTACTTGCCCCAGTGTGCGAACCGCATAAAACAGTAACTGTACGATAGATACTATCTAAAGCACAATTCGTGTTCGTACAATTCACAATCTGCAAACAGGCGGACTTCCCGAATTTGGGAGGTCCACTATTTGTTTTACTATGAAAGGAGTTTTTATGAGCAACCCAAAAAGACCAGTTTCTACGGTCGAAGAGTTTATCAAGGTTTTCCATGAGATGAGCGCCCGATACGGTCACAGCGAACTCTGGTATGACTACATCGACATGCATGCCATTGCACTTGCGAACACCTGTGATTTGCGGTGCAGGGATGCAAGAGAGGAACAGTACAATGCCATCGTCCAGAAATACGACGAGAAGACCGTACAGCAGTTTGCGGTGCTTACCGCCATCACAATGACCGCGCTCTTGGAAAACCCTGAGCAGGATTTTCTTGGCACCGTTTACCATAATCTCGGATTAAGCAAAAGCCAAGCAGGGCAGTTTTTCACGCCGTACAATGTCGGACAGATGATGGCACGCATAAACATGCCGGATTCTCTTGTTCTGGACAAGTCCCGTATCCTGCGGGTGAACGACCCGTGCTGTGGTGCCGGATGCCTGCTTCTGGCGGGGTACAATGTGATGCGCGAGCAGTTGGAATCCACTGACCCGGACTGGGACAAGTATGTTCTGTTTGTGGCACAAGACATTGACCCTCTGGTCTGCAAGATGTGCTACATCCAAATGTGCTGCATTGGCGTTCCTGGAGTTGTCGTAGTTGGCAACTCTCTGTTCCCGGATACAGAGCTCTCACCAACAGATTTTTGGTTTACGCATAAGTATTTTGCTTTGGACGAGAAAGCTCTCGAAAATACATACCAACAAAAAAAGGAGTAATGACAAATGCATATGGTAACCGAAACCCGCCAGCTTCGCGATGGTGAGAAGTTGACCAAATTTTACAACGGCATCGACTGGGAGCCGCTGTTTGAGTTCGTCCGACGCTATTTCGGTATCGGCGTGGAACAGCCTCCTACAACATGCCTCAAACCCAATGGTCGCATCGAGGTGAATTGGCCGGAGAATCTGCGCGATAAGTGTGGTCTTTTCGGCCATACGTACCGCGAAGTATATCTGCAGACATTCTCGTCCTGCTGCTTCCACGACATCACCTACGACAAGGACATTGTCGATAAGTACCTCGCTCGTCCGGACTTTTATCGTTTGAATATTTCTTTGGAAAACGACTGCAACGGCACTTCTTCGGATGCTTATTTGCAGCTGACATTTTCGCTGAAACACATCGAATTTTCCGGAGGGTACAACTTCGCAAACCTGTTCAGTGCTGAATACCGTAAAGATACAGGCTGGTTCGTTGTATCCGGAGAAGGCGAAGTCCTCATGGGAGCGAAGAAATAAAAAGTCGCCGCTCATCTTCGGATGGGCGGCATTTTTTGCTTGCCAAAATGTGCGAACCGCCTAGAATGGTACTTGTACGATAGATACCATCTACTAAGGCACTATTTGCGTTCGTACAAAAATTCATAATTTCGCTGAGGCGGACTTTCCGAAAAAACGGGAGGTCTGCCTTTTTGCGTAGAAGGGAGTATTTTATGGCAACCAGAAAAATCTTATTCCGTGGTCAGACTCGGCGCAAGGGGGAAAAGACCTCCATATCCGGTAAACCTCTGCCTGGCATCTGGGTCACAGGTGGCATCTTTCCTCAGAACAAAGGCTATGAACGCGCCATCATCTATACCCAAGACCCGAAGGTTGAGAAGCATGTTGTATATGCTGAAACAGTAGGGCAATACACGGGAGTTGATGATGTGTTAGAGACCCCCGTCTTTGAGGACGATATCATCACCTTCTGGCAGAGAACTGACGCGAAACACATGCAGCGCTACAAGGGTACTGTGAAGTACGACAAGACGCTGACAAGTTTTACAGTCGTTTCCTGTGAACCCAACCGTCTTAGTGACCCCGTTTTCCTTTGGGATTGTTCCGATATTCATGTGGTCGGGAACGTCTTTGACGGCGAGTTGAGCAAGCGGGAGCAGGAAGTTTCGTGTACTTACACCAAATGCCTCGCATTGGCAAAGAGCATCGACACGCTTCAACTCTGCTACGGCCCTTATTTCAACTCTCTGAAAGTGGGAAGCCTCTGGAGCAAAGCTTTTGAGCTGATGGATGATGTGACCCGCTCTGAAATCGTTGAAGACTTAAAACTGTTTCAAAGAGCGTGGCGCAAATATAAGGAGGAGAAGCCGGTAAAGGACGCTCAGAAAATCCTCGATGCCATTTCCGAACTTTTTGGGGAGGAGGTGACTTCCAAATGACTTCTGAGAGCGAATATCGCAACGCGGTTCGGTATCTCACCAATTTGCTGAACGGAGGACTGATGGGAGCCAAAGGCACTCGTCCTTTGAATGCAGCTATTGAAGCCTGCGAACTGCAAATTCCGAAGCACCCCATCTCGAAAAGCTGGTCGCCGAATCTCTGCCCACATTGCAATGCAGATATGGGCGGAGACTGCGACGACGGCTACTACGAGAACCCGCATTACGAGCGCTGTCCTGTCTGTGGTCAGAAGCTCGATTATAGCGAGTAAAGGAGCGTGAAAAATCATGATGTTGTCCGAGTTCGAGAAGCTCACCGGTTTAGAGGTTACGACAGCAGAATACGAAAAAATCGAGGCTGAATATATGGAAAGCCCCGATGACAAAGCAAAGTTCTGCAAGATGTGGCTCAAAAAAGGAGGGCTTCAAAGGCTCCATAACGCAAGGCTTGAGGAAATTGAACATCTGAAAAAGACCATCGAGGACCTTGAGCACAAACTTGATGAAGAGCAAGACTGGCAGATTTCTCATAAGTACGGCACGCACTACCAAAAAACATCTTATGACCATCTTACCAAGCGTTGCTCTAATGGGCATCAGTTTGAGTCCGAGGCGAAAGCTGCCGAGTTCATCAGTTCTCAGTACGGTTTCGACAAAGATAGAATTGTCTTTATCCACGACGTCGAAGTCTATGAGACAAATCGGCATGGAACAACGCGTCTGAAAGAACGGCTCACTCGTTTTCCTTACTACGCCGGTTGCAGAGCAAACTATGCACGTTTCGATGTGCGTTGCTGCGGCGGAAGTATGCAATGGGAACTTGTGGACGGAGCTCTTAAAGACTATTCCACACCGCCATTTTTATCCGATGGGGAGCAATAGTTCCTCAAGAATCATCACACCGCACAGGCCCCAATGATGCCTGTGCATGATTTTTTACATTTCATAAGACTACCTATATTTCCAAAAGGAGTGTGTAAGCGCATGATTACTTTACCTACTAACCATCCCTATTTCTTTACTTGCCCGTCTTGTGGCTGCAAGCTCATTTCCGTTTCTACCGGCAACAGAGCCAAACCCCATTGCCCAAAGTGCGACTACTCAGCCGATGATGCTTTTGTGGTCAAAGACCGCGTTACAAGTGAAGCTATGAATGTCATCGCTGATAACACGGAACTTGCCGAAAACTTTGCCGAGACCGTAAAGCACGAAATTGAGACCGATGACGATACTTACGCTCATATCGGTTTTCATCTGGCAAACAACATCCGAAACCAGAGCCCTGCATCCGAAGTCCTTCTGACCCTCTGTGGCTGGACCATCGAGACGCTGCTTGACAAGACGCCGCCCATCGCAATCGATGAAGGCGACAACAACAATGAAAAATAAGAGGTATACAAAAAATGTTTGAATTAAATCTTTCCAACGCTCTGGCGTTGATTGACCAGCCCGTGTGGGTCGTCACTGAAGTGCGCAGCCGCAACAAGAACGGTCGCATCTACGCAAAGTCACGTGCGAAAAGCACGGTTTATCCCGGACACATTCAGACCGTCAGCGTTTGGCGCGGCTATACTCGAGCTGGAGACAACATCGGTGCGCCAAAGTGTACTGTTGAAGTCTGCATCCATACCGGCGATGACCTTACTGACAATGTCATCCTACCCGCTGAGCTGCTGAATGTTACGGTGTTTGACAAGAAAGAGGATGCCGAAAAAGAGCTGGCGTACCTCAACGCCAACATGAACACTATGACATTCTCTGAACAGCGTCAGCGTGAAAACAAAAACAACGCAACTGTATTCGGAATCGCTTGAGGCACCCTAGATTTTTCTGCTTGCCACTTTATGCGAGTCGGGTATAATTGGAACTGTACGATAGATACCATTCTACAAAGGCACATCTTGTGCTCGTACGGTTCACAATTCTGCTTTAAGGTGGACTTCTCATCACGAGAGGTCCGCCTTTTTGTTTAACTATGAAAAAAGGAGTGTTTTATCATGACCGAAAGCGAAAAAGCAAGAGAGCTCATAGCTACCTCTGAAACGACTGTGAAGGTTGACCCCCAGAATGGCTGGTATCTCAAGCGGTTTGCCGCCCTGCAGTTCGAGGGCTCCGTGGACAATTTCAGCACAAATATGCCAATTCATGTCCTTGAACAGCAGCTTCCGAAAGATGATACCATGAAGTTGGATGACGCTGTCATTGAAGGTCAAGATTTCGATTACAGCAAGTTTTATGACGAAAGGGGTAATGAATATTCGTCAGTTAGTGAACTTGTGCAGACACTGCTCGACCTTGACGATGACGATTCCATTCAGGAATACAACGAGGAAAACCCTGACTTGCCGTACATCCCGTATGAAAAGCTGCGGGAAATGGATAAGAAGGATATTCCGGAATTGTTGTTGTCTGTCGATGATGAGGCCGACTATGTGGATGCATACAAGGAAGTGACCGATATCGAATCTTGGAATGTGGAAGTCACTCCCATGAGCAACAACTATGAAACCATGGGATTCGCGTTCACGCATCAGGGACTCAAAGAGTACGAAAAGTCCATCGATAACCATATTTTCCATTTCTGCCGTACATATGCCTATGCAGGGGAGCAGCACAACCGCCGCGAGGGCGATTTTTATCCCATCATGGAATTCCTGCACAGCGCCGGTGAACAGCTTCTTGTTGACGACCTTAAGCGGTTCGATGTCAAGGTGATGGAACTCGCTACTGCGGAAGAGGTGGAAAATCTTTATCGAACCGTTCCCAATGAGCCGCATCAGGCCGCTTATATCAAGGTCATGGATAGAAAAACGGATACGGTATATAGCCGCATCTATGTTTTCTGTGCAGGCCAAGAAGAGAAGTGCCTCAACGGCGATACTTATCTGAGCAACAAGCAGCATTATGTCTTGGTCAAAAAGGGCGATGCCTCCTATGAGGTTCCGTATCCGTTTGACTGCGACAAAACCGTTGAGGCTCTAAACAGGAAGAATAGCGAAGAAGAAGCGTTGACCGCAGCGCAGCGGTTGTTCTTCTGGACGGAATACAAAAAAACCATCAAGTTAGATTGAAGCAAATAAGCCAAGAAATTGCAACCTATGTGGTTGCGTCAGATTGAAAGAAAAAGGAGAAATGAATTATGGAAAGTTTTAATGTTGTAGTTACCGTATCCACCACTGTTTGCATCGACGCCGAGAACCCTGATGATGCTATCGAAAAGGTAAGTCAGGCGTTAAATAACGGCGATGTAAACATGAGCACTGATATCGCCAACAGCATCGACTATTCTATGCGAAACGGCCACTATGAGGTGACGGATGCCATCCCGATGGATGAATAAGGAGGACGGCTTATGACAGTCCCCAATATTTCCTGTCCTTCTTGCGGTTTCACGATGCAGCCTGTCTGGCATCGGGAAAAAGAGCTCGATGCTCATGGCATTCCCACAGGGCGAACATACAAAGCGTGCAGCTGCCTGCTTTGCGATTCGTGCGGACATAAAGAAACAGTGGATGGCTCGTTTGATGAGCAGTACAAATAACATGAGGTAACAAAAATGGTTCGTTTTTATACGCCAAGCTTGTATGGGGCATGCGATGCTCTTGACCTTTACGACATCGACTACGATTTGGATGATGGCGACCGCATTATGGTAGACGATTCTCTCTACGATGCTGCTCTCGACGCATTCGATGAGTATGACATTGAGTATGAGGAGGTGTAAACATGCCGCGCCCTAACAAAATCAATCCTAAGAAGCCTTGTCCGTTTTGTGGCGCTTTCCTCGAAAACGAAGCACCCAGCACCATCTGGTGTCATCCGCACAACAGTTGCTTGCTGAGTCTCCGTGGCATTGTCGGAGCCGACCAAATCGCTCAGTGGGATACGCGCTACGATGCAAAGGGAAAGAAGGTGCTTGACGATGCTGAATGAAATTTTTGCTCGCGAAATCCTTGAAACGAGCATTGCGCTCGGTATTCTTCAGGAAATGAATGGCGGCGTCGTCATTTACCATGAAGCAAGCAAAGAAGACCCCGAAAATCTCCCTGCCGGGTGGTATATCGATGACAAGGATTATACCACATTTTCGATTGCTAACGACCCGGAAGCTGTGAAGTGCCTCAAAGCGCCTCTCAAAAAAGGCGGCTACAACTTTGAGGAACGCAAAGCATTCTGGGATTCATTCTTTGATTTCAAGGCACCTAAACTGCGGCTGCCTGTGAAAATCGCAAAGCGCTCTGGATGTAAATTGTGAGGAATGATAATGGCTAGATTTTTTATTTATAGCACGGAGGAAGCCGTTGCAGCTTTGAAAGAAGCGCATATTCCTTACCGAGTACACGGCGAATGCTGTATATCGGTGAACAACAATGATTACAACACCGCTGTTGAGGCTTTCTTTCGCAATGATGTTAGTTTTCAGCCAGAATAGCAAAAGAGGTGTTTCCTATTACTAAAATCTTAGCGTTTGGCCTTGCCGCCGCGTGCGCTGCACTTGCCCAGGAGGCTATTCCTTATTCCCTCGACTGTCAACGTCATATTTTGGTCGATGAAAATCATTATTTTGAAGCCATTGATGTGTTCGATGACTACGACATCGATTTCGATGTTATCAGAAATTTTTGAAAGGAGAACTGTTATGTTTACAAAAGAACTCTATAAAATCACATGTACCCGCAACGGTGAAACCAGCGATATCGGCACTTATTTGCTGAAGCCTGGTCCCGAGGCTCCAATGGACTGCTACCGCAACTTTTTGAACAAAACGGATGTGGCTGTTTCCATCAAAAGCGTACCGGACGGATTTATCATCACTGATAATTCTGAACCTGACACCAGCTACCACCTGATGTTTATTCCGATGGACGACGATTTCTGGGCCCGCTGCGCGGCTGAAAAGGAAACCAAATAGTACATATGCCCCTTCGTCCTGTTTGGGATAAGGGGGCTTTTTTTAGTGCAAAAGCTCTCATATTTGAGGTGAAAACATGCCGGAAAAAGTCAAAAAGCCCGCTAAACCCACGACTAACTTGTTGCAAAATATCAGGTCGCCGCGACCGTCACAAATCGATGAAAATGTTCCAAAATCGAAGCACTATCGTTCGGAACTTGAACCCTTGCTTGGTGCTGCCATCACACTCAAATGCCCCGACTGGACAATTTTTCACGAGGAACACTATACAAAAATTTTGCTAAAAGCTGCTTCTGTGATGAAAGCTCCATCCGGCAGATGCGTGCCTCTGCCAATTGCCGTGGACCATGTTTGGGTTGCTGTTGACCTTGGATGGGAGCAGCGGAACAACCCGCAAGAAGGCTGTTGTTTACTCGTTCGTGGGTTTGTGGAGGAGTATGTATCCATGCTGCACAATACCAGGAACATCGGTGTACGAGCGTTATCAATACACATTGTTTTTTCTGGGAACTAAGCGTTAGTCGCGTTCGGGCAGCTTCTTTGTTGACAGCCAGGCTGTGCTGCTGTACGATAATTTCATCGCATCTGAGTCTTAATATTTCTCGTGTTTTTGTCTTGACTTCGCTTGCAACCGCCATATACTCTTTAGTGTACAATTGATGACATCCTAATCGACCGTATTCACAATTCTGCAGACAATGGCAGACTTACCGCTTTGGTGGGCCTGTTTTTTATGCATTGATGCCGCTTGCTGTTAAGCAGGTGGTTTTTTGTTGACGCTGCTTGCGAACGGCATAAACTTTTAGTTGTACGATAGATATCATCTACCAGGCGCGTTTTGCGTTCGTACAATTCACAATCTCGTACAATGAAGGCAGATTCACTTTCGGGTGAGTCTGCCTTTTTTGTTTGTGATAAAGGAGGAAAACGTATGATATAGCAACGCTAAAATACTTTGTGTCAATGTTGTTTTTTGTTGAACCGAGAACTTTTTTGTGCTACAATAAATGTAAAGACAAAAGAGCTCTCCTAAATTTTGAAAGAAAGGAGAGTCCGTAATGAGCGAGGAACTTATAATGAAAAAATATCATTTTATCATCACGCCTACTGGCGAAAGAAAGCTCGTTTTTTCACCTGATGTTACATACATCGATGGTAAAGATGCTGAGTGTCTTTATAATCAAATCATGAATGGCGAACCTTCTACCGAAACCGATGAACAAGCTATGAAAAAAATCGCAGAAGAGGACGCACGTTTGCGGACACTTGAAGCAGATGGAGCTCAGATTTGAGCCAAAATTTTATCGGGAACATCTTGGCGAAAAAAGTGACCACAAATCCCTTATCCAAGATTTCCAACCTACTAGGCCAGAGGGCTATGGCTTGACAAGATATCTGCAAGACCAAGCTTTCGTTGATGAAGAATCCGGAAATATCCGCACCTATTTGATTCGTCAAAAAGGGACCGGCGAACTTGTTGGATATTATTCGATTCGTGCAGGAAATATCTTGTTGAGGCAAAATGAATCGACGAATGTCATCTCTGGAATCGAGCTTACGAATTTTGCTGTAAACGGCAACTACAGAGTGCGTCACCCTAAAGTTACAATGGTCGGTGCACGAATTTTCTATGGATTTATCATGCCTCAGATAAGAGAAATTCGTGAAACACTTGGTGTAAAAATTTTGTATATTTTTGCTCTTGACCAAGTTCCTTTGTTAAACTACTACAAACGATTAGGCTTTTTGTCCCTACAAAAGCAAGACGAACAATTTGTTTATCAAACATGCAAACCGTCCTATGATGTAACTTGCATTTTCATGTATAAACTGTTGTGATTTTCGCCCGTTTACCGTATCGGTAGGCGGACTTTGCTTTTTTGTTGACGCCGCTTGCGGACGGCATAAACTTTTAGTTGTACGATAGATATCATCTACCAGGCGCGTTTTGCGTTCGTACAATTCACAGTCTCGCACATTGAAGGCAGATTCACTTTCGGGTGAGTCTGCCTTTTTTTGTTTGCGCGAACACAAGAAAGGAAGGAATTAACAACAATGACTGCTAATCTGAAAATCGGTCCTTGCCCAAAATGCGGCAACACTACATTCATCACAACTGCGCATGTAACCCAGACTTGGCTGGTGGACGAGGACGGCGACTTTATCGAAGCCAAATCTGACTGCGATGAAGTGACCCATGCACCTGATGCCGAGGATTTGTTCACATGCTCCAAGTGCGGGGCTGAGGTTCCGGCAAAATAAGCATACAGCGAATAATTTCGCGAATACTTTTGCAAAACCATTCGTACATACCATCGTTAAAAAACAGGCATGACCTAACGATTTGTTAGGGTACTTTTTTTGGAGGGAAATACTATGAAAAATCGTGTACCTGAAGTCTTTTTGTCCGAAATGTTCGGCGAATTGCGCATCATGGAGGATGACAACAAATTCTATTTTTGCGCCGCAGATGTTTGCTCGGCCTTGGGCTATTCAAACCCAAGCCATGAGCTGAACATACATTGCCGCCATGATGGCATCAAGGCTGGCAGGACGGATGTGAACGGCGTTCCCCGCATCATCAAGTTCATCTCAGAAGGTAACGTGTATCGCCTCATTTGCCGCTCCAACAAACCCGAAGCGGAAAAGTTTGAGACCTGGGTTTTTGACGAACTCTTGCCCCGGATTCGCCAGACCGGCGGTTATGTGAATGACCCAGTAGTCTTTGTCGATAATTGGCTTCCGAACACGGACGCCAAAACTAAGGCTTTGCTTGTCACTTCTCTGGAAGCTGTCAAGAATCAGGACAACATTATCGGCGTGCAGCAAGAGAGCGTCGAGTTCCACCGCGCGGTGAGTGCATCTGTGAACAGCGTTGATTTCGGCGAGTTTGCAAAGTGCCTTGCCAACGACCATATCAACATCGGCCGCAATCGTCTGATGGCGTGGCTGCGCAAAGAAAAATATATTGACTCTGCAAATGTTGCTTACCAGCGCTACATCGAGCAGGGAATTTTTGAGGTCAAAGAAACGGTATACTATGTTGGCACCACTTACCATACATCGCGTAAGACGCTGATTACTCCTAAGGGGCAGGTATATTTGGCAAAGAAGGTTTCTAAAGAATACAAAGGCTGATTTTGCTTGACCGCGCTTGCGGAATGAATAAAATCAGTCTTGTACGATGGATACCAGCAAATCCATAGTTATTCACAACCTGTAGCAGAAAGCAGACTCATCTTCGGATGGGCCTGCTTTTTTTGTTTACATGAAAAAGAAAGGAACGATTTCATGAATTTTAACCCTAATAACCAGAACACTCTTCTCACAAAGAAAGTCGCAGCACTATACGAAGCAATGCAGAAGGCTGGTGATAGTGGTCTCGCCTTTATGGTCGTTGACAGTCTCAATAGTCTTGCAAATTATGCCAGTTTTTTGGCTGAACAAGAAATCTTAATTCAGCAAGCTCGTATCACGATGGATGCTGCAAGCTACCGCATTTTTTATCACAGCGTCGATTCTGCCCGTACCAGTTTGCTCGAAAACGCGGCTGCCAATGTCGCTTTACTCAACCGGCTGTGCAAGAAATACAACACAGACCAGATTGCTGGAAATGTGGCAGACGCAATTGAAGCCGAAACGAACTCCGGTAACATGTATTCTCTTGCTAATTCCCCGGCCTACACTGCATTCGCCAAAGAGGTTCTCAACACCTATTATACGACCGGTTCAGCCGGAAGCATCTGTAACAAGTAAATCAATCCAAGCCCTTTACGGGGTCCACATTGCGGTGGAGGCAAAAGCCAAGAGCCGCACGATGACCCCGCGTTAAGGGGAGACGTATGAGTATCAATCTGAATAGCCACAACAACACCCTCTGCTGCAAGGTCAACGACCTGTACACCGCCCTCATGGCCTCTGAACTGCTGAACGACTGCGTTGATGACATTGTCGTGATGCTCAAAACCTGTGTTGATTACGTCAACATAGTGTCGAGTCAGGAAGTCCAGATACAGCACGCGCGTTTCACGATGGACGGTGAGGAGTTTCGACAGTACGTCATGGAACTCGACCGTCATCGCCGTGCGTTGCACGAAGGGCTGATGGCACGGGTGAACTTTGCCAATCGTCTGTGCGTGAAGCTGAACACACCTGTTCTTGCTGAACGGGTCACGGAAGAGAACCGAGAAACCTATTTTGCTTTCGCAAAAGAGGTGGTCGATTCCTATTTCGGTGAAGCCATGCAGAACGGACGATTGCTCTAGGGCAACATTGTCCCAACCCGTTTTAACACTACAACTATGGAGGTATTTATTATGTCTAATAACAAAGAAATTATCTGCAAACTCATCAAAGCCAAGAACCAGGAGGCCAACAGCTACACAGACCAAACTTGCTACAATGCTGCCTACTGCTACGGCTATGTGGACGGCGCAACTATGGCACTGAACACTTTGAGCGGCGTACCCGAACGCCATAAGTGCTATGCTATCCTGTCCCATTATTCCAATGAAGATATCGGCACGTTTGACTCCGTTGCAATTTGCGGCGGGGTACATATGAGCTTTGAGTCGGCCAAGAAAGCGGCTGATGAAATGCTTGCGGTCGATAAGGAAAATGGGTGCCACGATGACGCCGTTCCGTACACTCTCGACGATTGCAAAGAGTTCGACGACCTTCCTCTGTACATTGCAGGCGAGTGGGTCAAGGACGAATTTGAACGCTATCACAACTTTTACGCTGTATTTGAACAGGATGCAGCGCTGTAGAAAACAGAACACTGGAGGTGCTCTTATGTTTAAGGTGTTAGGCGGCATTGGCCGTTCCGTTCCACTCTACAACGGCAAGGCTCGAATCCTTGTCAAGGCAATTATCCCGGCTGCTTCCAGCTACCTCGCTGATATGCAAAGTATCTGTGAGGCAAACGGCTGGAAATCCGTTCTGGATGAACGCGGTAACCTGGTCGTCTTATCTGTTGTGTCCATTGACGCTTACCGGCTTTCCGACAGCACCTTGATGACCGCATATCTGCACTTTGCAGAAACTGCAGCTCAGAAACTTACTGGAAACAAAAACCGGTATCTCGTCGCGGGTGTCGTGTCCTACGACGCGGCCGCATAAGGAGGCAAGCAACATGAAATACCACGGATTTGATTCTCCCCTCGATTGGTCTCAGCACCTTATCCAGAAGGCAGACTTGCACGAATATGAGCCATCTGAGCCAGGGAAGAGAGTTGAGACTTTGCTCAAAAAACTCTACCTGCCGCAGAACTCCTATTCCTACGCAAAGTTTCCTCAATGGTTTGCGGATGCCGCTGACAAGGGGACAGAAGAGGAACAGGTACGGTATGTGATGAATCATCTCTGCCCGAATCTGTACCACTTTTATAAAAATCCGACGCAGAAAGATTTTCGTCTGGGGCCTGATGTTGTGAACCTCATGGTTCACCAGCATATGTGTGAGAACACACAGGCGACCATTCTGAACGAGGATGGTTCTCTTTTTCAGGATGGGGTTCATGATACTCACGAGGAAATCCTTCTGCTGACGTTGTTCTTTGAACACGAGTTCAACGATATGGATATTCGGTGCGCCCGCGTATCGTATACCTCATCGGACGCTGAAATCAAAGCCTGCTTCCTGCACGCGGTTCATAAGCGGTTTGGCTTAATGGACCCGGCAGCGGAAAGGCTTTGGCTCAGCAACAAGTCTAACAAAGTTTACCTCATTAAAACAATCCACGGAATCGCTTGAATACATATCAAAGGAGTGCAAAACTATGAAATCTGATACCATTCGCAACGACTACGCTGCAGCTCGAATCTCTGCCATATCCGCTATTATCGCGGCGGAAGCAATCGGAGTCACCCTGCTTCTCATTCTGATTCAGTCTCTGCTGAAAGCTGTAACTCCGCTGACGTCGGAATCCATTCTGATGCTGGTCCTGGGTTCTTTTGTCAGGACCGGAACCACCGCATTCTGCATTTTCGGCGTGCTCTCTGCACTGGCTGCCTTGTACGTGTCAGCTTGTGCGACGAGAGAACGGTATTTTTACATTGAGAAGGACGAGCTCAAATTCATAGCCAAGACCAAAGAAATGTTCGGCTGGCTGAAGAATTCTAAGCCCGCAATTGGCTGCTTTGCAACTGCAGGAGCGTTCGTGATAATGGCGATATCCCTAATTGCTGATATCGGTATCTTCGATTCCGGTCTCAGCCACGAAACGCTCGGTGCTCTCATCAATGTTGCAGTTCTGATGCTTCACATCGCCGGTGGCTGTATCGTTGCTTCGGTGGCTTGTGCGGTTTGGGACAGCAATAAGATATAGGACTCAATATTTTAGACCTGCATATGTCTAATCCAGAGCTGTCCATCTTCGGATGGGCAGCTCTTTTTGTTGCTCAAATTTGCGAATTGCGGATAATAAAAAATATAAAAATCATAAATACAGGAGAGCGAATCGCAGTGACAGATTTACTTGGCAATATGATGCGGAATGTGCGAATTGACGAATAAAGAAGAGCGCACGCCCCGTCTATAGCCGTAAGGCTTAGGCGGGGTTAGCTCGTGTTTAAGGACAAGAATCAGGATTTTTTATTTTCCGTTCTGATAAAGGTATTGCCTGGTTGTGCGAACTGGATACTGTAAAATTATAGTGAACCGCAAGGGAGGTGAGCCACTTTGAAAGTACATAAAGGCTATAAATTTCGGCTAGAGCCTACAGAAGAACAGAAAGTCAAAATCAATAAAACGCTCGGCTGCTGCCGTTTTGTATATAACTCTATGCTAGATAGGCGTATAAAAGCTTATCAACGGCGCGGTGAAAGTATGAGCTATATTGATACACAAAATCTGCTTCCTCAGATGAAAACTTATCTTCCTTGGCTTGCTGAAGTAGATAGTCAAGCACTCAAATATAGCTGTCGTCAGTTAAATAATGCCTATAAAGGCTTTTTCGAAGACGGTAAAGGGTTCCCCCAATTCAAACGAAAACGGGGAGAAGAAAGCTATACAACTACAAAAGCAAAAAGCATTAAAGTTGACGAAAAGTACATTCAGCTTCCGACACTTGGGAAGATGCGTTATCGTAAGAGTCGCAACATTGAGGGACGCATCTGTAAGGCAACAATCCGTCGCTCAGCAAGCGGCAAATACTATGTAAGTATTCTTTGCGAAGTAGAAGTAATGCCGCTTCCGGTTAAAGATACCGTCATCGGTTTAGATGTTGGCATCAAATCTTTTGCTGTTGGCAGCAATGGAAAAGAATATCCAAACAATAAATATCTTCAGAAAGCGGAAGCTAAACTAAAGCGTGAGCAGAAAAAGCTGTCACGCAAAAAGAAAGGTTCTGCCAACTGGGAGAAGCAACGTATCAAGGTAGCTTGCTGCCACGAAAAAGTGACCAATAAGCGAAAAGATGCCCTACACAAGTTGTCATCTACACTGGTGAAAGAAAACCAAATCATCTGTGTAGAAGACCTCAATGTAAATGGTATGGTTCGCAATCACAACCTTGCTAAAAGTATTTCCGATGTTTCTTGGGGAGAGTTCTTCCGACAACTTGATTATAAATCCAGTTGGGCAGGAAGAGCAGTTGTAAAAATACCAACCTTCTATCCAAGCAGCCAGACCTGCTCTTGCTGCGGCTACCAAAACAAAGAGGTAAAAAACCTCAATGTTCGGCATTGGGTCTGTCCGAAATGTAACACATCACACGATAGGGATAAAAATGCAGCAGAAAACATTCTAAAGAAAGGAATGGACATGCTGGCTACGCCAGCCGCCTCATAGCCACAGACGAACAGTACGGTCAGGACGACCGAATCTTAAAGTCTGTGGAGAGCGAACCTCTATCAAGGGCTGCGGCCTGCGGTAAGCTCGCTCTATGAAGCAGAAATCCATACTGAGTAACGGGGCAACCCGTGAAAAGTTGGAAGTCCGAATCATTATGCTTGCAATCAAAGCCAAAAGGTCAAATAAAACACTCTATCTATTCGCGTCCATCATCGTAACTGCCATTGCTGTCATTATGGCAGAACGGCAAGGAGTCGTTGACAGCGATTATTTCTGGCATATCACCCTGGGAAAAAGTATCTGGCAAAATAAAGCCATCCCAACTCAGGACACTTTCTCCTGGCTAAGCCCGGAACTCAATTTGCAGGAAACCGCTCATTCCTGGCTCAGCAGCCTGATTCTTTACGCGTTTTCCTGCATTTCCACAAATCCCGTCTACGGAATGCTTGCGTTCATCGCAGTGACAGTCTTTGCCTACTGTCTGTTTATTGAATATATCTGGGGCAGACAAATCAAAGACCCTTTTATGAATGTCCTGGCTTTGGCCCTTGTCACGCTGCCGCTCGACTGGGCAGGAAGACCGCAAAACATCGGCTTAACGCTCTTTGCAATCGAATTCTATCTGCTGAACAAAGTCTATGAAGAACCTGACACAAAGCTCCGCTGGCTGCTTCCTGTTGTGAGCGTTCTTTGGGCAAACTTGCACGGCGGGGCATTGCCCATTCTGTTCGCGTTCAATCTGCTGTTCCTGGTCTTGTGCTTTGCTCCTGACATCAATGCCTTTGATATCTATAACGAAAAGGGCGACTCGAAAAAACGGTTCCGTGCCCTGTTCCAGGTCTTTCTTTCCGATATTCTGGCCGGACTCCTGAATCCATACGGCATCAAGCTCTATATCTATTTCTTTGTGACAAACAATGAAACGACCAAGAAACATGTTTCTGAATGGATGCCGAGCCATCTTGCCAATGAAGTTGTGTTTCTGTGTCTTGCCTTCTTGTTCCTGATTGTAGCCTACAAGATGAAGGTAAAGCTCACAGAATTTGCCCCGTATCTCTGCTGCCTGTTCATGACAGCAATGTATGTCCGCATCCGCAGCTATTGGGTTATCGTCATAACTCCCCTCATTTACCGGTTCCTCACTTCTCTTATCTCCGCACAGGAAAACCGGATGTGGAAAGCTGGCGGCAGGCCCAACAGTTCCTGGGCGGGAAACACCAAGAAATACACTATCGCTGCAGCTGCCGTGCTCGTTCTTGTATCTGCTGTCTATGCACCTTCCATGGCCAACGACCCCGATAAGACAGGGGATTACATCACAGCTGACCTTGTCTCATACATCCAAGACCTCAACCCGCAGCGCCTCTACACCTCCTACAACGACGGCGGATATTGCATCTATCATGGCATCAAAAGCTTCGCGGATTCCAGAGCAGACCTATTCCCGGACGATGTCATCGAAGCAAGTGTGAATTTTGCATTCATGAGCTATTCCACCGACACTGGCATGGAAGACTGTTTGAATCAATTTGACTTTGATGCTATCCTTTTGCGACGCTCTCAAAGCGGGCCCTGTATTGAATTTATGAACCAGCTTTCTGGCTGGACACAAGGATATAAAGACGATTATTTCGTTGTTTTTGTTCCATCTGAGAGCTAAAAAACAGAACCCTTGACCGATATTTTCGGTCAGGGGCATTTTTTGTACATGTGTTCAGCTGATTCTAAAGTGCTGACTGCTTTATGGATAAATCTTTGGAGTGCCCCAATCGTTGCTGGATTTTGTTCCAGATTTGTTTTGTGCAATATATACAAAACATTCTTTCGAAGCCGGCATCAATTCTACCGTTTGATGCCTGGCGAAGGTGTGCGAATTGCAGACAATGAAAGTATGGGTCAAAATCCCAACACCTGAATACAAAATCAGAAGGACACATCAATGTTGAATAACAGCTTTACGAAAACAAATACCATCTTCGGACAGGCACTTGGCTGCACTGCCCTTGATGACGCATTTGTAAAGCTGCTGAGCGATGTAAATGCCGATGGCGTGACTCAGTTTTTGGTTCGGACAAATGGCGAAGAGAAAATGAAGACCGTTGCCCAAATCAATTCTGAGTCTCTGGAAGCGGGTGTTCGTGAGCGCATCTTTGATAAAGTCAGCCCGAAATATGGGACCCCGACTTATTGGGATACCTCTACCAACATCTACTTCTCCATCAATACGTTCCATCCTCAGAAATCTCTGCGCGGAAAAGGTATCCGTCGTAAGGCGGATGTCGAAAAGCTGCGCGCTCTGTTCTTTGACATTGATTGCCACGGCGAAAACGCACCAGCTGACATCAGCGACCGCATCGGTGAACTTGTACTGGATGCCGTGAATCATCATGAGATTCCGGACTGTGCAGTTTCTAACAGCGGCCGTGGTGTTGGCTTGTTTGTGTTTCTTGAGCCCTGCAACCCAAACAATCTCTCTTACGGCTTGGCCTACAGCGGCGTACATAGAGCAATTTCTCTCAAGCTGAATGAGTTGATTGAAAAGGCCCAGTTCACGGCAAATGTTGAGCTGGATAAGGCGGTTCATGAAACCAATCGCGTTGCTCGTCTGCCTGGTACTTACAACACCAAGGCAAAACGCTGCTGCCATTGTATTCGGGTCCCTGAAGGAAAGCCCTTCAACCTGCTGAAGCTCGCCGACCAGTATAAGGTTCCTTATCGGTTTGCTGATGAGAAAGTTGCTCCGTCTGACGCGAATTTCAACAAGACTGAGGACGAAATCCTTGACTGGGCTAAAAAGCGCTTCGCGGCAATGTGCATGCGCTATCCGCATCTTCTTGACGTTCTGAACAATTACAAGAAGAAGGAAGAACGGAAAGCAAACTTCGTCTGCCGCTTTGAGCTGGCGCTTCGTTACCTTCAGGCAAATCCGTGTGGCGAAGGAAACCGCCACAACACCCTCTTGGCTGTACTTTCCACCTGCTATGACCGTGGCGGTCATCCGGATATGGATAAGGCACAGCTCATCAACCGCACTTTTTCTCAGCCACTTTCTGACAAGGAAGTTGCGCATCTCGTTTCCACCTGCAAATACCCTTGCAAGAACTCGACAATTGAAGCACTCTCCGGCATTCCCGCAAGTGCTCTCAAGAATCCCAAAGCCAAGGCGGAAGGGAAGAAGAGCGAGAGCGAATCTAAGCCAAAGCGTTACGAAAAAGGCGAAATCCCGCCTCCGATTGCAAGCTCCAAGGCTGACCGTTACATGCTCGGTGTCCTCATCAACCACGGCATCATTCCCGACCTCCGCATCCGGAACCATCGTCAAAAGTACGAGGCTCAGGAACGCCGGAAACAGCGCATGGTCATCTATGACCGCATCCCGGAACTCTATGCTTCCGGAATGTCCGTTCGTGCCATTGCAAAGGAACTGAAAATCTCGGTTCCTACTGTCTATGAGCAGGCGAAAGTGCGCGGTCTTGATATCGTGGAGAAGGAACAGCAGGCATTCCGCGTCAAGAACCTGACAGCTCAGCGACTCGTTGAGATGGGATATCAGAAGCAGAAGGTTGCTGAACTGATGGGCGTCAACCGGAACACGGTGTTCAACGCTCTGAACCGGTCTTTTGACTCCGTATCTGAGGAAGACCTCATGCTCGTTGACAAGGCGGTCAATAAGCTCGTTGGTCACGTCACGGTTATCGTGGAGACTCCCGAACCACAGACGGCTGACGAGCTGGAAACGGCAAAGCCGCAGGAAGCTAATGAAGCTAATGAAGCTACTGTGACTGCTGAATCCGCTGAAACTGCTGAGACGGTTGCGACCGCCAAGGCTGCTGACAGTACCGAGACCGTCACTACTGAGAAGAAGGACTCTTCTAAGGATGACAACAAGCCAGACGACAATGTACCTTTTGCTCCATTCAGTGATGCGTACAATCAGCTGTGCTTTGAACCTCAATTCCACAAAGGTTGGCACTCCGTCAAGGATGCTCTGAACAACTACGCGACCAGCTGCTGCTCTGCGATAAGTCAGCTCTGGGATGGCGTTGGCAAAGTTCAAAGGCACTTTGACTACGGTCGAGCGCAGCAAGCCGCAACCTGAACCTTTTTAGTACCTTCACAATTACATATCTCTTTTGCGCGAATTGAACCTTAAAAAGCTATATGCTGGAAGTCATTTCTAATTGAACCTGTATCTCTGGTCGGCAAACGGACACACTCATTCATGAGCGAGAACACAAGTTTGCCGGGTTGATGTGCAGGATTTGAAGCGAGTCTCTTCCTTTTGTGCAAAGTTCAATTCACTATTGACAGTCCCGGTGAGGCAAAATTTAGACTCACACGTTCGAGAAGGACACGCCCATTTATGAGTGAGAACAAAATTCCCGAACAGGCTGCGGCTCAGGAGTCACGCTCGCAATGCCGGGATGCTGGTAGAGGAATTCACGGACCACAAATGCTGGCAAACGCTACAATATTTTCGCGTTCATGCTGTTATTTCAAAATCTCAGGATAAGTGTACCCTTTCGGAGGACACGCCCGCTTGCGAGTGAGAACGAAATCTAAAGGAATCTGACACAAATCCCACCCTTTTGGGGCTGATAGCTGAACTGCGGATGGATGAAGTGGCCCACGTGGCGGCCATGACGGCTTTCCCGACCCGAAAAAATTTGTCGGCTGGACTGGTAATAGGAGTCCAGGAGCCCGATTTCTCCTGAAAAACGGACCATGCCTAAGAATGTCAAACAGGTTGGCAATGTTCTTCAGGCATTTGTTCGCGTCCCCTGTAGTAGAGCTCTATATATTATATATAAAGGGCATTGATAAGTAAGAAAGACTACTAGATTTGAACTGAGAAGGATTGGCTTAGAGTTAGCTTAGGATTGCTTAGGATTAGCTTTGAGTTCCTTGGGATTGGCTTTGTCATAGCTTTGCCTTAGGAAACCCACTATTCCTTAGCTGCAATTTGGCGGCCGTTGCGGGTTGTTGCGAGTTGTGTCCACTGCCGTCTGGAGCGTAGCTGCCTTGCTTTTTGGCTGGTGCTTCTTTGCTCCCTGGCATTCGCGTAGTTGCTCATCCTACGTCCCAGGTCTTAGCTTGCGTAGCTGCTCCATTGGGCTTCGGCTGCCTGAATTCCTTGCTTCTTGCATTTGTGTCTAAACTGCTAACAATTCGCCCTTCGCATTGAGGGCATGTTCGGCTCATGGTATAATTAAATCATAGCAGGAGGAGCTGGACATGAAGCGATATCGGTACTTATGCATCTGCAGAAAGAACAAGCAATTCTGCCAATACGCCTGCATTCACCATGTTGCATTTTCCAGATTCCCATTGTGGCGGGTTCCGAAATTTTGCTGCTTGAAGCGGCTTGGGACCTGTACGTACCAAAGCGTGCGGAAGGTGATTGTGTGAGCAGCAGCATGATTCTTGAACATCTCGATGCCTGGCAGGGACAATGCCTTGTCTTAACCATTGTGGTGATTCTTGCTATCGAATGGCTTGGCCGGAACTTGAGTCTCTGGCTTGTCATGAAAGCTTTCGGCACAAAGACGGCAAGGTTCTACGATACCCGCATTACGGCAATCGGTGTTATCCACCATGAGCTCTCCCATCTCCTGGTTGCCATCTTCACCGGTGCTCGAATCGACGGCGTGAAGCTCTACAAGATTTTCCAGAAACAGGATGACGAAGTTCTCGGCTATGTGAACTACACACCTCGTGGCCTTTATCCGTTTCGCTGCATCCAGCAGACCCTCATCGGCATTGCCCCAGGAATCCTCGGCATGGTTCAGATTTGCACCATGAGCCAGCTGCTTCTTGGGTTCTGGTCGAGTCTTGGCAATGACTGCTTCAAGCATCCTGCCATCTGGATACTCGCAATCGTCATGAGCCAGATAGCATATCATTCCTGCCCGAGCCGGTACGATATCCAGGGCTCGTGGTTCTGCATCGGCCTTGTGGTTCTTGCATTCTGTCTGTTCCGAGACAATATCTTTCCTACCTGGTTCGCCTTGCAGGTCATCCAGTGTGTGGCATTTGCCGTTATCCTTGCATCCGCACCCGTGATGCTCCTGAGCGTCATCGTGATGGTTGCTAAACTCATAAAGCACCTTGTCTTTGCTGGAGGTAAACAAATCTTTGAAGTTCGATAAACTCTATCTTCGCGTTACGGCTCTGCTCAATGCCCGCGAAGTTCATTACGACTATGTCATCAGCCCGAACGCCGATGACCTGACCGATGAAAAGGCCGACTTGATGAAACAGGAACTCTCGGAATCTCTGCTCAAAGACCTTCCGGCTGGCACAAAAATCCTTAGCACTGAGTTCATCCCGGAAACGGAGATGATTGCTCCGATTTTCGACGGAGACCGGGTCACTTCATGGCGGTTTCTCGATTACGTTGCAAACATCCTTTCTCCCGAACCTGACATGAACGGAAACCTGCATCCGAAATTCACCCCGCTCGCTGTTGTGCGCGTGATGGTGGACGATGATGTTTCGTTGATTCAGCTGGAAGAACGGGAACGAATCCGAATCATGGTCGGGAACTATGTCATGGAATTGACCAAAGCTCCGATTTACACCATACAGCAAATTACGCCGGACGATTACTGGCGTATCCTGAAAGGCATCGGTGTGATGCGAAACTTCCCGACCTCTCAGAGAATCCTCGTGAAGGTCGTCTCCTTGGCGGAACTCAAACGCTGCACGGAACGGCGCAGGAAACGGTTCGAGGAGAACGAAAAGGGCTGAATGAACAGCTTGCCCCTTGCCTGTACGTTCGCCGGAACCCTCACACCCCGCCTACCAATGCATCGTTCAGAACGTCTGCAGTAACCTTGGTGAGCCTGGTTGCTAAATCTTTTGGCAGATACTTGTATTCCATTGCGAATCCCGTACACTGTGAAGTATCGTGAATACCCACAAACCTGAAAGGCGGTTTTTATCATGCTGAAAAATATTCTTGCCGTGATTGGTGCTGTGACGGTTGCTGCTGTTGCTTATGTGGCTTTCAGCGACCACATGATTGTGAAAATCGAGCCTGATGAAAAATACCCTGAGGACCCCGAGAAGCCGGAAGAGCCGAAAGAAGTTGCTAAGCCTTCCGAACCCAAAAAAGAAGACCACAAGTTGACCTTCGATGAGCTTGTTCGTAAGATGGATGAATCCGAGGAACACTTGGCTGAAGCGGAAGCAGCAGCCACCGCCAAAGACGATGACAATGATGAGGATGACGAGGACGATGAGCCCGAATCCAAAGTCGAAGAAGTCAAAATCCAGGATGACTCGACTGAAACTGAGTGACAAGGAGTAAAAGCTATGGACACTGATACTCGTATTTCCGTGATTGCTGGACGGCCCGGAGCCGGTAAGACCCGCTGGGCTGCCAGGGAAGTGGTTGAGACGCTTCGCGACGTGAACAACGTCGTCATTTACATCGGCTTTGACCGGGAGTTTGAGCGTATCTGCCGGATGGTTTCGGACACCTATGGCAGCAAACCTCACGGCAAGCTCCTCTTTGCACTGCAGGATGGCGCAGGGGAAGCAATCGGAAAGGCCGTCGATATCGCCAATAACGGGGAGCCCCGCATGTATCTCGGCAATGAGGACGATGACGAGTACCAGAACAATCGGCGGATGGTGTTTGTGTTCTATGACCAATGCCGCCACGATATCTTCAACGGCCGCCGCGACCTCCTGAGAGCTGCTGCCAGGGCCGGGGTCCATGTCAATGTCCTTTGCCAGATTTTCAGCCAAATTGACCGTGGTGATGTGGATTGGCTGAACGAATACTGCACGCCGTTCGTCATTTCGAAGTCCCGTGAACCGCGCCTGGCAACACAGGAAGAGATTCAGGAAAAGTACCGCTGACATTATCCGTTCCCGGAACCAACCGGGAACTTTTTTGCTGAAAACTATAAGCCGGAAAGGAAACAGCTATGTGCTTTGAGTATTTTCTAAAACCGCAGCTCTCTCCTTCAGCCTCCGGTCTTATGGGTTTTATTCTTGGCGAACAAGCTGCTTTGAATCCAAGTCTGAATCCTAGCAAAGCATCTCCGGACGCTCTGAATCAAGCATTGGGCCTGAACAGTAAAATTCTCTTAGCCACGATGAAGGGGATTGAATCCCGTCACGGGCTCGTTTCATGTGATGCCATCAGGAATCAAATTCTTCTAACCCTGGGTAATTCCGAAAAGAGCTGCACGGAAGCACAAGTCACGGCTCGAATCCTACCGCTTGCATTCCTGCCGGTCTATGATATCCAGCTGCTCAATACCGTGACGGATGTTGCCGCCATGACGCACAGCACGAACAACGCGGTGCTGTGTTCGTGTATTTATGCAGAAATTATACGTCAACTTGTGCAGGGAGAAAGAACCAAACAAAAGGCCGTTGAAATGGCCGCTATAACGGTCGGCGGCAGGTATTCCGTCGCGGCTCTTGGCGAACAGCTTGACCAGATTTTGAATTCTGAAAAAGTCGAGAACAGTGGGGATATCGCATCGACTCTGATTCTGGCTCTGTATTGTTTTGGGAAATCTAAGAGCTTCGATTCCTGCATCCACATAGTGCGGCAGGATATTGCCGGAGAAAAGAAGCTCATTTCGGCTGTCGCGGGAAGTTTTGCTGGCGTATATTACAAGCTGTACGGGCGGCCGATACAGGATGTCAGCCGGTATGAGACAGTCATCAATGGCTTAGACTAGAGAGGACGACAATGGCAAAGACACTGGTTATCGCTGAGAAGCCTTCGCTTGGACGCAGCATTGCGTCGGGACTCACCTGGTGGAGGAACGAACAGTTCACACGGCAGGGAAAAGACCGGAATACATGGCTGGAAAGCCAGAATTATATCGTGGCTTCCTCCGTTGGACATCTGTACGAACTCATTGACCTGGATGCGTATTTTCCGGATTATGAGCCGGGGAAAAAACATTCCTGGACGATGGAACGGCTTCCGTTCTTTCCCGACAACTGGAATTTTAAGTTCGAGGGGAAGGACAATGTTAAGGGCCTGATTCGAACTATCAATAGCCTGATGAACCGCACAGACGTTGATAAGATTTATAATGCCGGAGACCCTGACCGGGAAGGTCAGCGGTTGGTTGATGAAATCATCCATTACGGCCTCAAAAAGCCGAAACCTATCTATCGACTTTGGCTGCCTGATACGACCAATAAGACCGTCAAGCAGGCGTTTGAGACGGCAAAGCCCAATGACGGGTATGCGGATTTTTCCTCCTCTGCCGAGACTCGCAGTGAGATGGACTGGCTCTTGGGAATTGAGCTGACTCGGTATGTGTCCGTCAAGGCAGGCACTTTTATCCGCATCGGACGCTGCGTCTGCCCGATTGTTGCCCATGTCATTGAACGCGAGAAGGCAATTCGGGATTTTGTTCCGAAACCGTACTCCGCCGTTTCCAGCAAGGAGAAGACGAACGGTGAGGACATTGAACTGACCAGTAAACGGACGTTCGAGGAAGGCCATGAAGCTGAAGCTCAGGCCCTGGCGGACGCATTCAACCAGGCTGGCGCGACCGTCACGAGCGTCAAGACCGAACGCAAGACTGTCAATCCAGGTAAGCTCTTCTCAATGAGCGACTTGCAGAGCTTCGCCTGTAAGGCCGATAAGACCCTGTCTCCGGCAGATGTTCTCGCCGCAACGCAGGCACTCTATGAAGGCGGATTCGTCACCTATCCGCGTACTAACAGCAGCTACCTTGCCACGAATGAAACCGTCAAGGTGGACGCAGCCATCAAAGGTTTAGCGCAGAACGGAATTACGGGCCTTGTCAATAAGCCGGGCCTTAAATCGATTTATGACGACAGTAAAATCGAGGCTCACTCTGCTATCACCCCGACCGGTAAATGGCCTGGAGCATTGGCTGGAGCACAGAAAACGGTTTTTGAATGTATCTTGAATCGATTTTGTGCCGTCTTCTGTGCGGAGGATTGCACCGTGGACCGGACCACGATTGTCATTCATTGCTACGATGAAGATTTCACGCTGAAAGGCGATGTGCAAGTCACTCCCGGATGGCGGAAATTTGAGAAACCGTCAAATGGCGACAAGATGCTCCCGAAGCTCAACAAGGGTGATGCGGTAAACATCAATTTCCAGCTGGTCGGGAAGATGACAACACCTCCGAAACGGTATACGGTCGAGGCTCTCAATAACTGGATGGTCGCCCCGATGCGCGGTGCAGAGAAAGAAGATACCGAGTACACGGACGCTGAATGGAAAGAGATTCTTTCTGACGCTACCATCTGCACCGAAGCAACTCGCGCCGACACGGTAGACCGATGCGTCAAGAGCCAGTACATTTCCCTCAAAAAGGGCGTGTATTACGGTGAACCTGCAGGATTCCAGCTGGTCGATATCATGGATAAGCTCGGCATTGTTTTGGACGTTCCCGTGACCGTCAACCTTTCCAAGCAGCTGCACTCCATCAAGGACGGAAACCTGACCCGCGTTCAGGTTTTGGAGTACACCAAACGGACCCTTGAGAGCATCATGTCAAAGGATGTGACGATTGCAGCTGCACAGGGAGCCAGCAGCAAGTATCCAGTTCTCTGCCAGTGCCCAAAATGCGGCAAGGATGTTGTGGAAACAAAGCTTGCCTACGCATGTACCGGGAAAGACTCTGATGGGAAACGATGCCCGGTCACAATCTGGAAGAAGAACAAGTTCCTTGAAGCGCTCGGCAAAGAAATGACCAAAACAACAGCAAAGGCTCTGCTCACAAAAGGCAAAGCTCCGCTCAAAGGATGCATAAGCGCCAAGACCGGCAAAAAAAACGACTCCATACTAACTTGCGACTTTTCAGGAGACCGCCTTGCTTATCATATTGAATTTGATAAGTCAAGCATGTCATTTGGCAGCAAAGTCGGAAAATGCCCGTTCTGCGGAAAGCCTGTGGCAGAGACGGCAAAAGCCTTCACCTGCACGAACAAGTCTTGCGGCGCGGCGCTCTGGAAGGAATCGAAGCTGTATGGCAATGAGCTTGATGTTGATGCCGATATTGCCAAGACTCTTCTCTCCGGGAAAACCGTCGAAGCCACGATTCAGAACAAAGAGAGAACCGGCACACAGGATGTTGAGGTTGGGATTGAACCGTATACGGCACCCAATGGCAGAAAATATATCGGCCTTTGCATCATGAAAACCAAATAGTTAATTTGCCTCATCGCCTGCCCATTTTGGGTGGGCGTTTTTTGTTGCCAAGCTGTGCGAATTGCGTATGATTAAGAACAGTGATACGAAACTAAAAAATCAACGGTAGAGGGATAAACGCATTGAAGCCATATTTTATAAAAGTCGGGTATTTCCTGATATTTATTTTCGCAATCCTCAATTTTTTGGGGCTGAAGCAAACGGAATTCGAAATCCGGCAGCTGGATAGCACGGCAAGAATCCTGACAACTCATGCGGAAGCGATACAGGCAGCACAAGAACAGCCAACGCTGAACGCGGCGGCGGCCGCCGCTCTAACGAGAGCTGATACCCAAATCGCGATTGCTTCGTTCTCAAATGAGAATGTAGCGGGGGAAGCAAAACGACTCGCGTCTCTCTGCAACGCAAACATCAAAGAGAAGTCCATTACGGCATCGGTGTCGAATGACGCGGTTCTGGAAGAGATGGCGAGAAGACCGAATATGTATGGGCGGCTCGTGATTCCTTCCGTGGGAGTCAATGTGGCGTTGTTTGCAGTCGTCAGCCAGGCAGCAGCGGATGCACAGGACAGCGCTGCATATTTTCCGTTCAAAAACTATATGCTGGTTGCGGACCACTGGAATCAGGGGTTCTGGAAAATCAAGCGTTGCTCGGTTGGAACGAAAGCTTATATTTATCGCGGAACTTCGATACAAACGCTTACATGTACCGGCATCTGTTGCGGCGTGAACGCTGGTTATGATTTGCTGTATGAGGATGGGTCGAGCGCTACGACAGGCAGCGGAACCATCATGTATACCTGCAACGGTTCGAATTATCACGATATCACATTGACTTTTTGGAGCTGAGTTTTATGCAGAAGAATAATAAAAAGATGACATGCCTTGCGGCGATTCTCATGGCAGCACTTGCTGCATTGCTGATTTTCGCTATCGTTGACGCGAACCGCATCAATCGTAGTCTTTCAGAGCTGCAGCAAACGGTGAATTATGAAGAGCGGCTGGAACCTTTGCTGTTCTATGGCGCAACCGCTGAAACTGCCGAGACGGCTGCAACAGCCGAAACCGCAAAGACTCTGGAGCCAGAGCTGAACTTCACCGTGACGAAAAGCGGCATTGTTCCAGATGACGGCTCCTATGTTCCGGTCACGCTGGGCGACGTGACTGTCTGCATTCCTGTCGCCGCTGCCGGGCAGGGCGGATGCACGGTGACCTATTGCTCCGGTAATTCCACTGCCGCAATCGGGGATTACAAAATTGCGTTGGTGGAAGGGAATACGGAAGACTCCGTTGTGACTTTCCAAAACGACGACAAGGAAATCCTGTCGGGGACAAGGACGATGGGAGAAGGATTGACTTTGACCGTTGCTGCTGAAGCCGAGGAAGGGCAGGAGACGGAACACGTGGCAGTGATTGAAAAGCTGCTTGCTGATGCAGCAATCACCGATACAGCTCCTGCGACAACCGTGTTTGGAGAAACCGTAAAAGACGATGTTGTAATCGAAGCGGACGATGGCTATTTGCAGCTGCAGCTGAATGACAACACCGTTTTGGTATCGACTTTCTCTTTCAATTATGACAAAAACGTATTCTCTAAAACTCTGAATCTTCCCGGTGGACTCACCGTTCGATACGGGAACGTGCAGGACAAAGAGACCGGGTATATCCCGTTTGTCTCTACGGTAAATAACCGCAATATCAAAATTCTTGCAACCAGTGTAGAAGCGCTGCAGGGATTCTTCCAGGGTTAATACGTTCTGAACCAATCTTTCACTGAGCCATCTGCCCGTTTCGGGGGGTGGCTTTTGTGTTGGCACTTTGCTTGCCAGTTCTTGCGATGCTCGTATCATTAGAAACTGAATCAGTATTTTTTGCGGGGAATCGGGTGAGGAGAACCATGAAAAACAACGGAGAAAAGCTTGAAGGGCTGATGATTGCGGCGATGCTGCTGATTTTTGTCACAAGCATCTGGGCGTTCAGGGACGCTCAAAGAATGCACGAAAAGTTGGCGGAGAAGGTACAGCAGACGCCGGAAACGGCTGAATTTGCAGAGTTTGTATCTCATTTATTGCCAGCAACGCCGGAAACGGCAGAAATCACTCCATTTGATGCAAGTGACCCGCACATGAATTTTGTTGCAAGCAAAGAAAGACTCAAATTGACTCTCAATTCCTGTGTGCCGCTCTCTTTGGATGATACAACGGTCTGCATTCCGATACAGAGCATCGGTGAAAGGAGCCTGGTATCGTATCAGACGCAAGACCATACGGCCTGCGTTGGGGCCTATCATATGACTCTTGTGAATGGGCACAAGGAAGAAGGCGTCAACTTTCTTCTGATAAATGATTCCGCCTTGATATCCGGAACCAGGAACATCAATGAGGATACCAGCCTTGTCGTCACGGCACTTGTCAAGGTGAATGAAGAACAGCAGCAAACCAAAGTGATACAACAGCTTTTGGATGGAGCGGTTCTTTGCGATGTCGCACCGACCATCACAATCTTTGGCGTTCCAGTTAAGAACAATTCGATGATTGAAGTGGATAACGCTCTTGGCAAAATCGAAACGAATCAGGGCAGGGTATTTATCACAAGCTCGGCCGCTATCAAGGAATCCAAGCCTCTAGATGAATCTGTGGTTCTGCCATCCGGCATTGAAGCCAAATACAACAGCACTGCCCGAACCGGGTCTGGGGATATTGTTTTCGTGATTGAGCAGGATGGCTGCAGATATTATCTGCTGGCTCCGAGCGTGGAGCAACTGCTCGGCGTGTTTGGCAATTCTGAATCTTAATCAAGGCTTTTGCGGTTGCAACGCCTTGCGGAACAAGTACAATAATAGTTGTACGATAGATACCAGCAATCAAAAGGGCATTCCGCCTTTTCTCTTTTTTACGATTTTTGATAATAAAACGCCTGTGGAGAAAAAGCTGCAACTTGCAACCGAATGCGGTCTGCCGGTTACAACTGACATCAAGGAGGGTATCAATCAAATGTGCAATTACAGTGACTTTGTCGAGCAGCAGGGGCTCAAAAAAGGCCGCGAAGAAGGGCATCTCGAATCTCTTTCTGAGAGCGTTGCGAACCTCGTTCGTTCGGGACATTTTTCCATTGAAGCAGCGCTGGACATTTTGAAGGTGTCTGCTGATATTCGCTCGACTGTCAAAGAAAACGCTGAGAAAGCGCTCAGTAAATAACAATAAGCCGTTGCCTATGCTGGGGGCAGCGGCTTCTTCTTTTTGCTACGCAGTGCTGTCGGCCTCACAAATCTCTTGCAATATTGTGCGAACAGCATATCATAAAAAATGTACGATAGATAACAGCCTTTTGGCCCAATGCGTACAATTCATATTCTGCAGCTAAATTAGCAGACTCACCAATTCGGTGGGCCTGCTTTTTTATTTGCAAGAAAGGAGTGCCGACAGCTTTCTATCAACCATTTCCGAAAAAACAAATATCAATCAAGAGAAAGGAAAAATTGTATGTTTAACGCAACCTGCCTAATCAAGACCGATATCGATACCGTGAACAAGTGTATGGGGCAAAATCCCTACAATCCTGAGACTTTTCTTCAGAACTTTGCGTCTCGTCTGACATCTTTCGACGACCCTCTCCTCAATATTTACCCAACATCCGAGATTGCAGGAAACATCGAAGACGAGGATGTTATCCTGGGCCTTCGCGAACCGCAAAAACTCATTGAATGGGCGAAAACCATGAAGGAACGTGCGCAGTGTATGGCAATGGCTGAGTTCAGTGCAGCATTGCAGAAGCATAAAGCAGAAGGCATCGATATCACAAAGCCGATGTATACCTGCCTGCGCTCCATTGAAATGGATTCCAACGAATCTTATCTTCTTCGCTACGCCGCTGAACTGCTCGACAACCATCCAAACCCGGAATGCGGTGAGCTGTTTTATGACGGCGACTCCTGGAAGTGTTTCCCAAACGGTTTTCAGCTGAAAGACATCGAAGCTCATGCTGAGGACTACATCATCATTCCGGGGCTGTTCTATGACGACTGATTGAAAACGAAAGGAATTTTATGGACTGGAAATTTATCATGTGTCTGCTCGTTATGTGCTCCACCACCGTCTGGAAGCTTCTGGAAATCCTCACCTACGGTGAGATTCAGGTCCGGCAGGTGGATGACATCATGATGTATATGACCTTTACCATCTACGCCGCCTATAAGGCTGGCATGGCGGTTCAGGCCAAAAAAACGAAGCAAACCGAAGAAAATATCGCAACCACCTCTGATAAGCAAAAAGGAGAATGACTCTATGTATCAGCTGCAAAACATCGATTATCTGTACCGTATCTCGACTATGACCGGCTCGTCCAAGCTCGTTACCGTTCAGGCGGACAGAGACTCCCATAACCTGAACGATAAGCATTTCGTGATGCTGAATCTGTGCCGGGCAATCGTGAATTTCGCCAATGAAGGGCACGTGATTTCAGCTGTGTATGAACTGGAACCAGATGGGACCTCCAAGCGGGTTGCCTATCGCGGATTGCCGGAATACCAGGAAGCACTCAAAGACCCTGAACCGGATGTGATTGTTGCAAAATTTGCAACGAACTTTTCGTCCGGCGCTTCGTTCGCTTCACAATGCCGCGTGAATCAAAAGAGCCGTGAAGTGTTCGACATTGAGGCTTCCGGGACTCCTTCTGATAATGATGATATTTCTGAACGCCTTGTTTCGCTGGATGACGGCGAACACTGGCATCAGGTTCACTGCATTGATGATATCCTCGATGAATACGACGATGATATTGACAATGCTTTGGATGCTCTGTATTCCATCGAAGCTCACGGTGATATCGACGGGGACTACTGGTGTACTACCACCGATAAAGACCTGAACCGGACCATTCGTGAATGCCGCACCGAAATTCTCGTTGATGCGCTGCTTGCTCGCGGCTCTGAGGCGGTAGAAGAATTTCTCGGTTATCCCGTGAATATGTCGGAAGCCGAATGCGTGCTCGAAGAACACCTGAATAACCTGTCCGATGAGGATTTGGCAAACGCCTTCTTCGAAACTCTTTGAGTTACCACACTTGCGCAGATGTGCGAACAGGATATTATAAAAATTGTACGATAGATACCATCTACTAGGCGCGTTTTGCGTTCGTACAATTCATAATTTCGCTTGAAGGCGGACTTCCCATACCGGGAGGCCCGCCTTTTTGCATCAAAAATTACAGGAGGTAAATACCATGTTCAACATTATGAATCTCAACAACATCGAAAACATTTTCTACTGGACCGACAATAACGGTGCTGTTTATCTTCCCGGAGATACTGCCCTAACGTATCGGACCAAATCGGACCTTCCTCGGTTCGTGGCTGCCGTTTACAGTGCGCTGAACACCGATAGTGGTGTTTCAGAACGTGTTGTCACCCTGAACGGCCACTGCGGTTTGCTGTTGGATGTACTCTACGATAAGGACTGGGTATCGGAGATTTTCTCTAATCTCAACTGTGAGATTCCAGACGAAATCATCATGAACCTATTCGGCGCTGCCTTGCCGTGTCTGGCACAGATAATGTGGAATGATATCCATGCCTCACTTAACAAGACGGAACATTGTTCGAACTGCCCCGACCTCAGAATTTTGGTTGGCCAAAATACAGATAAGGATGGTCATGAGCTTTGTTTCTTCATTCCCTTTGGCGGCACAGAGTTTGACCATGATGAACGAATCAGGTGCGCACATGCGGCTCGCGTTGTAGAGAATTATCTAGACAATGTGGCTTATGGCAAAAAGGTAGAAACATACATTCGTGGACTCGTTGAAGCTGCCAGTATTGACGGCGCTATTTCTGAAAGCAACACGGAGGTGTGAGCTATGCTTATCAAGAATATCAAGTGGGATACGGACGGCGACATGGAGGCTCTTGCCTCCTTACCAATAAAAAGGGTGCCGTAAATGTAGAGTTCAAAGTACCTGCAAAAAATGGTCAAAAATCTGCAAGCCTTAAAAAGCTTAAAATCGTAAAGACGACAGATTCCATGCATTCTGCATGGGAAAAAATATCTTAATCATTTAAAGAAAGGAGTAGCAGGGTATTTGTGCTAACTGAGTACACTTCAAATTGCCTCTTGGTTAGCGCATTCCTCACCGCCTAAGTCGCAAGCGACTATAGACGGTGTACCCTGCGCACATAATTTGATGAAATGGAATGTATTTTGTAACGAAAACGCTCCTTATCGTATTTATTATCGTCAAATTGAGATTGATGGATATGAGATGTATGTCATGTTTCCATTGCCAATGACTGGCATGGAATGTGGCTGGGCAGTATCGCATGGCGCAACTACGGCAGCTACCATTCAGGAAGCGGTTCAAAAGTTTTATCCCTTCATGATAGAGTATATCTGCGATAAAGAGGATTCCGACAACGATACGCAACAATACATTCTCAAAAACCTCAATTCTCTTGGCAACTCTGTGGATTTTTGGGGCAGGAAAAATGACCGTCAACATGTTATTGACGGCATGAGCACAACGCAGAAATCGCAGCTTTTATGCTATATTCTGCGAAATCATGAAGCCTTTGGCAAGATGACTTGCCGTGACTGGAAGAATTGGCTGCTGGATGACGCTGAACCTCAGTTTGGTATCTGGTTCTGATGGCATTAAAAACGGCAGGCAACATCCCGGCCCTGAACAACAAGAAGGACAAGCGTGTTTCGTTTCCGGTCGTCGTGCATCGGGCAGTTTTACCCTCAAAAAGCTAGACGGCACGCGTATTTCCAAAGGTGTAACATTTAAAAAATTGCGGCTATTAGAGCCTGCAACAAATTATCTAATAGAAAGGATGTGAACGGGCAATTCCTCCCACGACTAAAGTCGCGGGTCTCCTTGCCCTGATTTATGAAAGCTGAAATTAAATTTGCAAACACAAGCAATGGACCCAAAGCCTTTGTCAAGACTTTTGACGATGATTGGACTCCTATGAGCACGCCGCTCAAGGCATACAAAAAAGACATGCGCAGTATCAAGCCTGCAGGTAACTACGAAGAAGGAAAGGACTACATGGTAGCCGTCAGCCCTTGGGTTCTTGAAGCATTTCTGAAAGCCAATCAGATTGATTATGTTCAGCTGATTCGCGGCCAGGACCTCAAGAATCCGCCCGTTGGCAGCATTCGGTATGCGAACGAGAAGGAAGTCGTCTGGTACGAGTATTCTTCCGCAACCACCACACGCCGCTGCACGGACTTGTCCCGCGCAAAAAGCTTTGTTCAGGAATGGGTCAATCTTGATTGTCCTACACTCAAACGCTTTAGCACGAATCAGAAAGTGCTTTCCGTGAACGGCTTTGGCGCTGCGGTTCCGCTGTTTGAAAGCCCGCTGGTCGATACCTCCTATGTCGATACTGTCATCGCAGACGATATTGAAGACAAGGAAATCGAAGGGCTACGCAAGCATCTGAACCCGGATGGCGTAATCTCGCAGCTGCTGAACAATGTTCAGAAAGCGAGAGCCGAGAAGGAAATCGATGAAGTGGAAAGCCGCGTCAAGCAGGTCGAAACCCAGATTCGCCTTTTCCTGCGCACTCCGGAAATCGAAAACGAAATCAAAGACATCGAAACTGCTCATCTCAATGAGGAGGGCAGCTTTGACTGTGGTTTCATTTTCTGGTATCCGAAAGCTGATTCTCAGCTCGAAAAGGACATGAGCCTGCTGGTCGGTGCCAACAGGCGCAAGCTGAGCTGGCTCGATATTGCGGTTCCGACTTTCAGCCAGAGCATCAATGTTCAGAGATATGGTGCAGAACTTATCAAGAAACTCGTAAAAGAGCGTCTCGGCATTGAACTCTATTATCGTTCGGAGCTCGACTAATATGCCTGACATGAGAATTTCATTGATGAAAGGGGAGACAATCCCCAGAGATATCAAGGGCCGCAGAATCATTTGCTGCTTTTGCAATGACAAGGGGACTTGGGATACCAAGACTCTTGAGAAATTTGCAAAGAGATTCCCGGAAGCAAAAGAGTGGTACTTACATAAGCTGCCAGAACAGCTTCGGTATCCCGGTCAGGTTCTATTCTGTCCGGGCAATAACGAGAACACGATTGTGGCAATTATGATTTGCAGTACTGAAACCGCCGACAAGTACGGCTCGAAAATTCAGTTCCCGTATCTGTACGGGTGTCTCTTGCAGGCGATGGTCAAGGCCAAACAAGCTGAGGCTTCCGTCATCGTATCAAAGCTCGGAACCGATATGGTCGAATGGCAGTGGAGAAAACTTATTTGGATTCTGAACCATGCGGCGGAAATGAATGAAGGGGTAACGGCAATCGCAGTTTCACCCTATGATTTGTCTGATGTGTTCGTTGAACCCAAGAAGAAGAAGTCTACTTCCAGAAAGGCAAAACCCAATAAAGATTTGGAGGATTCCGAAGAAAACGATAGCGAAAAGGATAACTGGGATGGTCCGCAAGAAAACGGCAGAGACCAACAGCTCAGCATGCCTGACGAAAAAGAAGACAAGAAATATAGTAAATACGATAATTTGCGCTAACTTACGAGCTCCTGCTGTGGTGCGGGGGCTCTTTTTTGTTGCCTTTTTGTTGTTCTTTTGTTGTTCTTCCACAAAAAATCATTTTTTTGCTTTTTAGGCTTTCTTTTACTTGCCCATCCGTGCGAATCAAAGATAATAAAAACAGCAGCCTAAAAGTGGCACTAAAAAGTAGCAATCAAGAAAGAGGTTATAACATGGCAACTAAGTTTTATCTTGCCGAAATTCCGGATGATTTTCCGGCAACCAACGTCAAATTTGAAAATATGACCAAGCCACTGTTGGCGATTCCGCCCAAGATGGTTGATGGAAAGCCGATTACGATTGTCGGCTACATCGATGCTGGCCAGAAAAAATACAAAGCAAACGATTACGGCTTTGTTGAGTTCAATGACAACGGGGCCGATTTTGCGCAGTTCAAAGACGCCAATATGGATACTCGGTATTCCGTGAGAGAAAAGGTTTCCGGTGATATTCTCGGATACCTGCCGCTTGAAACTGGGGAACTCGTTGGCATTGTGCGTGAGAAGGAAAAACCGATTCTTCTTCTGATTATCGCGGTGATTGCTGCTCTCGTGCTGCTCGTCGCCCTTATCACTGCAAGCCTTTATAAAATGGTGAACAAGCCCCTTGATGGCAGCGGCAGCGATGCCAGCTCCGCAAGCAGCGAAATCGTGATTGCTGACGGCGAAGCGTATGACGGGACGATGGACAACGGCAAAACCGATTCCGAGGAGATGCGATTCATCGAATTCCCGGCATTCACGACCATCTATGTGAGCCCTGACAGTACCGTGGACCTGGTGAACCCGGAAAGCAACCATGTCTACTTCAAATATACGATTCTTGAGAACGATGAAGTGCTCTATGAATCCGATTACATTGCTCCAGGCCAGAAATACGCCTGGCAGGCATCGGATTACATTACCGGGGCAGGAGAGCACGCTGTGGTGTTCTCGGTATCTACTGTCGGTGTAGATGACCAACAGCCGCGAAATGGCGCTGAGTTTGCGGTCACGGCCGTTGTATCTTAACTGGGCTGAATTGCGCGACAAGCGCATTTTGGTAAACTCGCAAGGGAGATAAATAGTAAAAGACAAGGGCTCGAATCAGCTGATGGCCTTGCACATGGCTGATTTTGTGTCCGCAATCAACGAAGGAGGTTTCTGAAGATGAAACTCGCCAAAGCTATGTCGATGGCCCTCGCTTGTGCGATGGCCGCGACTATGTGTGCAACCTCCGCTTTTGCTGCAACTTCCGGCAGCACGAAGGTTAATGCCACTGTTACCCCGTCCTACACCCTGACCGTCCCTGAATCCATTACCCTGACCAACAACAAAGGCGGGAGTGGCACCTACACTGGTACGATTCCCGTCAACGTAAAGGGCGACATCGGTGAAGGTCAGTCCGTGACCGTTACTTCCACTGCACCTATCATGAAGTGCTCTGGTTCAAAGAACGTTACGGCTTCCTTTACCGGCACTCCTAAAAAGAGCTGGACCCGTGTGGAGACTTCTGGCCAGGGCACGACTGACAACTACGGTCTGTCTGCAGTCCTGACTCCTGGTGTTTGGGAAGGCACTGCTACCTTCTCCTGCGCTCTGGCATAATCAATCCCCATAACGCAACTGGGGTATCCCGCGCAAAACCGAAAAGCGGTCGGCCTCACAAGCAGGCTGGCCGCCTTTTCTTTTGAATACGGAGGTTTTACCATGAAACTGAAAAAACTTACAGCAGCGGCATTGAGCTTTGTAATGATGCTTGGCATCAATACAGCCCCTGCATTTGCCGCTACGAGTAAATCTGCATCTACCGCGATTACCGCAGAGGTCGGGTCTGGGTATACAGTCACTGTCCCTGAAAAAATCGCGCTGACCAGCACGACTACAGGAACCGGTACGTATACGGGTACGATTGCTGTCAACATCAAGGGAGATGTAGCAGCCAATCAAACGGTAACGGTTGCGGCAACTGCGCCTACGATGAAAGATACAGCAGGAAACAGCGTTGCTGCTACATTTACGTCTACCCCCAAGACAAAATGGTCACGGACTGACATGCAGGGCAATGGCACTACCAGTAACTATGTTGTTTCTGCATCCCTCACCCCCGGCAGCTGGACCGGAACCGCGACCTTTACCTGTACTTTGGCTTAAATCTTTGAATCATGCCGCTATGCAGAGGAGGGCATTATTATGAAGACATCAAAGAAAGTTCTGGCAGCCCTTCTGGCGATTTGTCTCAATACCGGAACTGCTCTGGCCGAAGTGGATAAGACTGCGACAACGGCGCTTGTTGCCGATGTGACTTCCGGGTATACGATTACGGTGCCGGAAACTGTTGCATTGTCGAAGAGTACGGACGGGTCTGGTACTTATACGGGTACAATCCCGGTAAATCTCAAAGGCAGCGTTGGCAGTAACGAAAAAGTGACGGTGACTACCACAGTGACCGATATGACCGATGCGTCTGGGACTAAGGCTCCCGTGACATTCACGGCAAAACCGAAAACGGTCTGGTCATACTCCGACTTGCTGAATGGCGGAACTACAAGCAATTATGTGGTTTCCGCGACACTGACAGCAGGCAGCTGGAAGGGTACAGCTACATTTTCCTGCACGATGTCATAATGCCAAATTCGAAAGGATGTGAAAATCTGTGAACATCAAAAGAGCGGCTGCGAGTTTTCTGTTTATGATTTTTGCCATGGTATGTAATGTGTCCATGGCATTTGCAAGCTGGGGTGGCATGGGCTACAAAAATTGCGTGCTGTGCGGCGCATTGGTAACGCCTATGCCTACATATGGTGGCACACAGAAGTACACTGAATTCTACAACTGTGAAGAAGTTGAGGGCCTAACATCGAGCACAACTCAACGATATGCCCTGAAAAATATGTACGTTGTCAGCAACGCAGATGGCGTTATCTGCACAAATTGCGTTGAACGTATTATCAGCGAACACAAAGGCGGTACGGGCGGTGAAGTTGATGAATCAGTGTACATCATTACCGTTCCCGAATCAGTGACACTGAGCAATGAAAACGGTGGCACTGGAGATTATGCTAACACCGTTTCTATCAAGGCAACGGGCGAACTGCTGACAAACCAGAAAGTATTTTTTAATACCTCTGCTCCGACCATGCACCGCGACGGCAGCACCGATGTTGTCTGCACCGCCACTGCTACCACTGCAACAGAATGGGACGCAACTGCTGTAAAAGGGAAAACTGCACAAACCGATTATTCCGTGACTGCGCACCTCACTCCAGGCGAATGGACCGGCAATATGGTGTTTTACGCTTCGGTAGGAGATACCTATACAGTTGAGGTAGGAGACAATTCTGTATTGCTTTCTCCCGCTTATGAGGATAAAACTCATATTGTATTTGAATCCGATAACCCCTCCGTGGCTTCCATTAGTTCGGACGGCCATATTATCGCTTCGGCAATCGGAACTGCGAACATCACGAAGACCGCATATGACAGTACCGGGACTCGCGTCATCTATTCGTCCAAATACACCATCAATGTCACGGCGCAGATGCCGTTGATGGATGTGAGCCGTCTTGCTTCTGTATTGACGACTCTTTCCTCTCAGGGAAAAAACATCACCGTTATTTCGTTCGGCAATTATACAGTTCCGGGCAATGCAACGACCTATGACGTATCCGGCCAGGGTGACAAATCGATTGTCGCGTATGTTCCGACCACGATGTACGGCGGCTGGTGGTGGGGCGTTCAGAATGGCACAGAGCTTCGAGTGACAGATACGAACCGTGATATGGTGGCGTTTGCTTCCGGTAACAGCGTTTGCTTCAAAAGCGGTGCGTCTGACAATTCTACGGTTTTTGACAATATCAAGACCATTAACTTTGATGCAGTTGACACGACTCGCGTGACATCCGCTGCTTACGCATTCTATAACATGAAGTCACTGACTACAATTACTGGACTCAGCCGTTGGGATACCAGTAAAATCACGACGATGAACAGCATGTTCAAGAGATGCACAGGACTTAAAAGCCTTGATTTCAGCAGCTTTAACACCAAAAATGTCACGGATTTCTCCAGCATGATGTATGGATGCACGGGTCTTTCGAAAATCACGGTCGCGGATACTTTTGCGACAGCTTATCTCCCGACTCCGGGCTTTTCCACGGGCTTTACCTACGTGAGCAGCAAGATGGGTCTTACCATTGCCGGAAACCCTTCCAGCGCTTTGAGCAGCTATAATTTCACTTCCGATAACCGTACCGTGACATACGATACTTCTACCGCATCTGATGATGAGTCCGATAATGAATTTCCGAACGAGGATTCCGACAGCACCGTGGCACCTGCGCCGACAGCTTCGATGAACGTTTCAAACCTGGCGCAGGCAATGACGCAGCTCAAGGAATCCGGGACTGAAATCAAGGCGATTTCCTTTGGCGGCTATCAGGTCCCGGAATCGGCCAAAGTATTTGATGTCTCTGGAACCGGCTCCAGTGCAATTCTGGCTTTTGTAAAAGAAGGTGAGAACCGGCTCTACGTCACGAATTCGGCTGGCGGAACACTTGTCTTTGGTGAGGGAAACAGCATTTCTTTTGATGAAAATGAGGCATTTGCCGACATTGAAAACATCGAGTATCAGAACGTTGATACTTCGCAGGTGACTTCTGCGACATCTGCTTTTTCCGGGATGAAGAAGCTCACCAGCATTGGTGGATTAGAGAACTGGAACACGTCGAACATCACTACGATGAACAGGATGTGTTATCAGTGTGAGGCTTTGCAGTCTATTGCCGGGATGGAGAAGTGGGATACCTCGAAAGTAACTGATATGAGTGAAGCTTTTGCCGGTTGTCTTTCTCTCTCGGATGCTTCGCCGACAGATGGCTGGGATACCAGCAGCGTGACGAACAAAGAGAACATGTTTGCTGGCGCACTGTGCGAAAAAGCACCGGAGATAGCCAATGATACAGAGAACACTGATACTGGTGCGGATTCGTCTGAGGGAAATTCCGAGCAAGCTGAAAGCAAAGCAAAAAACAAAGAGGATGAAGCCGAAACTAAAACTCCGGATTCAGAACACACACAACCTGAACCATCTACGGCCGCATAAGGAGGGGATGAACATGAAGGCTATCAAGCGCTTTGCTATGCTTTTGGCAGTGCTGTCTCCTTTTCTTTTGAATGTGTCGTTCGGATTTGCCGATACCGCTACACGGACATGTTCGGTCTGTGGGCAGAAATTCACTGTGACAACCCCGGCCGCTGATGACGCCAAAACATTCGAGGCGTACAACAAGGTAAACTCGATTAAAGGCGTTGAGTCGGATAAGAGCGCTACTTATACCGCAATTACGGATGCAAATGTCTATGCAACGACCATTAACGGAAAGCCTCTGTGCTCGAATTGTCTGAGTACGATGGGCGCTGCTACTTCTACCGGTAAAGGATTGCCGAAAACGGCTTCCACTCAGCTGCTTGCGAGCGCAACGGCGGTCTATACGATTACGGTTCCCGAAACTGTTAAGCTGACAGGCGTTGACAGTGGCCCTGGCTCATATACGGCTGACATCACCATGACTTTGAAAGGTGATGTCGAGGAGAATGCGGTGATTGTGGTATCTGTGGACGGTGGAACCATGACCAACACTGCGGGCAAAACCGCTGCTGTCACAGTATCCAATCAGACCAAAAGTAAATGGTCCCGCGCAGACTTGCTGAACGATGGAACGAGCGCAACTTGCAAAGTCTCTGCGGAGCTTGACCCCGGACACTGGACCGGCACAGCAACGTTCAGCTGTGAGAAAACGTATAAATAATTTTTTGGGAAAGGAGGAGAATGTATGCGCTTGAAATCTATTATAGCAAGTGCATTTACCGCGCTGATGGTTGCCTGTCCTGTATTGGCGTTCTCTGAATCTGCTGATTTCGACGACTCTGTGCCCGATACAGATGAGACGATGGCGATAGATACGCCTGCCTCGAATGCTGATTCTAACGATGTTGCCTGGCTAAGTGCTTCCAAAGATACAGCAACACAGGTCACAGCAGAAGTGGACAGCTTTTATACATTGACCGTTCCGGAAGAAATCACGCTGAGCGGTACTGATGGCACAGGAATCAAGACAGGCACGATTTCGGTGACTTTAACTGGCGACATCCCTCTCAAGGGAACTGTTCAAGTCAAAACCACTGCTACGCCTCTGCAGGCGAAAGGCTCTGTAGATGTGCCTATGACCATCGCAACACCAAAGGTTGAATGGAATCGCACTGAGATGCTCGGAGACGGAACAAGCTCTGATTATTCCGTGAGTGCAGTTCTCGCTCCTGGCAACTGGACTGGCACAGTGACGTTTGAGTGTTCAATGCAATAAATCTTACCAAGGTTAATACCGCTTGCTCTTTTTGGGTAGGCGGCTTTTTGTTTGGTGTGTGGTGGACGTTCTGAACATGACAGCCGGGGGATATCTTGTTTCCGACGCAAAAAGCAAACACAATATGTAGTGTTTTAGTCTTGTAATTTGCCATATATTGTGGTACAATATATCTACTGGCTCAAATGATAGCAAAGAACCTAAAGTTTGAGCATTTTCGTGTATGGCTATGAGACCGCTTCCTTCTACTTGAAGATAATATGAAATTATGTCAGCGGTTTCGCTCTCCGTCACGGCTCGAGAACATAACAATACGGCTATATATCCGCTTCCTTCATTTCTAGTAGGACAAGGAAGTCGGCTCGCATTTTTTGTGCTGCTGACTTCAACACGTTAGCGGATATGCTCTCCGTATCTATTACGTGTCTCATCCACCCGTGTCGAGTTTTTCTCGGCGCGGGATTTTTGTTTTGTTAGGAGGTCATTATGCTGACTGTTTATGATTTTAACCGTATCACGTTTGCTCATCATCGCGGCATCGTACCACCCATGCCCGCACAAGAAGGGGAGAAAGCGGTGGAGAAACGCTATGTCTGTTCAGCGAACATGAAATTGATGGAATACGGCTATATTATGGCGCGAGACCTCTTTGATGCCTGCTGCAAGGCGGAATACAACGACTTCCTCAAGACCTGGTCTGCGCTGTATGACTGCGTCACGGAGGATGGCAAGGCAATTTCTCAGACTTCTCCCATCTGGCCGAATTTTCCGGACGATGCAATGGAAGCCGACCTTGTGGACCTGTATGTTGTCAATTTCCTCAATTATCTGACCTGCGGCGAATGGCAGCCGGATTTCGACTCAGTCAAATTCTGTCCCACATTGGACCGCAGCCATCTTCCTGCTGTGAAACAGATTCCGGCGTGTGATGAGGAGGAAATCTACCGCTATGCCGTACAGAGCATTACCGGGCATTCTCCTTTGTCTCCTGATGAGGCATCCTGCGTTTTCGATACGCTGATGCACGACGTGAATTTTACGTCCGAATTGATGGACCGTATGAAACACAAGCATATCCCGTGCAAGGAAAATCTTGGTCTGTATGTGTCCCGCATTGTCTCCCGCCCCGAATGGCGGGAACAGGCATGCTTCCGGGATTTCAAGAGCTCTACCGATGTGCTGCGCCTGGCCGCAGCAATGAGCGACCAGGATGTGAGTCTCTCGAAAACCCCGAAATTCCGGAACTTTAAGCGCGGCGAACGTCGTCAGCTGCTGGAACTTTTGGAGCACACTGATAAGAACGAGGGCTTTGCATTGCATCCCGAAGAGTTCAAGCGATTGGGCGAACGCCTGCATCCGGGTGATTACTCTTATATCTTCAAGGAAGATTATGAGATTTTTACGAAGATTCGCAATGGTGTCAAGATTGAAACCTACAATTCCAAGCTCCAAGAACTTATGAAGAAACCGGTCAATGCTGAACTGCTTTCCGCTCACCTGATGATGCGGCCCGGTATGTTTGCCCGAAACCTGGACTTTGCGCTGCGCAACTGCTCCAATGAACAGCAGATGGAAAATGTTCTGTTCCGATTCATCTCGGTATGCAAGAGTATTGAACCGCGTGTCCTGGTCCAGCTCATCAACCATTTTCGGAATCGCAACAATCCTGTGCATTTGGCAACCGGCAAGGCAAACGGCGCTGCCAGCAAAGCTCTGGAACGGGACATTGAACCTTTGTCTGAGGATATCTGCAAACGTGTGGCACGCGATATCTTTAACCAGCTGTGGCAGGTTCTTCGCGCAGAGGACACCGAACCGAAGAGCGTGTACATCGACCCGGATTGCCATTGCAATAAGCTGATTTTTCCGGATAATCCCCGTCAGGTCACTTCCGCCGTGCGTGCTGCAGCCTGCGGTTCTCGCACGAATCTGCCGGACGGAAATGTGCTCCGTGCATTCCTTTACTGGAAGGGAAACGATGGCCCTGACCTGTGGAATGGCATCGACCTGGACCTCTCGGTTGTGTTCTACGGAGAGGAAAAAGCAAAGTTCGTGTACTACGCGAATCCCAAGGACGAAACACTTGGCGCAATCCACTCCGGCGACCGCCGCTGCAGCGGTAAGAATGGTGCCGTTGAGTATGTAGATTTCGATATCAAGAAGTGCTTTCAGAATGGGTTCCGTTATGCCGCCCTCACTGTAAAATCCTACTCTGGGGAGAAGTTCTCTGAGATGGAGAACGCTTTCTGCGGCGTAATGGTTCGGGATGGCAAGACGGGTGAGCGGTTTGAACCTGCGACTGTCAAGGACCGCTTTGCTCTCACTACGGATTCTGACCAGCTCGTTATGGTCGTTATAGACCTCATGACCCGTGAAGTCATTACGGTGGATAAGAGCGTGGCTCAGTTTCGTTTGGCGTGCCGGAATGTTGTGACAGACTATGCACCTACAGTAGCAGCCTGCACCTACGCGATGCAGCTGAAGAGCCTGTCTATCAAGGAAATGCTCGGTATGCGCTATGCACAGTTCCTGAAAAGCGACGACTGGAAACACGCAAGTGTTATCGTATCTGATGAACCTGAAAAGTTCAAGGTGACGGATAAGGATACTCCTGCGCCGCGCATTGTTAGTCCCTATGACATTCCGGGCATTTATGACCTGATTTTTGGCAAGGAAAATCAATAAAAAAGAAGCTGTTCTCCTCAAAACGGAGAGCAGCTTTTTTCTTTGTCAGGATGTTTTTTCAGTGGGAATGCCCGCAACGCTTTTTTCGAGCTCATCGAATTGATACAACAGATATCGCTTGCAGTTTCTCAGCTGAATGTCTAACTGCCGTTTTGTCACCTTTTTGCCTTTGACCATGTCGAGATAATCTTTGGCTGGAGACATATCCGGGTCAAAAAGAACACATCCCAAATTTACCTGGCACTTGGCATACAGCTCACGCACTTCACAGCAGCGGGTCATATGCTCGTCTTTACGTCTCACACTCCAGCGAGCGGAACGCAATGCACGATAGCAGTTTTGCAATGCCGTGGTGCTGTAAATCCTTTTCTCTGCAACCATCATTTCCCTCCGACTTTTTATGAGAAAATTATACCATATATTTATGAATTGACTATGACAAAAGGTGGTAAAGCCATCAAATATATGGTAAAAAACGCGAAGGCAAGAAAAAATTTGAAAAAAAGTGAAAAAAATGCGAAAAAAACGTGATGTTTGTGCTTGCGTGGGTGTGCGAGTCGCAGATAATAAAATCAGTGGCTCAGAGCAGTAAGCCCCAGAGCTCCCTGATAAGGGCGAACTCATGGTGCATATCTGCGTCATCAAGTCATCACATGGTAGACTGACGGGCCTTGCGATGTTGCAAGAATGGTCAGGCGAGGGAAGCGATGAATCCCTCATTGCTGCCAAGTACATCGTGTTTTGATGCAGTCAGCGTCGAGAGGACGCGGATATGCAGGGCTTGACTTTTGACCCGATGCATGCAGGAGCAAAGGAATCAAAAGAGATGGCCTAGTTCGAATCCACTATTTGAAAGGAGATTACCCCAATGAAATGTTACAAGCGCGTTGCAAGCGCTGTGATGGGTATGGCAATGGCCGCCAGCTGCATGGCTCCTATCACCGCTTACGCAATGGAAGACACCAAACAGCCCACTGACAATACTGCTATTGCCAACCATCCCAATAACGAGACCATGCTGCACAGCACTCCCGTTTACCGCATCGGCGCCAAATCCTTCTACAAGGTGAACAACGACGGTTCCGTTGTCTACGCCGACCAGGATGCCGAAGGCTACACTGCAGTTCCTGCCGCTTATATTGCAGGCAGCCAGTATAACGATGACGAAGAGTACGGCGTTTATACCACCAAAAAGGCTGATGACACCTTCCAGATGCATTACGTCAAGATTTCTGACTGCCAGCAGACTCAGGGTGGCGTGAACTGGAACCACGGCACTGCTGATGAAGCTAAGGTTTCTGACGATACCAAGGCTGAGGGCACCGACACCGCCACCAACAAAGACCCGACGATGTCCACCCAGTTCTACATCTACCTGGACAACGACACCGAGATTCCTCCCGAGACTCCTCCGACCGAGGAAGAGCATCCTGGCGTGAAGACCGATGACGGCCGCGTTGAGTACGATATCACCGTTGCTACCGTGAACCATGTCAACATGAAGGCTACTGTTCCTCTGTACGTCTGCATGTACGGTTTCCGTTCCACCGGCAACGTTGTTACCCCGACCAAGGATGCTTACCAGCTGCGTAACTACTCCACCATCGACAAGAACAGCCGCACCTACATTGCCGATATCGTGAAGGTTACCCATTACAGCCGCATCTACGATGCCGACCACTCCAACGACGAGCTGTTCTCCATCGCTTACGATGCCACCAGCAAGACCTACACCTACTGGTACAGCGACCCCTCCACCACTCAGGGTTGGCAGCAGCCTGCTATCTACAAGACCCTGGCTGATGAGCATATCAACGCTTCCGGTGAGTGCTACGTCATCTACATCGATGGCGAGTGGGACTTCAAGGCCGCTGGTACTCTGACTGGCGACGAGCTGCGCCAGACTGTGAAGGCTATCGACCAGAACCATCAGCTGTCTCAGGACTTCATCATCGGTGATGGCGATACTCAGTGCAACTTCGGCAAGGCTTTCGCCGTTGGCGACAGCAAGACCGACAACTCCAAGCGTGAAGGTCTGGCCATCAAGGTTTCTGAGCTGCAGGCTGAGCCCGCAACCTGGCGTGTTGTGCCTATGAGCAACAGCGCCTTGAAGCGCGGCGAAATCGCTATGAGCATTGCTCCTGCTTCTGCAATGTACAACGCTTCTGCTATCGACCTGTCCACCTGCTCCGCTCCTCTGGACATCACCGAGAACGGCTGGTTCATCGCTGGTGCTGAAAAGGCCAAGGTTGCTCAGGATGGCGCTGGCACCGATGCTGTCAAGCATGACGATGCTCCGGCCCTGCCGCTGATTACCACCGCCAAGATTGCTGGTTCCAACGTCAACGACGCTGGCTGCACTCCTGTCGTTCGCGTGACCTACAGCATCATCCCGATGTTCGAGACTGGCGATACTCAGACTGCTACCGCAGGCGGCGTCTCCAGCAACCGCTGATAGAGTCTCCGGACCTAATATAAAGCAAGCCCAAATGTAAGGGTTGGCTGTCGAGTGACCTGCCGCTCGGCGGCCAACTTTTGTTAATAACAGCTCAGTCAAGTAATTGACGGAAAGGAATTGAATATCATGGCAACTACAATGACGACCCCTGAAAAGAATTCGAAGAAGAGTGGTAACAAGCTCCTGCATCGGACCGTTACGATTTGTGTGATTCTCCTGCTTCTCCTGTGCGTGGGTCTGTTCTTCTGGCACAATAAAAATGCTACTGCTTCCGACAACCGCCTGGAAGATTCGGTCGCTGCACAGCTTGGCCAGCTCGAAGGCAAGAGCGAGGCAGAGATTCAGGAAGAGCTGAACCGCGTCGTGGAAGAGGGTACAATGGCCATCTCCATCAACGTCAATCCGGTGTTTGATTCCGGCGATTCTGAAGGCACTCTCGAAATCGAGAATGCTCCCGGCAATAAATACGCTCAGGTTGTGAGCATCACCCTGGATGATAGCGGCAAGGAAATCTACAACAGTGGACTTATCCAGCCTAACTATCACATCCAGACAGATAAGCTGTCCGAGGCCCTGGCTGCCGGTTCTTATGACTGCACCGCTACCTTCACGGCTTATGATACCACCGATGCCGAGAATCCTATCGAGGTTGGCACTGCTGCTGCCAAGATTACGATTTCTGTGCTGTCTTAACGATTCGCCCCGGTGCAGACTTCGGTTTGCCCCGGGGCTTTTTTGGAACTTGTGATGCTGCAAAGGAGGCATTTTCGTGAAACAGTTTGCGAAAGTTCTCGCGTCTTTTTCGCTGGCCGCAACGATGTGTTTGGGCGTTGGCTTTGCAGCCGATTCTCCGCATCCTGGTGAGCATGGCACGGTTGACAAGGCTATGGTATCTGAAGAAACCGATAAGGCTTACGATGAGAAGCCGAATATGGGTACAAAATTCAATTTGTATCTTGCGCCTGACATCCCCGAAACGGTTCCTCCTATTAAAAAGGATGTTCCTAAGATGGGCGATACCGGCATTCCTCAGGAATCCCTGCTCCAGGCCCTGCTGGTAGCGGGTGGTTGCTATCTTGTGAGCGATGGCGTGGCTGTCGCTTGCAAGGGTGGACGCCGTAAACCTAAAAAGACTGCGGAACTGAAAAACGCATAAGAAGAGCCCCGGTGCTGAAATGCATCGGGGCTTTTCTTTATATTAGGAGGCTTACTGCCAATTCACCGGGTACTCATAAATGTCATAGCTGTCTGCGCTTTTGTCAATTTCATTCTTCTTAAACGCATCGATACTATCGTATACCGTCATCGTGATGCTGTTGGCGTGACCATCTACATCCACCGAACCATCGCTGTCGATGATGACGTTCTTAATCCAGAAGCCGAGAACTGCTGTTCCGGTTTCTTCGGTTTTGTCATCGATGTATTCGACTTCGTAGGGGATGAACAAGTCGTTGTATTCGCTAGAGAAGTTGCGTTCACCGTCTCCGCCTCTCCAGGAAATCATGTATCCGACATCTGCCCAACGCGGCTCACCAACATTTTCTCTCGAAAAGCCAATTTCGTTGTGGTCTGCATCAAACACCGATTCTTTGTGAACGTTGTAGTCAGAACCGGCACTGTCTTCCAATCTGGCAACGGCAATCGGCTTGACGGCATCCAGAACGTCCTGAGTCACTTCGTCCACAGAGCGGATATATTTGGGCGCTCCCTTGACGGGAATCTCAATCGTATCACGGGTAAGTGCATATTTCTTGGCAAAATCTTGTGGAGCTGATGGTTTAACATGCAGAGCAATGGTATCGTCTTCGCTGTATTCCTTGTGCGTGCCGAAATCATCCACATAATATTGTAGATTTTTAAGCGGACTATCTTCGGGGGCATCATTTATAAGGTTGAGTCTCAATTCAGGGATTGTCCCGATGATTTCAAACGAAACTTTGCCTTCTTCAGGATTTTCGCTAAAAATTGTTGTGAATATCGAATCATCAAACGGGTCTACCATTTCAGGCTCCTGCAAGCCGGATACTGTGATTTCCTTGCTTGCCGCTTTTGCAGTGACTTTGTATTCTTTCTGGAAATAATCGGAAATCTCAACACTCAGGGTAACAGTATCTCCGTTTGACAGGTTCTCGGATGGCGTGACCTCGTAGTTCACTTCGCCCATCATGGCCGTTTCCGTGCGAGCTTCATCCATGTCAGTTTGACTCTTGCCTTTGCCGAAAACATCCGTTCCGATTTTATTGTAATCGACATTGACGGTTGCAGTTGCCTGACCATTCAACCCATCGAATGTGACATCCGCATATTGCAGGAAATCAACAGTCTTAGAACAGCCGGTGAGTGACAGTACAAGTCCTGCGGTTGCTGCTGCAACCAAAAGTAAACGCCTTAACCCTTTCATCTCAAACACTCCTTTTTTTGGACTTCTGTTGGCGTTGTGTTGTTTTAATTATATCATGACACGTATTTGAGGTCAACATATACGCGATAGATACAACGAATATGAGAAATATTAGGAATTTAGAAAGTGTATTACAGTTTGGAATTTGTATGCTGCTAGGTTGTTAGTTGCCGGAATGTGCGAATCTCATACAATAAAAAATAGACAATATCGTAATTTGCGCCGTTGTGGGGTGTACAAATGCATACAGATAACAAAACAAAACTGACCTGGTTCGGGATTCTTCGATTGATAGTAGGCGGAATCTTTCGGCTTATCAGCATCGTTGCACTTTTGGCTGTGCTTGGAATCAGCTATCTTTTGTTTCAGAATGCAAAGCAAACCAAGGAAACGCAGGACCTCAATGTTCAGCTGGTTGAGATGCGTCAGGAAGCAGAAACCGAAGAAGATAACACGGATTGGTCCAAGGGAATGCTGGATATCAATTCCGACTATAAAGGCTGGCTTACAATTTACGGGACCCAAATCTCCGAACCTGTCGTGCAGGGTGAAACAAACGAAACCTATCTACGCACCAACATCAATGGCGAACATGCCGAGGCAGGAACCCTATTCCTCGATGAAACTACTGACCTGTCGCAGGATGGCAACCTTATCATTTACGGCCATAAAATGAACGACGGAACCATGTTCGGAACTCTTGATAAGTTTGAGGATGAAGAGTTCTTTGATAATAATGGAACAGTTTGCTGGGAAAGTGAGAAGGGCAAAGAGTACTATCAGATTTTTGCGCTCTTGGTTTTACCCGGATACAGTACAGCCCCTGATTTTATCGACCTTCAAGCCTGGAACAACGTTCTGGACGAAGAACAAACCGCCGACATGCTCAACACGATTGCAGACCGGGCATCTATCTTTAGAGGGGAATCCTTTAATCTCGAAAAGGACAAGTATATCTTCTTAGTGACCTGTGATTACAGCATCAACAATGGCCGCCTTGTTCTGGTGGGTAGACGGCTGAGCAAGAAGAGTGAAACAGAAAAAACCACAAAGGAGAGCACGGACAATTCTGAAGAAATTGTATCGGAAGAGGAGAGTAGTGAAAATGTTGAATCTGCTGCACAATAAGCCTCAGCTGCACCTATTTGCACCTGAACCATTATCTGTGACGGTTCTTTCGAGACAGAATGAGGAAGAACAGGCTCCGACATTCGGCTCCAATGACTTCGTTGTGAGCATCGGAAATCCTGAACAGGCTGAGCTTCATTTCCCGTGCCCGTCTCTTCACCTGCATTTCTTTGACAAGGAAGATGACCGGTGCATCACAGAGGAACAAGCCGATGCTCTCGCGGCGTTTGTCCGAAAGGAAATCGGGCTTGGCCGTCATCATTTCATTGTCCATTGCAACCAGGGAATATCCCGAAGTGCCGGTGCTGCAGCAGCGTTCTTGCGTGCATTTGGGTTCGACGAGGGAATCATCCTGGACGATGGCCGATATTGCATCAATGGCTGGTGCTATCTCCAAGTATGCCGTGCTTTCGGCTTGAAGGTTTCCGAGGAAGAAGCAACCGCTGCAAGGCTCCGGAGCAGACGGGCATATCTGCTGACCTGGTCCGTTGTGGGGAATGATGAGGAAACGGCAGATTCTGAAGATGCAATAACAGATGCAGATTTTATGTAAAAAGCACAGAATAAAAAAAGACGGTCTTCCGATAATTGAAGACCGTCTCTTTTGTCAAATGCAGAATGCAGCGTAAAGGGGGACAACTTTTTTGTTGTCCTCAAAGCCAAAGTTTTTGGCCGAAAGTTTTATAGCATAAGCGGGTTTGAAAGTTTTCATGTAAAAATTCAAACTTTTGGCTCTGGTATTATCGGCAGATTTAACTTCTATTGGAATGAGCTGGCCCTCACGCTGAATGATGAAATCTATTTCAGCTCCGCGTTCACTTTCCCAATAATAGGTGCGATATCCGTTGATGGAAAGCTGAACATTGACATAATTTTCTGTCATGCCGCCTTTGAAATCATTGAGGTCATCAACCATATAAAGGATATCATTAGCGACCAGGTCCTTCTTTGCACACAGAAGCCCTAAATCTGATACATAGATTTTGAACGAATCTATATCGCGGTAGTTTTCCAGAGGCTTTTTGATTTGTTCAACCTTAAATACTTGTGAAACGATGCCGGACAGGCAAAGCCATTCAATTGCGTTTTCAAATTCTGAAGCACGACCACCCTTTTTTATGAGCTTGTATTGAAAGCGGGTATTTTTCTTTGAGAGCTGAACAGTAACATTGTCGTATGCCAGTCTGGTCTTCTTGATTTCGTTCAAGTTATTGTACTTGCTCATATCATTAAGATAACTCGCAAGTATCGTGTCTTGCGTATGCCGAACGAGAATATAGTCTTTCGTTTCGACGAATTGCATCACACATTCCGGCATACCGCCAACAACCAGGTATTGACGGTAAAGCTGCATTGCAGCGTCATGGAGAGCAGAGGGAAGCGGTGTATTGGTGGCAAAACAGCTTTTAATCTGTTCTACCAGCTCGTTTTCACCAAGTGCCATCATGAATTCTTCCATATCCATAGGATACAGCGTTATCATGTCAACTTTGCCAACAGGAAAAGAGAACTTCTCTCTGTTTACCGCAACACCAAGCAAGCTGCCAGCAACAACAATGTGATAGTCAGGTGCGTCTTCGCAGAAATATTTAAGAGAAGTTAAAGCTCTTTCGCAAAGCTGAACTTCGTCAAATACAATCAAAGTTTTTTCTTTGACGATAGTTTGACCTGCTATATGAGATAAAATGGGTATCAGATAATCGGGACTGATACTTTCTGCAAAAGTTTCACTCAGCTTTGGATTGGTTTCAAAATTAAAGTATGCTACATTCTCATACTGCTTACGTCCAAACTCCAGCACAGAGTAAGTTTTTCCGACCTGCCTGGCTCCTTGTAAGATGAGAGGCTTGCGATGAGGACTGCTTTTCCATGCTTCTAAAAATTTCGTAATCTTTCTATACATAGACAACCCTCCTTTGTTAATTACAGTATAGCAAATATTCGTGCGAAATTCAATGGAATTTTTTCTTAAAATTACACTAAAACGCACGAATAAAATCGCAAATCTAACACTAAACGGCACAAAAGCTAAAAACCAGAACTGCCTAAAAAGCAGCGGGGCAATAGCTAACGTGCCGTTTCTTGTGTGATGGTTGTCAGACGTGCAACTTCTTTTTGAGTCCTTCCTGAAGTACTTGCGAAAAGTCGATGCCCTCTTTTTCGGCAAGCTCATTGAGCCAGCAGGGGATTGCAATGCTCTTCAGAACCATACGCTGCTGGTCCTTAAAAGAAACATCAATGAGTGTTACGATTTGTCCGGATTTAGCAGCGATTCCGTTGGTCGAGAACGGCTTCGGTATGGGTTTTTCTGCATTCTCTTCGGAAAAAGCCCACATGCAAATGGCGTTCTTCGCGGCGTTAATGGCATCTGATTGCTGCTCGCCTTTGGCAGTGATGTTGAAGTCTGGAATATATGCTGTGTATCCTTCTTCTGTGGAGGTTAAAACAATAGGGTAGGCTGTCTTCATGTAAATACGGTTCCTCTTCATTGCGTATGTCACTTCTAATATACCATATATTTTGCTTTTGTGAAAACCTGACTTTCTTTGGCCTGTTTACAAATAAACGCTTTTATCGTATAATGTAAACAAAAGGAGAGGGCTGTCATGAGAATAGGCAAGAACATCCGATACTTCCGTTCACAGAAAGGTGTATCTCAACAATGGCTGGCAGATGCCATCGGCGTTAGTAAAATGAGCATTTCGTATTTCGAGAGAGATAAACGCCGCCCGGACATTGAGACTGTCAAACGCATCTGCTCTGCGCTGAATGTGTCTTTGGGCAAATTCATGGCGTTCAGCGACAGTATCACCCTCTCTGATGGCTCTTTTCAGAAGTCAGATGAATTGTCAGCAGCTCAGAAAAACTCCATCCTCGCGCAGATTCGCTATTCAGCGCAGCGATACTGTGATGCGTGTGCTTGTGCAAATGTGGATTGCAGCGAGTACGCATTGCCGAAAGATAAAGTGACGATGCCTGATAGTGCAGCAGATGCAGCTGCTTATATGCGTGAAACGCTGGACCTTCCTGTGAGTGGTCCTGCCGGTAATCTCACTCAGATTCTTGAAAACAAAGGCATCTGTGTTGTCATGGTAAAGCAAGAAGATTCTGGGTCATCCATCAAAGGCTTTTCCGGGTATCATGCCGTGTCGAACAAAGGCTTACCAGTCATCGCGTTCAATGAAGGACTGACTTATGGCTGCCTGCGCATGACCCTTGCGAGAGAAGTCGCACGCTTACTCTTCTCTAACGCGAACAAGCAGCAAATCAGTAACGCGGCAGGACATTTTCTGCTTCCGGGCTCTGACCTGGTACGAGAAATCGGAGAGAAGCGGCCAAACATCAGCCCGAAAGAAATAGAGCTCGTAGGAGAGAAGTACGGTGTATCTGGGCAGTGTGTGGTGCTGCGAGCAAAGGAAGAAGGCATCATCACCCGCGAAACCTACAGCCGTATCCAGAACGGGCAGCTATATCCGCCAGATGTATATAAGAAGGATGAACTGCCTGTAAGAATACTGCAACTGGTATGCAGGGCATACACCGATAATTCCATTAGTATCTCTAAAGCTGCTGAGCTGCTTAACACTGATGTGAGTTATGCACTGGAACTGTGTGAAGGAAAAGAATAAGGCATAAACAAAGAAAAAAGGGGAGTCGCAAACCACGACTCCCTTTTCTATTTTAGCAAAATCCTTCTGACATGGGTGTGCTGCATTTGCTCAAATTTCCGAATATCACATCAAGGATTCAGTCAAAAGCATTAAATTGATAGCATAAAAGCAAAAACATTGATAAATTCGATTGAATTTCTTTAATTTGCAGGGTATACTATTAGAAGGAAGGGAGTGGTATTGTGCTGATTGAGTTTACTGTGAAAAATTATCGGTCTTTTCGAGACGAAGCGACTCTTTCGATGGAAGCTACGGGAGTAAGTACGTTGAAAAGTGTGCTTATCCCATATGGCGGGATGCGAATTCTGCCGGGTGCTGCCATTTACGGGAAGAACGGTGGCGGTAAGAGCAATGTTATCCGAGCTTTTTGGCTTGCGGTTCAATTCATCAGAAACGCACAAAAGACACAGCACGAGAAAGCAGCTATCCCCGTTGTTCCGTTTGCATTGAATGACTACTCGGCATCTGAGCCGACAGAGTTTTCGTTTGTATATACCTTGGATGGAATCAGGTATTGGTATGCCTTTTCTGCCACAAAAGAAAAGGTATATGCTGAGTCGTTGTATCATGCACCGAAAGGGCAGAAGGCACTGGTTTTTGCTAGAGAAGGACAGGAATTCACCTTTACCGAAGAGAAGGCTCGTAGAAAGCTGATTAGTCAGGTTGTTGCCGAAAATCAACTGTTCTTTTCTGTAGCATGTACCATGAACGACGTTGCCTGCTCCAAAGCTATGACTTGGTTCCGGGAGAAAATCTATTTTTCAAGAGACTATTCGGATATTCCCCGGCAGCTGCTCGAATATTCGAACGACTCTAATATGCTGAAAGCGATTTCCGATTATGCGAAGGCTGCAGATGTTGGTATCGAAGATATGAAATTCGAAATCAATAGTAAAGAAATTAACGAAGAAGCTGATTTGCCTGCAAACATTCCCGAAGAGGTTAAAGCTGCACTTGTACAGTTCATGCACGTGCTTTCTGAAACCTCTAATAATTCGGAAACACACCTCAAGATGGGGCAGGTTAACGCAACTTCTATGCATCAAGGCCAAAACAAAGACGGAACAAGCCATATGTTTTCGATGGAACTGGCAGACGAGTCTGATGGCACAAGAAAACTGATGGCCATTGCTCCTGCAATTGACTCCGTGCTGTCAAAGGGCGGCCTTTTGCTGGTAGATGAAATCGAAAAAGAACTGCATCCTGCTCTGGTAGAGTTTATTGTTGCCAAATTCCAGAGCAAAAAGACAAACCCTAATGGGGCACAAATTGTCTTTACGACACACAACACCGACCTGTTGAGTATGGAGCTGCTTCGTAAGGACCAATTGTATTTTGTGGATAAGAATAAAGATGATGGCGCTTCGGAACTCTACAGTATCAGCGATTTTTCTACTCGTACGACCGAAAATGTCCGCAAGGGCTATCTCCTCGGAAAATATGGCGCGACTCCCAATGTTGAAATTGAGGAGGTTGAATAATGGCTCGCAAGCTGAAGAAATCCAAGGTCAGTCTAATGAGTGTGACGATTCGTCCGGGCTTTGCGACGATTCCGTTTGCCGAAAATGGTTTTGGAATGGGCTTTTCTGCATTTTCTTCAGAGAGAGCCCACAAATAGACAGCTTTTTTTGCAGGATATCGAGCGTGACGATGTCCCCAAAGTCATCACAAAGCTTCTGCAGGGATTCATTTGATTCAGCCTGAAGAGCACTGCGCAATGTTTGGAGCTGCCCACTGAATACGGCGTACAAAAACAATGGTTCTCGCAACTTTGGAAAATCGCCGCAACAGGAAGCAAGCCTTTTTATGCTAAAGGTGCTTTCTCCCGAAAGCTCTTTCACATACTGGCGAAGAAAGCCTAAAAATGTCAGATTACTTCTCATGGCTTTCCCGGGCTCCGAAAATGTCGTTCCCATCGAGATAAATGAAAGGCTTTTCATGCTCGTTGAATCCGTTGATGGCAACGAAACCGAGTTGCTTAACTTTGAGTTCTTTGATAGCCTCTACTTGCTGGGCCTCGTGATGAATCTCATCCAGAGTCATGGGCTGGGCATAGTACTTTGCTTCGAAAATCTCATAGCCATCAGCAAACTCTAAAGCAACATCGAATTCACCGTTCGTGCGGTGGACTGGGTCATCGTAATAGTAGCTGCCAATGTTGCGTACACCTTTCAACTTTCCAGAACGGACCTGCAAGCTGAAATAGTCACGGCAGATGCCTTCAAAACGTCGGGAGATAAAGTCTGTCAGAACGGGACTGATGTACTCGTCATAGAATGCCTTGGCTCCTAGCACTTGGAGTGCGCTACTGTTCTTATATACAAAGGTGAAGTAGAATCTCAGAAGATTGTCGTTGATTTCAAAAGCAGACTTTTTATTGTCGTTCAGCCTGTTAATGGGATTATTTCGGGAAAGAATCTCTAAGTCAAGCAGGGGCTTGATTTGCTTTGCGAGGTTGCCGGTCTTCCTCGCATCCAGCTTATCTTCGATTTCGGTATAGCGCTTCTTCCCATTTCCAATGACAGAAAAGATACGTTCTGCATTGATGCTTACCGAGTAGTCCGAAAGCAGCAGCTGGCTGGCATACAGATACACTGCGCTCGTAGGATTGAGAACGGTATTGATAATATTTTCTCGGAGAGTGGCTTCAGGGTTTAGTGCTTGATTAACAAATGGGGAACCGCCAAAAACGGCATAATGGCCAACTTTGTCGTAGGGTGTTTTGTCAGGATAGAACTTGGCAGCATCCAGATAACTCAACTCATTTAACTTGATTGTGACAGCAAACCGACCATATAGAGCGTTCTTCTCTTGCAACGCATCCTTCATAATACCGATGTGAGAACCAGAAAGGATAAGTTCGATGTTAGAGAGTCGGTTGTCGATAATGCTCTGGAAGATGGAATCAACCGCAGCGGAGTCTGTCATGGATTTGAGATAGGGGTACTCATCGATGACGACAACAATCTTTTGGGGCAGCGCATTGAGATAAGTGAATACATCCTGCAGCGTGCTAAAGCTCAGAGGCACAGGCAGAACCTTGGCACGGACAAGCTCCTGCACAAAGCCATTGATATTGTCCTGCATTATGCTCTTCAAGCACTCAAAGTACACCTTCTGATACTGGCATCCCTCAAGTGCATTTCGAATGAGAGTAGTCTTTCCAACTCGGCGCTTACCGTAAACCATAATGGCCTTTCCGATATAATCTTCCTGCAAAAGAGCCAGCTCTTTCTCGCGGCCAATAAACATAGTACACCTCCAACAACACTGAATCAGATTTCACTGAATTTATTTTCAGCATTATTTTACCATACAGACGCACGAAAATCAAATGTTAATCTAGCTGAAACGAGCAGAGAAAAAGAGCAGGCTCATCTTTGACAATGAACCTGCTCTGAAAAGTATCAATAGCCTACCGAGTGACGCCAACATATGACGCTTGCCTCGAATATAGCACTTCGAAAGGACTTACTTTTGGTATAATTCTAGTGTATGATTCGTGCAAAGCAAAGGCAATACTGTTTTTGAAAAAAAGAAGCTCGAATTTCTTTGCTAAAATTATGTCTTTATGTTGTTTATACATTACGGCTGGTTGAAAACTCTACAAATATATGGTACTATATTTATAGCAAATATAGACAGGATGAATAACAATGAATGCACATTATCCAAGTGATTATCCAGATGGGTTTGAGGAAAAACTAATTGCTGCTGGTGCTAAAACGCAAACAATCACTCCCGTATACAGAATACTATATGATGGTAAGCTGAACGCCTTCAACTTTGAGTCAACGTATATTAACTATAGGAGAAGACACAAAACACTTACTAAAAGGAAGTTACAGCACTTGGGGACATATTCGACTTCCTGCTTTGCGGAACTCGATGACGTTGCATATACAATTCAATATTCAATGAAAAATCCGCCATTTGCGAAAATCTGTAAAGGCGTAATTACACAAACTTCAGGTTACAGTCAAAGGACGGTGGATAGAGAGCCAGAAACAGAAAGCTCACATGTTGATTGGTGGATTTATTCTGATATTGACGTTAATTCTGAAGTTCTCACTAATTTTTCTATCTGTTCTTTCGAGAAAGAAGGCGAGAAAGTATGAGTTACAAAGGAGAACTGTTGTTCGAAGGGACAAAGTTCAAGTCTTATTTTAAGCAAGACTTAATAATTGAACAGACTTTTCTGGAATATGATGAGATTCCATTGCTGTGTGCGTGCCTGGACGAGGAAGGAAATCGCTACTTTTGTAATTGTACCGAATTTCGCACATATGAGAAATGGGCTATATATCCGGTAAGTATTCTTCAACTTTTGAAGATGGTAAAAAATGAAGTTACTCCGGCTGATACTTTTGATGCTTCCACAGTTGTATATGTCTTTACAATCGATTGGGAAAACGAGAGCGAAAAGTTCGAAAAAAAGACAGTATCTGAGTTAACGAAATATGACAGATTGCCAGACAATATATATTTGACTTCGCATCCAAATCGACTCGAAAAATATGCAGATAGCCTTCAAACTGTTTACAAAGCCCAAACTGCGTTGTGCTGCAGTAAGCGTTACGTTGCCTGCTGTGTCCGAAGCGTTGACGTGACCAATGAACTCCTTAGTAGCCTTATATTGTCAAAGGCGAACTATCCGGTACGATTGAACGTAGAGATTAGTATTGGCAAAAACCATAGAGATATTCAACTGCAAGAAACAAACAACATCGACATTATACACATGACAAAATCGGATTATGCATGTGTTAGCGTATGAGGACGCGTAATTATATGGAACTCACCAAATTGGCTTTAATAAAAACTGTGATGCCATGTGTTAAATTGGAAATCGCAGAGCAAGCTTTACAAAATGAAAGCAATCCACGTGAACAACTTCATCAAAAAATCAATATACAGGGTGGCGTTGAAGACGAAGAGGAACCGTCAACCGTAAAAGTTAGAATTAAAATTTCTGTCTCTACAGACTCTGGGAATGTTGCTTTTGAAGTGTGCAGAGAAAGCACATTCCAAAATGAGTCTGGCGAAAAATGGAAAAATCGCGAAGATGCTATGCAAGATGTCAAAAATACTGCTATCCCATTGGCATATGAAGATATGCAGCGATTTGTTGAAGAATTGTCCAAAAGTGCCGGGATTTCTCCGTTTCCAATCCCGGGCTATGATACTATCCAAAAGGATGAGAGTGAGTAAAACGGGCTTTGACTGATGTTCATGCCTCGTAAGCTCAGAACGTGTAAAGCAATCCAAGAAAGTTATATCTCAAATATCGCAATAGCGTATAGGCTATACCAGCCTGTGCGCTTTCTTTTTGCCATATTTCGTCATAATCAATAAAAGCATTTATTGCTTTTTGTTAATCATGTAATTGACTTTGCAAAACAGTGTCGGTAAAATAAAGGTATTCGATAGACCGCATTAACAATCTGTGAACTTTTTGGGGTTCGTATTGTGTAACTATCACATAAATGGTATTATGCAATTGTACAGAAGGATAGGTGGCATAGAGTTCACAGCATCGTCGAGGACGAAATCCAAAGCTGCGTAGGGCTGACGTCGAACCTATTAGTTTATGTGGCCCCGGCACTAGACGCCGGGATGTAAAGGAGAAATGAATATGAAACGTAAGACTATCATGTTAGCAGTGGTAGCAGCCGCTGCGATGGCGCTCAGCCTGGTAGGGTGCGGCGTGAAAATCACGAACATCGCGGTTCCGGAGTCTGCGATGGTGGAGAAGGGTGAAAGTATTACCCTGCCTGTTGTGTACGGCACCGACGATGCTCCGGCCGTAACTCCTGAGACCGCTGCAACCGGTGAAAGCGCTGAAACTGACGAAAAGCTCGCTAAAGCAGCAAGTAAACTGACGGTCGAATGGACTTCTTCCGATGAGAGCGTCGCGACTGTTGATGCGACTGGCATGGTGGTTGCTGTCTCTGCAGGTGAAGCTGACATCACTGCAAGCGTCACGGATTCTGAGATGAGTGCTGTCTGCAAGGTTACGGTTAAAGTGGCCGCGAAAGACATCACCGTTCCCGACAACCTTGACGTCAAGCTCAACGATGGAAACGAAACCACTGTCGAGGCAACTGTAAGCCCGGCTGATGCTACCGATGCGAAGGTGAGTTACGCTTCTACTGATGAGGCGGTGGCCACCGTCGATAAAGACGGCAGGGTTCAGGTCTTGCAGCCTGGTGAATGCGACATCATCACGACCCTCATGCAGGATGGCGAAAAGGTCACCGAGAAGACGACTCATGTGAAAGCATTCTATGAGGTTGAAAGCATCACGCTCGATTCCAACGAAGGCAAGTTGACGGTTGGTAACTCTCACACCATTAAGGCAACGGTCGCTCCCGAAGAGGTTGCCGCCGAAACTACCATCGAGTGGTCGTCCAGCAACGAGAAGGTCGCTACCGTCGATTCCAATGGGAAGGTAACTGCCGTTTCCTCCGGGAATGCAACCATCACCGCAACTGCCGGTGAGGAGAGTGCCAACTACGAAGTGACGGTTGAACAGCCGAAGAAGGTCACGACCAGCAACAAGACTTATAAAAGCAGCAGTTCCAGCAACAGTTCTGCTGCTGTGACGCCTTCCAATCCGGCACCTGTTGCCCCGGCTCCCGCACAGCCTGACCCGGCACCGGCACAGCCTGGCCCTCAGCCGGAACAGCCGAGCAACCCGGAACCGTCTCAGCCGAGCGGTGGGGATAGCGGCAATACGGAAAACAAGCCTAACGGTAGCGGTGGTTGGGAATGGGGTGGCCCTGTAATTTCCACTCCCATCGACAATAGTTGTACTCAGGAAGAAATTGATGCTGGAGGGTGCTAACTCTTCGTTGCTGTAAAATCGACTAATCCAAATAGCGGTAGGTTGCCCTACCGCTATTTTTGGAGTGCAAGATATGAAACGTAAGACTATCATTTTAGCAGTGGTAGCAGCCGCTGCGATGGCGCTTACAAAAACCAGCCGGGGAAACCCACGACTTCAGTCGTGGGTTGAAAGGCGTCAAGTAAAATAAATAGCTGCTGTCTATCTTTGGATAGGCAGCTTTTTTGTTTGCCTATGCTTGCGAATTGCGTACCATGGATAGTAGAGTCCAACTGAAAGGAGGCTGCTATCTATGCGTCTGGTTGTTAAAACTTACAAGTATAAGCTGTACAACAGTAAAAAGAACAGATACCTGGTGCGCCAGATTGAACTTGCCTCCGAAATTTGGAACTTCTGCATTGCTATGCGGCGCATGTACTATTTGGTCTATGGAAAGAAGCTCAAGGCAAACGACTTGAAAAAGTATATTGCTAAAATTGGCAAGCGCCGCAAGTGGGCACATTGGCACAATCTCGGCAGCCAGGCGATTCAGGATGTGGTGGAACGGGTTGACCGTGCCTATAAAGCCTATTTCGATAACAAGAAAAAGGCGCATCCAAAAAAGAAGTCCCTACCAAAATTCAAGAAGCGTGAACTGTACAAAAGTTTTACACTCAAGCAGGCAGGCTACAAGTTTGAAGGAAAAGGCCGCATTACCATCAATGGCAAAAGGTATCGGTATTTTGATTCTCGGCCATTGAAAGGTAAAGTGAAAACCTTAACCGTCAAGCGCGACAATTTGGGCGACATCTATATTTTTGCCGTCACGCAGGAAGAATGCAATGAAGTCCTTCCACGAGCAGGTAAAGCTGTCGGGATGGATTTCGGCTTAAAGCATTCCCTCAACCTGGATGACGGCAGTGTGATAGATTCTCCTCAATGGTATAAAGCCTCCCTGAAAGAGCTGAAGACCATACAACGTCACATTTCACGCTGCAAGGCAGGCAGTAATAACCGCAAGAAAGCTATCAAGGAGTTAAACCGCATCTATCGAAAGATGTGTAATCAACGCACCGACTGGTTCTTCAAGACTGCCTATCAGCTGATTGGAGATTATGCCATCATCTGCATTGAAGACTTAAATCTTGCGGGGATGCAAAAACTCTGGGGACGCAAAATCAACGATATTGCGTTCGGTGAGTTTGTTCAAATTCTCGAGTGGGCGGCATCCAACTGCGGCACAGAGATTGTGAAAATCGACCGCTTTGCACCATCCAGCAAGTGCTGCAGCCGCTGTGGGTATATCTATACGAAGCTCACGCTCAAGCAGCGTGAATGGGATTGCCCTTCCTGCGGCACACACCATGAGAGAGACGTCAATGCAGCTATCAATATATGTCGCATGGGATTAGTCCAAATGGGCTACCCTGCGTAAAAATGCTCCTGCGGGTGGGGCACCACGCCGTTACCGAGAGGCGTAAGACTGGGACAGCCAGCGGCCTCGTTGAAGTAGAATCCCACGATTTTAATCGTGGGAGTGTGTCAAGCGCGAAAGCAAGTTCAAGCGTGGGAAGCAAAAGACGGGAAAATGATATTCTACATTCTGCCTCCCAGAAAAAGGGCTAACAGCAACGCTTATACCTAAGCCTTTCAAAAACTTCTTGCAAATAATATACCATATATTTGATTGCTAATTTTCACAAGCTTTCCTCCCCACGTTGTCGTAATTGCACAAAGACCCATATGCAAAGAAGAAGCCTTCCCATAAAGGTACGGCTTCTTTTTCTATTCGTGTCGTTGAAAAGCCACTTTTCACTTTCCGCGAAATTTGTTTTTCTGACTTATTGCCAAGGCTTGCGAATCGCATATGATAGAAAATGTACGGAAGCAAAAAGCAATGCGTGCAGGGACGTTGAAGCGTGGCGCTCAGCCAAAGCGCCTGCAAAAACGCCGCTGTACAGAAAGGAAATCGCATTATGCAGAAAATTATGCAAAAAGTGACCTCCGTAGCATTGGCCGCCAGCATGCTGTTTTCGATGATGTCTACGACCGCACTTGCGTTCGCAGACGAAACCGGAGACAGCACCTCTGTTTCGACCGATGTTACGGATGCCCCGGCTGCGGAAGAGGCAGATGCGGTGGATTCCGGTAGTTCAAATGATGCCGACTCCTCTGATGCCACTTCCGCGCCGACTATCACGGATGTTGTGGACCTGACGCATGAATCGTATGAGGATGCCAACTCTAACGATGAAACTACTCAGGATGCAACGTCTGATGTGGTGGATGGGGAAGAGACTTCTGAATCGGATGCCAACGACACAGAAGTCTCTACTCCTGAAACTGCAGAACCCACTTTCGTCGGTTTGCAGACAGTAACGCCGGAATACGGCGATAAACTGACTGCGGATGTTGGCGATTCTATCACTCTGGATGCTCTGCTGAATCGTGACGATGTATCCGTCACCTATCAGTGGCAGCGCAAGCAGAACTTTGCTGTTGATACCGCACTCGCTTGGTACAATTACGAAGAAGGCGAGCCCACCTGGTACAACTTCGTTATCGAAGACACCACGGAACACACAGTCCTCGAAGAGCGTCCCGACTATGTCTGGCAGGGCTGCGAGATGTACTACGCTGTAGTCGATGCACTCGATGAAATCGGTGCTGATTCCAGCGATGTCCAGATTGCATACCACACTCCCAACTTCGTTCTGGATGGCTACACCATCACCGCTGCCAATACCAAAGACGGCACCGTTGAAGTCTATGCTTCTAACGGAGAGAGCACTTACACCGCACATCTCAACGATGACGGCAAGTGGGAATTTTCCGATGAAAGCACTGCAAATCTGAAAAATGATTGGCAGGATATCGAAGGTGCAACAGAATCTACCTATACTTTTGAAGTGACGGAAGATGACCTGTTTGCTACCTATCGCTGCCGCATCACGGTAACGGATGAAGCATACCGCGAGGAAAACTTCAAGGCTCTCGAAGATTTGGGCAATGAGCTGACCGACGAGGACAAGGTCGGAGATATCATTCTCCAGACGGTTCAGTTCAGCGTCAGCCTGCCGGAAGACGAGAACAGCAGTGACGTTGCTACTCAGAACATGCCTGATACGGTTGTTATGCTGGCAGACACGTTCTCTTCTCGCTCCGCTGACAGCATTGCCATTTCCTCGGATAACCAGTGGATTACGGGTCTTAACGGCAACTACGAGTACATCACTAAGAACATGTACGACCAGGTGACTGAATGGTTCAAGGCTGGTAAGATTGATAAAGCTACGGCTGACCGTTACTGGACTCGGATTGGTGGGTCTTTCAATACGAGTCACTTTACGGCAAATGTGTTGGATGATAATAAATTTCCGACTGGTACTACCCGCGAATACATGGGCTTTCCCTTAACTGATGGTGACAAACTTGAAGTCAACTCTGAGTGGTATGGTCAGACCGTTTATTTCCGTCCACACAACGACAGTAACGATTGGAATCTGACTGGCACCGCGGTCAATGTTCCCGCTTACACTGCTGTTCTTCACAACAATGGTAGTTATGGCACTGGCGCATCTGGTACAAAGTACAAGGACGCTGTTGTTTTCCTGAATCCTTGGATTTCCGATGCTGGTCGTGTCTACGCGAACTACATCAACTATATTACCGACAATGGTTGGCTGTGCAACAATGATGAGTCTCACATGCGCCAGCATATTACGGTCCTTTCTATTAAGGTTGAAACTTTTAACCAAGACCCTGACCGTTATATGATGGATGCCGAGGGTAATTATCGAATTGACTCTATCGGCTGGGGTGTCTGCGTCAATCAAGAGCCGGACCTTTCTGGTAAAGCCTATTACGCAATCAAAGCGTTTCTGAGTCAGGGCTATGGCATGTGTATCGGCCATGATACGATGTATGCCTATGCCGGTTCCTGGTACGATGCCCATGAGGCCGGTTATACCGACCCGGGTTCTCGTGATTATTACGAGGGCGGTCGATACGGTCCCGATAAGAACGATACGTCTACTCGTTATTACGTACTGAACAGTGTACCAAACATTGATAATGGCCATTGGAACATGAATGCTTTGATGGGCGCTAACGGTGGCAACATCGATTCTGGCACAGTTCTTCCGACCGATGCTATCTCGATGATTCTTTCCACCGGTGGTTCTCACAGCTCCTACGGTAAGGCTGGTATTATGTACGGTTCTGACCAGCTGAGTGTGAAACTGAAGCCTTACTCCAATTCTCAGGCTCAGAGCACTGTCAAGTATCGTAATCCCACGAACTTCCCCTACGACTTGCCGTCTACTCTTTCTGCCGCCAAGACGCACTCTAACTCTCAGGTTGCATTCGGTCCTATCTGGGTCGATTACGCTGGCGGTAACGTGACTGGTGCAGAGTTCGGTTACAATCCGGACCCGACAACCAAGACAATTACCGATGAAGAGACTGGCCAGTCCTGGTTCGGTACAAGCAACTTTTACTTGTCTGGTACTGGCAACTTCCTGATGAACCAGATTGGTCATTTGCCGAATAACCAAGCTACTCGTGATGAATCTGCTCTGTTTGCCAACACTGTCATGTACATCTCTCAGCGTAAACAGTGCGAGATTTGTGCAGCACAGCAGAATGGCCAGGAAGATGTTCATTTCGTGATTCGTGTTTCCTCTGTCAACGCACAGCAGGTCCTGGCCGCATTGCAGGCTGGCGGTACTTTCTGGTATCCGCTGAATGGCTGCTATCAACTGACCGATGACCTGACTCTGCCGGAAGGCTGGAAGCCCATCAAGAACTTCTCCGGTCACTGGAACGCAGATGTCTATAAGGTGAAGCTCGCAAGCAACAATCAGCCTGTGTTCGATAACACAAGCGTGACTGCAAACGGTATGTATACCAGCGGCAAGAACAACGGCTGGAACCTTGGTTCTGATATGACCAAAGGTACGCTGCCGATTCTGAAGCTGGACAATCAGCCGGATGTTCGCATCACCGGTGTTGCCCGTGTTGTTGGTGACCTGAATGCTCTGTTCCCGACCTCTTACGGCGTGACCGATTATACCGGTTACAAAGTTGTTGTTCATGGCTCCGATGGCGTTGACTATAACTGTGTTGTAAACAGCGATAGCAAGTACGTCATCTCGAACCTGCCGACCACCGGTATGATGCGTGCCGATGTCATCGATAAGAGCGGCAACAAGGTCACTCAGTTTGGTATGATTACGGTCGATGTTCCGAATCATTTCTGGAACGACACTGAGACCCATCCTCTGCAGCTGATGACCCCAACCGCTGACCCAATTGATGACTATAAGGACTGGGAAGGTCCGGTCAACAAGACGGTTGACAGCAAGCTCTATTATAACGAGCAGCTGAAAGCCTCTGACGTTGTGTGGTATTACCGCACGATTTCCGTTGACAACCAGGTTGGCGATTGGGTGAAAATCGGTAATCCTGGCACTTCCTTCGATACCTCTGACGGCACTGTGAGCGGCAAGATTAACAGCCTGGCGTTCACTGCAGCAACGGACAGCGACTTGCCTTATACGACAAGCTCTGTAAGTTACTCCAAGTTGGATTACACCACGAACCGTATTCAGTTCAAGTGCGAATACAACGTGAGTGGTACTGTATATTCCAGCATGGATAAGGCCGAGGATGGTCGTAACGGTTATGTTGACGTTGAAATCCGCCCGATGTACATCGAGCAGGCTTTTGACCGCCGTATTTCCGTTGGCGGCAGCACTTCCTTCTCCTTCGATGCATTCTATTGGAAGGGCGTCGAGGATGGCCTGACCTATGAGGTTCAGTACCGTGATGCAAGCGGTAACTGGGTCGCTGTTGGCAGTGATTCTACTCTGTTCCCGTCCTCTAAGTACAAAATCAGTTATGTAACGAAAACTGATGACAACGATGCTTTGGGTGGCGGTGTCTGGTATCCGTCCGATTTCTGGGTTCCGGATTCCTTCACCGGCAGTGATGCAAAGATGAATGCAGGTAAATCTACATTCAATAAGCACACCACCGTCACGTTGGAACTCTCGAATGCAGCGATGGATTGGGATGGCACGGATTTCCGCTGTGTCTTCACCTATAAGTCTACCGGGCATACCATGAGCACCGATACTACCACGGCAAACGATATTGCACAGGCTCGTACCGGTCACCTTATCATCTATGCACCGCCCATTGAGATGACGCCATTGAAGGCTCAGTCTCTGCTGCTGAATAACTACGATTCCAGCAACGGCAACCTTGCATGGACAACCCCGGCTTCCAACCCGAATAATGGCCGTAGCCCGAAGGAAATTCCTTTGGATGCTATCAATCCTGATAAACTGGGCCAGGGTGGTAAAGCCTATGGCGCAGCAGGTGATAACAAGGCCATTTATACCACAAAGATTACCTATTACGGTAATAAAGACAGTGCTCCCACCATTAAGTGGTTGTACAGTGATGTGGCAGGCGGCGGCAGCCTCTCTCAGTTCAAGGATGTCGGTGATGCCGTCACATTGAAGTACAGCGATGTTGGCAAGAAGATTGGCAACATCAGCAAGCTGAACAGCCGAGTGGCTGAACTTGAAAAGAGTTTCATGTCCAGCGGCAAAGCATTCAATAAGTTCAGCGGCTACATTAAGCTGGAAGCAATGTACCCGACTGAATCCAAGGACCTGAACAACAGTTCTTATGCGGAATGGAACGCTATCGTGTCTTTGTACATTGATAACGCTACCAACCCGATGGATTACGGTAATACGCACTTCTATTTCCGTTGCCAGGCTGAAGCTCAGTACATGCAGAACTGGGATAGCGCCGATATGAAGCCCTATACCACTGCTGCAACTGACGCCTACAACTTTAATCGTGACGTGAACTCCAGCAATCCGGAAGACCATCTGTATAAGGATATCAGCCAGTCCTCTTACGGCGCTGAACTGGTTCTGGATTACAACATTTCCATTAAGGCCAATGTTCCGAACAAAGCTACGAAGAAGCGTAATACTATTACGACTGCAAATGGCAGCGCAAAGGACATTTCGACCCTGCGGAATGAAATTTCCGAAATCAACACAGCTCTGAATAACGGCGGTGCGGTTTACAACTACAAAGACCTGGCGATTATCGCTCCGAATGGTCTGCGTTACATGGAAACCTACTTCATCGCGGGGAATGGCGTAAATAACCGTTCCGGCATCGATTCCCGCGACACTGTGGTTATCGATAACAAGATTCGCAACTCTGACGGTAAGTGCTTTACGGACCTCTTCGAAAAGGTTACGGATGATGAATTCGTTAACAAGCGTCAAGGCTTCGCTTACCGTTCTAAGAGCGGCAACACGATTCCGAAGGAAACTTGGGAATGGTTCTGGCGTAATGCTATCTACTACATCTGCTATGATGCTCCGACCACAAAGGCCAACATGGACCAAGTGTATTTCTACATTGATGAACAGAACAGCGGTGCATCCTCTTCTCAGGTCTACTCCGAACCCAACAGCACTTCGAAACCCTATTCTATGTACACTGCTCCGTATACCGGTGAGTATATCATCACTCTGAACGGTGCAGGCGGCGGCGTCGATAACCAGTTTGGTCTGTCTCCCGAACGCACTTCGCTTGGCGGCAAGACCACGATTCGCGTCAAGGCGGAAAAGGGCGCGACGCTCTATTTCGTCAACGGCGGTGCTGGTTCTCATGACCCGACCCACTATGTCAACGGCGCATCGAGCCCCGATGCCAACGCTAAAGTCGTCGTTCAGGGCGGCTATAACGGCGGCGGTAACGGCGGTATCATGATGAAGGAGCGCTACACTCACTGGAGCTTGAAGGGTGCTTCTGGCGGCGGTGCTACTACCGTGGCTGTCGGCATCATCGGCACAGGTCGTTTGGCCGAGTACGGTGACGAGAATAATGCTAAGAAGTATGTTCTGGCTGTTGCAGGCGGTGGCGGTGCAAACCAGCACGGTGCTTGTGATGCTACAGGTGGCTCCGACAATAACGGCGTCCTGCATGTCTGGGGCGGCCAGCTTGGCGGCGGTGGTCCGTTTGGCCAAGGTATGTCTGGCGGCGACTTCTCTATGTTCCTCGGTGGTATTACTGATGGTTCTTCTGAGGTTGGTGTTGAAGGCCCTGGCGGTGGCGGCGGCGGCTGGTACGGCGGCTACGCTAACGAGTCCTCCAAGCTCGCCAATGCAGATGGCTGGGGCAGCTGTAAGCGCGACGGCAATGGCGGTTTGAGCTGGGCTGCAGGCATTGGTACTACTCTGACTGATGCAGGCGGACACAAGGTTCAGGTCTTGGAAGTCAACATCAGCAATGATGGCGGCGGTTCCGGTTCTGAACAGGCTGGTAATTCCAGCATTGAGCTGGTCAAATCCTCTGTTTCTCGTTTCTCTCGTAACGGCAAGAATGCTTTCGATACCGCATACGAAGATACTGACCCCGATTCCGGTATTGAGGAACAGCATGTAACCATTACTATCACTGCAGCCAATAAGCTGTATGATGGCAACCCCGATGAAGCTTCCATCAGCGTTTCCGGCAACCTGTCTTCTACCGATATGGACAATATCGTGAAGAACACCACTATCGTCTATGCTAACCGTAAAGGTACATTGACGAAGGCTCCAAGCGATGCGTCTACGGACAAGAACCAGTATCCGCGCTCCGATTGCGGTTCCTATACCGCAACAGCAAAATGTACGGTGTCGGGTTACATCATCACATATCGCTACGAGAACACGAACCCCGGTCATACTTATGACGGCAGCAGTCCGAGCGGTATTGGTGATACCGTCAAGTTCGATATCTATCCTCGCGGATTGACGATTATCGGTACTGGCGATAAACCCTACGACCGCACCAGCAAGGCAACTCTGGAAAATGTTCATATTGCTTCTGGCGGCTTGATTGCGAAGGACGAGAACACTGTGAAGCTGAGCACCACTACGGTGACTGGTAACTACACGGTTGATGGCAAGAATGTCAGCGATGCTGGCGGTCCCTATGTCGTCATCCGAACCAGTGAACTCTCTCTCGTTGGCAACAGCGCAGGCAACTACTACATTGAGAAGGAAGACTTGTCTGGCTCTATCACTCCTCTGGATTTGTACGTTCACAGTATTTACCTGGAAGACCCGACCTATCCTCGCAACGTCAAACACTATGACGGCACGACCAAAGCCACCATTAAGGATATCCTGATTGATGGCGTGCTTGAAGGTGATGACGTTAAGATTAAGGAAGAAACCCTTCCCGGCAACTATAAGACCAAGGATGCTGGCCAGAAGCTGAATGCAGATGGCACGGTAAGCTCCAACTGGCCTTATGAGTTGGACGAGAATCCGATTACGGCAGATGCTCATCCGACACTGACTGGTAAGGATGCCAAGAACTACCGTATCACAAAGGAGAAGTATTCCGGCGCTATCGCACGCGCCAACCTGACCGCACAGGTTGCAAGCTGGCGTGGGTTGTATGGCGATGGTGTAGGGGAAAAGCCCTGGCACGATAAGAAGGCTTATGGTTACGGCACTGCGGCTTCTGCAGGCTGCTGGCTGGAAATTGATGGTCTGGTGCAGGGTGATACCTTGACTTTGGACCAGAGCTACAAGAAGTCTTATTTCAAGACTCTGGTAAATGGTCACGAAGACCTGGTTCCTGACGAATCGACTCCTGTTGGCACTTATCCGTTAACTTATGTTGGTTTGACTGAAGCTAATTACCCCGTCCTGAAGAACTATATTGTCATGGTTCTGAATGGCCGCTTTGTCGTTGACCCGCGTCAGCTGCATGTGACGGTTCTTGACAGCGATAAGATTATCTACAACGAGAACCCGAACTTCCATGTGAACATTCAGATGGAAGATGATGATGCAAATCTGATTGATGTCGTGAGCGACGTTGACGCCACTCCGATTCTGGATGCAAAGCTCAAGGCGAAAGATACAGTCAGCAGCGTCTTGTACGTTGCGGGCGGTAATCCCTCCAACCTGACTCAAGAATTTGTGGATGCCTACGATTATCGTAAGCAGGAAAATGTCAAGGAAAGCAAGACCAATATCCCGTTTGTGACCGATTGCACCATCAGCTCCCTGCCTCTGTACGCAGATGGTACGAGCACCGATGATGATTTCGAGTGGAACTACGAGGATAAGACCTGCGATTTCTGCCATTACAACCACAAACTCCTGGCTCCGTATCTGGTAACTATCAACACCGACACCAAGAGCGGTCCTGCGTTGGATGTCCATACGGTCGTCAACCCGAATGGTGAGACGGTTCGCAACTACGAGCTGATTATCCATGATGGCGGCCTGTATGTGCATCCGGCTCTGCTGAAGGCTACGGTTCCTCTGTATGTCTGTATGTATGGCAACACCACAAGTGGTGAGGTCAAAGAGCCTACCAACTACCGCATCACGAACTACTCTACTGTGGCTATCCAAATCAAGAATATCAAGGCCAATGGTCCTTGGCTGATGCGTGATATGCCTGGCATGGAGTACTACCCTGACGGCGAGTATGGCAACTCGGTATACGACATGACAAAGAACCGTCTGCGCCGTGGCGAGCTGTACATGCGTCTGCGCGATACCGTCCTGACTCAGGGTGATAACGCAATTGACCATAGCGATACGGCTTGGGTCATTCCGAAAGCTACCGGCGATTTCATCAACAACAACATCACTGGACGCGCAATGCAGGTGCCTATGGCAGTCTACATTGCAACCGGTAATGTGAATGAATCCGGTGTCTGCACTCCGGTCACGAAAGTGACCTACACGATTGCTCCGTACGGTGGCGTGATGCCGAACGATGCGGACTTCGAGAAAGTGCAGTCTCAGCCGTGGCTCAAAGACGCAAAATGACCTTCCCAGTGTGACCTGATGGTCGCTTCTGTACAACAATTGAGGGCAGTCGAGAAATCGGCTGCCCTCTCTTTTTATTTGTGCTTGCTGCTTCGCCCTACCTGCATTTGAGCAAAAAATAAAGGAACGCCTACAATACCGTGGTATTGTCCGATGTCCCTTCGTGACTGGTTTGTATCGTTGTCCGCCAACCGACAGGCCCTTACATCCTGAATCTCTTTCGAGTTTTATCGTTGCTCGCCAACCGACAGGTCTTTGTACCCTGCATCTCACTCGGATTATAGGTGCCAGTCCACCAGCAGAATGACGTCTGCTTTCCTGCTACCATTATACCTCACTCGCACTCGAAATTTGACACCTCCCACGATTGAAATCGTGGGATTCCTGGGTGGCGGTGGCAAGGCTTATCACCATGCCGCATACAAGGCAGCGAGTTATGCGGTTTCTCACCAACAGCTACGGGTGTAGTTGTCAATGAGCGTCCAGCCATGAAGGCTGACCAACATACTTTTCTGCGTTCCCAGCTTTTTAAGTGCATCCTCCTGTGGAGTTTCACCTCTTGCGAGGCAGCTCTCTAACGAGGAATGTGTCGAATTCCCCGAAAAACTATTATTTTAGAACCCTACGCTTGCAGGAAGGTAGCTTTTATCCTTCTGCAAGCGCTTTATTGTATTTTCGTGCATCACTAAGAATGCAGGAAAAGCTGAGTTAAGAGCTTTTGTATTGTATTCCAAAGATTCAGTATCTATATATTCAAGCAGAAAAGCGGAATACAGGTCACGCTG